CTGAAGTAGCCAAATTATCTGGTGAAATTGCGAAAATTAAAGAAGAAAAACAGTCTGAAGTAGCCAAATTATCTGGTGAAATTGCGAAAATTAAAGAAGAAAAACAGTCTGAAGTAGCCAAATTATCTGGTGAAATTGCAAAACTCACAGAAGAAAAACAGTCTGAAGTAGCCAAATTATCTGGTGAAATTGAGAAACTAGTAGAAGAAAAACAGTCTGAAGTAGCTAAGGAAAAGTCTATAAATTCACAATATTTGAGTATTATTAATGAAAGTAAAATTAAAATAACTGCTTTGAGTTTACAAGTAAAAAAATTAAAAAATGATAACAAAGAATTGGAAAATGAAATGGATACTCTTGAAGCCTTATTTACTAAATATAATAGTATGGTTTTGTCCAAAAATCAAAAACAATCTGAGGAGTTATTGACTAAAATTAATAAGATAATAGAGGATTAAAGTGTAAACTATTGTTTTTTTAAAGAAAAATAAAAATTGAAAATTTATTTAGTAAATGAGAGAGTCCCGGGACTTTCTTAAAAGAATTGTCCTATGTGGTTCATATTTCGGTATGAAATGCTTGGACTTTTCTTTTTTCATAAATTATTTTAAATATTAGTTATTGTGGTTTTAATACTCAATAAGACGTCGTTTAGAAGACTTTCTACATCCAAAAATAGTTCTTTACGACGAAAATCAGTTAAAAAGGTATCAAAACCTTTAAAATATCTTAATAGACCATCATGGGATAATACGTTTATGGATATTACTTTAATAATGGCCAAACGATCAACTTGTCAGAAGATTAAAACAGCATCAATTATTGTAAAAGATAATCGCTGCATATCAACCGGGTATAACGGTTCTCCTCCAAAAGAACGTCATTGTATCGAACATTGGCGTAATTTTCATAACAAGAAATACAAGGCTGCCCTTGCTAATAAAATGGAAAACATACCTTTATATATCTCTAATTCCACATCTTTGAGTGATAGTTATCAGAAATTTATTGAAACTGATGATTTCAAAGCAGCTCATCATGAATGGAGTAAATCGAATGAACAGCATGCGGAACTAAATGCAATTTTATATGCTGCTAAGATAGGTCAATCAACTCAAGGAACTACGCTTTACACTATTCTAGCTCCTTGTTATAAATGTGCTACAAGTATGATAAATGTTGGAATTACACGTTTGGTGTATAAATTAGAGTACTTAAATGACACTAAAGGCCTTAATTTTCTAAAAAAACAGGAGAATTTTGAAATAAAAAAATTGGAATAAGTTCATAGTTTTAATTATTTTTTTGTAGTTAAAATTAGTTTTATTGATTAAAAACTAAATTATTATTAATATAATGTTTTCTATAACTGAAGTAATTGTGTTTATTATTTTAGTATTAATTGTGTTATTTTTATTAAATTTAGTATATTATTACCTAAATAAAAAAAATTCCGAGCAAATTCGAACAGAATTTTTAGATTTACAAAGAAATGATCCTCATTATGAAGAAAAAGCTGGGCAAATTTTGCGGGATATTTACCATACCCATGAGGGCGAAGATCGAGCATTAACAGCTGAAGAATTATATATGGCTGGTGATCTTCACACTAATATGGGTAATATGGGTGTAGCCGTTAATGTTATGAATGACGCAATTAATGAATTTAATCGCGAGAATGTAGCGAATAATTTGCGATATTTTATCAATGACAGACTGGACGATTGGGCAAATAGGGAATTGGTGGTAAATGACCTTCATGGCATCATAATACCAATAGATCCTAAACCTAGAGAAGAAAAAGTTAGAGAGTTAAAAACTAACAAGAATATGGAAACTGATGAGAAGATTGATAATTTAAAGGACTGGGTATCAGATGGCCAAAATGTTCATGATAGTGCAATAGTATCCGATGTTAAAGAACAATATGATAAATTAATTAGATATAATGTCAAATACCCCAATTTGGGTCGAGATTTATCATACGAAGATGCGAAAAAGCAATTATTGGATATGGATTATGGAATCTATAGTGCACTAGAACGTATAGAGAAAAATTATGCTATACCATCAATTTTATCAACCGAAAAAGAACTTTTTATGAATGTATGGTATAGAATAAATTCTCCAGATAACGCGGCTAATAAGGACGAATTAAAACAATCATTGATCTCTCAGTTGCGTGATTTTACCAGCAATGATAATATCGTTTGTCAGGATGGCCGAGTTACTCGATTAATGTCTACATTTACAAAACTGGATGCAGATGATGACTTGGGTATTCTTAAAAACAAGGAGATCATTCGTAATGAAATCTTTCACGAAGCATCCCAGGTGGTTAAAAAAGTGTTGGATAAATTGCCCGAAGAAGTCAAAAATGATTATGATGAGGATAATCAGACTGCTGAAGTGGAAAATGCGATACTGACCATGAAGGATGGAATAAACGAATTGATGGAAAAACATAGCGAGAATTCTAAATTGACTCCCGAACAACTTGGAGTAATAAAACAAGAATGTTTGAGTGTTATTTAAAAAAATGAATTATTTTATCCTACTCATACAATGAAGTATTATACTATGAACGGAGTCAATTTGCCTGTCAATAAGATGACCAAGAGTGAAATGTCTATTGTTAATAGTTGTATTAACAGTGCTAAGAAGAGTAATTTTCCCCATTTTAGACTCGGGGCCAAACTGATTGGTAAAAAAGGGTCGTGTATTTTATGAGGGTTACAACCAATATAGATCTAGATTTGGTAAATATTCGTATTATTCATTGCATGCAGAAATTCATGCATTAATGACTGGCCTAAGGTGTTTAAAATTTCGAAATATTAAAAAGGCCAAAAATGTATTTAAGGGTTATGTCTTATATGTTGTTCGTATTTTGCGCAAACAATCTGATATTTCACATATGCCAATCATATTAGGTAATTCTAAACCATGTGATCATTGTCTCAAATTTTTGAGTCAATTGGGAATCAAAAAGATTCGATTTAGTAATATTGTTGACGGTGAGATGGTTTTTCAAGAATTAGTTAGAGTAAATTCGTAATATCAAAGAAGTTTAATAAAATTCCAGATGAGAGGAGAAACATGGCTTTAAACACTTGTATATAACAAGGAAAGCAATAAATGCTGGGATTGAATTTTATTTTTTTAGGTTGTGGAAATTCAATATGAATACTCAATAGAGCAAAAAATATGGATATAATTATTAAAAAATATATTTTCCACATTATAAATGGACAATACAATTCTTGGATTATCGATAGTTATAATTATATTATTAATAATTGTTTTATATTTAAAAGTAGAAAAAACATATGTGTATTGGTTCCAAAAACCAGAATGTCCATATTGTATGATATTTGAACCTGAATGGAATAAATTTGAGAAAGCTGTCCGATTTAGTTCGATAAAACCAATAAAAATTGATGTAAATAAAGACTTATCTTTGGCCGAAAATTTCGGTGTAAAGACTGTTCCACACATCGTGAGAGTAAAAAATAATGTTCGAACTGTGTTTGGAGAACAAAGAACATGTTCAAATTTAATAAATTTCGCTAAGAAAAAAATAAGCAAATTTTAATAAAAAAAAGCTTTTTACACTTTTTTTTAGTTTTGTATTTTTTATTGGTTTTTATAGGCTTATAACGTCCATTTTGTATTTTTTATTTTATTTTTATGTCGTGATTGCCCTACCACGACTTTTTGGTTTGGGTTAACAAAAGCAGTAGTGACTAAAGAGGTTTCAGTAATATATTTATTGTCAAATTTTTAAATAAAAAAAATGAATATAATTTTATAATTAATGAGCAAATTAACTATCAGAGGCAAGTCTTATTTTAGAATTAAGAACAAAATATTTCACTTAAATGGGAAATTGGCATATGATTGTTGGTTGGATAAAACCAAATCATTACCAAATGGCAAAGGAGAATACTATGATGAAAAGCATCATATCAAGTATGTAGGTAATTTTAAAGATGGTATTTTGAACGGGTATGCTAGAGTCTATTTCGTTAAAGATAATAGATTATGGGTCGAAGGTATATTTAAAAACTTTAAAAGAAATGATATTTGTACTGTATATTCTTTACAGAACAAAAAAAGTAGTAAATGTACTTATGTTGATGGAATAAAACATGGTTATGGGTTTGTTTGGGATATCACGGGAAGATTAGTTTTTAAAGGAATGTGGCAGAATGGTCAACCAATTATAGACGAAAGTACGCCTTTACTATATTCCAAAGAACAATTGATTATGTATCCATAATGATAAAATTTACATTAAATTTAGACCCTAATGTGCTTAAAATATAATAAAAATTAGGAATATTTGTACGTGGAATTAAAATATCATGTATTTTTTTATGCGCCAAATACGGAGATAATTTTTCAAAAGTATACTTAAATGCCTCTGGCCAACCAATATTTCTAGTTAATATAGATGAATTTTTATTATTTTTAAAAAATAAGTAAACAATATGAGTGTTATTTTTTGTTTTAATTATGAAATTACCTGGGGTTTTTGGAATATCGATAGGTTTAATTTTTGCCCATTTATAATACTTAATCAATTTTGATTGGATTGGTATTAAATCCACATAATCTGTGGCAAGTGGTATAATAATTGTATACGTTCTCATTATTATAATATAACTTATTATTCAAGTGACGAAAAAATATTGAAAATATGAAACTGTTATTCAACATGAATGCAAAAATACCTGAATATATTTTGGAAATAATCCAACAAGATGATGTTGGGAGATGCTCATTTTTAATTCCATATTGGAATAAAGAATATGAAGATGAAATAGTACAAATCTGCCAGGGATTCCGATCTTTTAAAATAATGACAAATATCCTCCTGAATTATATATTTTGGAGACCAGAGAACATAAGCGAGATAATAATTCAGATAATAAAATCAAGGAATATCGATATATTAGAAGTATTATTTGGCTATACTGGATTTGTTGAATTAATCAACAATAATTATAAATTTATTGATATCTTATTGAAAACACGTGATTTCGATCTAATTAAATTATTTGCCTTAAATGATATTAAATTACCATATAATCTAAATTACGAAAGGCTTTTTGAGTATGGATTTTGGAACGAGATAATAATATTTTTGCGATATTCGGAGACCAATATCTATGTGACATTGAAAATATTATTGTCATTAAACAGTTTTTCTTATGAAAAATCAACAATTATGTTGTCATATGAGTTAGATGTGTTAAGAGAAATTGTATTTAGTTTGATTAATAATAAAATGGCATTGAAATATAAAATGTTAATTTGTAACAAATATAAGAGTATAAAGAAGAGATATAATGAATATAACCATATTGAGAATACAAAATTGGTGTGACAAAAATGGTATTGTTTTTATTTTTTTAGTTAAAATTAAAAATGATTATTATTATTCACTAGAATAAAATTTGATTTATCGTACATTATTATAATGACTACTCAATATCTACAGGATATCTTTAGGCAAAGCATTGGTCGTAAAAAACCAGAAATAATAAAAAAAACTTTAATCAATGAAAATTTATGTAAAGAATGTGGAATTAAAATGATAGAACAAAATAGTCAGTTTATTTGCGAAAGTTGCGGTTTTACTGAACAATGTTTGAGACAAAGTAATGAGTTCTGTATATCTTCTGATGCAGATCATAATACATCTAGTAAAGCAGCTTCTAGTTTTAAAATTGTCAGTGCAAAGACAGATCCAAATTCAAGAAGAGCGTCAAATAAACTAAATATTTCTCTAATGTGTTCGACTTCAAATTACACAAATCAGAGGTTTAGGGAGAACTTATTGTTACTAAAAAAGAAAAATACCGCATTTTATAAGAAAACTAATCATAAAATAAGAGATGATGTATTATATTTAACTGTCAAAAAATATGAACATTTGATTGGAAAATTCTCTTTAATTAGGCGAGGAAATCAAAGACTGGCTTTATTAGGAGAATGTCTATCAAGAGCATCAATCGAAACCAATATTCCTCGGCCTCTAAAAGAAATCGCATTATTTATGGATATCGAAGAAAAACGTATTCGGGCGAGTCACGAATTAGAGAGATATGGAATTAAATTCAAGTTCGATCAATTCGAATTAATTGGAGATTATATCAGACAGACAATGAATAAATTAGAAATTGATATATCATATTACGATTTTGCGTTCGATTTAATTAAACGAGCCGAAGATCGAAAAATACATATTCTTCGTAGTAATAAGGATACCACTAAAGTATCTGGTGCAATTTATACAATAACTCAGAGGGTTAAAAAATATAACCACATAACTCCATCTAGTATTGAAAAAATAATGTATAGTTCGACCACAACTTTTATAAATTATTACAAGAAGATTATTTGCGCATATAATCATATTTTTAAAGACATTTTTGTAAAACATAAAATTTCTATGCCTATAGGATGGGCATTAGATAGCAGTTCCTCATCGGATTAAATCTAAGTCGGGAGGATCTATTAGGAAACTTATTGTATCAACAGAAAATCCATAATACCCAAATGAGGGTTTAAGCATTGAAGTTGCAAATACAATGTGTTTGGGAAGATATTTTTTTATTAGTTTGGAATCAATAGACAATTCATATTTCCAATGGTCTGCATAGTATTTTTTTGTAACCGGATTTAGAGTAGCTGTATTTAAACGATAAGCGTCCAAAATACACTTTTTGATGCGTGAAATATATTTTAGAGCTTCCGAATAATCTGATGATATCATTGTAAGTAAATTGCCGGCCTTTTTATAAAATGGGTTAAGTCCAATAGATATTAGGATTTCGATTATTTCGTCTCGAATTTCTATTACTTTAAGTATTCCTTCATACTTAAATTTGTGCTTTGCACACCATTCCAAAACCTTATTGAGGGTGACCTTGCGAGATGAATTTACCATAAATTGATTCATAAACATTTCCCAAATGAATAGATATTCCACAAATTCACATCCAATTTCTTGGGTCTGCTTCTCGAAAACCTCCGGAGGGGCCCCATTTGGATTTAGCGGAGTGTATTTATTGCGGTAAGTTCCAATGGTCTGCCATCCAGCGCTCAAAAATGCGGCAATAGTTATCATATCAAGAGTGTTTGTTTGGTTATGATAGCTGGCAAGTATTAGCCTAATGTTCTCTAAACTTACTTTTTTTATTTTATTCGCATAATATCCAAACAAAGTTGGTTCATATTGTGCATTAATATAACCCAAAATGTATAGTTTTTCTACTGCAAATGCTATTGAATGTGATGCAGGGGACTCTAAAAAGTCCAGTTTTTGCAGATTAAATACCGATTTGTTGGTAAAATCTATGTAACGTTCCTCCATTTTGTGTATTTTAAATTTGCCGTTTTCAGATATGGAAAACTGACTTTGTTCGATTATATTACTTAAAATGATGGGAGAAGGGTCTGTAGTAAATATATCCGGGTGTTTATCGACCTGAAGAGCTTCCCAGGTGTCTTTTGTATAACAAGGATAGTGGTACCCAGTGCCTTTTCGGCCGACTCGACCACGTCTCTGTTTGGCCATTCCAAGAGTTAGGGGCCTATCAATCAATAAATGACAACCTCTTGTTGGATTATATTCGACATTTTTGACATATCCGGTATCTATACAATATTTGAGAGTATCAATTGTAACTCCAGTTTCAGCCACATTGGTTGAGACAATAATTCTGCGGGATGGGGTTACGTATGAGATCTTACTTTGCATTTTGATCGGTACTTTTAATGTATCAATATTTGCGAATAAATTCCGATATTCTTTGCCGCTCTTCTTATAATTTTCGCTAGTAAGAGCAACTGGTAACAAATAATCGTTGGGTGGATTTGCCTTTCCACCTTTTACCTCGGTTATTTCAGATTCCATCTGGTCGACATAATCAAGAGTTTTTTGCCTATTATGTAGAATATTATCATTGAGATCGCTGATCTGACCAATCATATCTTTGACCTCTTTAGTACCCTTTACGAATATCAAAATGTCTTTTAATTTGTCATTTCGCTCATCGTCGATGGTCGTAATATGTATTTTAAGCGCGGTATATATTGCATAATGAATGTAATTGGACATCTGGAATTTAGAGAAATTTTGCAAAATTGGATAGCTTTGTCCGGCCACCTCAAGAATATTTGTTTTTGGTATTTTGAAGTATTTTACGAGTGGTTTTTCGTCTAATGTGGCGCTCATAAACAAAATTATTGGGAAATTTGGGTGATCATAGTGGCGGGTTGATAAATTTTTTAGATAAAAAAGCAACATGTCCACAGAAATATCTCGCTCGTGAATCTCATCAACAATGATATAACGGTATTTTGAGATGAAATGCAAGGGATCCATAATTTTGATTTGCTGAACAAGAGTGCCGACTGTCATGAAAATTAGGCCGGAAATCGGGCGTTTTTTGATCGGCCCAGTTTGATATCCAATATTGTAACCCATTTTGAGTGTGGGATTAAACTCCACAACTATTTTGGGTATATCAACAGCGGTTAGAACTCGAGGCTGTGTGATAGCGATATTAGCAGCAGTTCCAGCAAGTAATTTTGTGTAAATTTGGGGCGGAATAATTGTACTTTTTCCGGATCCTGTGCCGGCTTTTATAATAATAAAATGATCCCCGGGCTTACTCGGTTTTACATTTTGAATAAAATTAACAATGTAATCTATTGGAATAGTATTGGGTGCCTTTCTAAGCTTACCTATTTGTAATAGAGTTGGTTTATTAGACATCGTGATATATAATATTGAATTTTTTAACTCTATTTATAAAGTGATAGTTATAGTTTTAACGATGAGTGAATATTTCAAAAAGCCGTACAAAATTAAAACTGTGGCTGTGTTATACATTGTCAACAGTGACACATACGATACCGAAAAACACCTTGAATTCAAGGATGATAAGACATCAGAGGTAACTACCTATTGCCTTGAACGAATTGAGAAATTAGATGAAATGATAAAGAGTTTGTCTATTGTTTTCAAAAACGCATCATCAGAGTACCTAAATGAGAAAAAAGTAATTAATTTATTGTACATTTTGCGGGCAATTCGAGATGGCAAAATCCAAAATAGAAGTAAAGTTAAGTTATATGATTTATTAGTCAAACTACCAAAACATCTTAAATTGGTTCTTAGTATCGAGTCTCCAACTCAATTTATAGACGCAAAGGGTAATCAAAAACGGTACACATCATACACAATTGGATTGTTTTCACATGGTAAAATTGATAAAGCAAAGGATTTTTCGTGCAAAAAGCATAACAAATGGCTATCAAAATATGATGATTGGTTGCGAAGTTATATGCATTGTGCTCTTAGAGAAAGTGCCGAAGAGGCTGATAATATAGATAATTTATGCTCTCCAGAATGTAATAGAAAACCAACTTTAACTCCAGAAACGTTTAATTCGGAAGAACAAAAATATATTCGAAAGTCGTTAGGAGTACGTGATATTCAGCTGTCATTTACTTGTTCATCAACAAAAGTAATGATTATCTTTGATAAAGATTGTTTAAAGCCACCACAAAAGAAAATTATTAAACCCCCTTCTCCGGAATCTGATACAGTAAAAAGTCTTAGTTTATTAGAAATTGACAGCGATGTTACTGTTAAACCAGAAGAAATTATTGGATTATTAAAAAAAGATAAGGAAAAACGTTGAAATTTTCATAAACAATAACTAGTTGAAAAGTTATAAAATAAAGTAAAAATAAAATAAAAACAAAAAATTATTATACAATTATTTTGCGAAATTTATGTTCATAAGATCATTATATATCTGAATTGAGACCTTTATGTTTAGCTTGGTATCCATATAATACTAAATATATTTTAGATTTTTTTTTCTTTCGTGATTTATAGATATTATTAATCTAATATGACAGACTCGATTATTGTAGCATTATTAGTTGTTATACTATTTTTGATTCTGCTAGTGTTGGTATATAAGAATCCTAATATCGATGTAACAATTAACGATGTGCGATCGAAATGGGACCGTATGGTCGGTAAAAAAAGTGTCCCAACGTCGTCCTACGAGATGAGACAGAAACAATACAAGAAAGAAGTTACAGACCCAGTTAATGCACCTAGTTTAAACGATAGAATTACTACTCACTACAACCGATCAGCTGAACCAAAATTATCATTTGATGTATCCGCTACCAGATGGGCGTCCAAATCAGATCATTTGGAACAAGAAGTCGACCTATCTGAGCGATTTGAAATGGATAGACCTCCTAGGGCCCATATGGGTGTAAAATACCCAAGAATGACTCAATTTGAGACAACTATTATGGAAGGATCTCATTAAAACAAAAAAATACTTGATTAGTTATTTATTAATCTTCTGATTCACTCGCTGATGAAAGATATTCACACTCTTCTTCATCATATATGATATCATCAATATTGGGCACTTTAATAGTTTTTTTAACATTTTGGAAGGTCAATTTGTTCGAATCTTCTGTTGGATCCATGTCCTGAACTGCTGAAAAACTATGTAAACTCATTTTTTTGGTTAAAATATCAAGACTAGGTTTATCATCCAAAATATTGTTCTCTTTTACATCATAGTCAATCTCATGTGTCTCTTTATCTATTTGTGTTTTTAGTACATCCCATTCATAAACAATTCGGTCATAATAATCTTGAGGAGATTCTATACCAACATCGATTTTTGTGTTTCTTTTTGAATCACATAACATTCGCTCATCTGGACGCAATTTAATATCATCTTGGTCGTTTGGATCAATAAGGCGAAGTCCTTCTACATAATATCTCTCATTTTTGTTTCGTAATTTCCCTTTGATAATTGAGGATGTAAATGCTTGTCGAACCTCAATATTAGTTGGTTTCTTTGATTTACTGATCTTTTCATACCATGATTGATATGCATTAATATAAGTCTGTAAATCGATTGTAGCATATTCTTGTTCCTTTTTAGGATCAATTTTTGTACAAACATGTTGTCGAATAAATTGGTAAATCATATCTTGTTCAGATCGGTATTGTTCGCTAGATCTCTTGATATGTGGATGAGGTACATTGTTAAGTTTACCTCCATATTTGGTGTGTAATTTATGATAATAGAATACTAAAATCGATAAATATTTACTCAAAACTTCGGGATCAGTAATAAATGTGTCTTGAATATCTGTATCTGCATCTCGATGATTAGGATTATTTGGATCCTTAATTGTATTAACACCATCGCAAAATTTAATTTTCATATCTACTTTTACCATTCTACGCCAAATACCATCATCATTTCCATGAATAATAAATGGATAATTAGACCCAATAAGAAAATGACATTTGGGTCGGAAATTTTCTATTCCTTTAAACAAGCCTCTTGCAGCCAATGTTTCTCCTCCAGTAAGTTCTTTAATTTTCGCACAATTTAATTCTTCATGGTTGTTACTTTCTGAGAAATATGCAAATCGGGCATTTTTTAGTGCCATGAGACCCGGTGTGGCACCCTCACTAGACCGTTTACTATCCACAAGAAGTCCTAGTTTTAGTTTTACGCCATATTCCCCAAGAACATTTTTGAGAAGTTCCATCCAGACAGATTTTCCATTACTACCTCCACCAATGAGCATCATAACCATAGATGTCTTTGATTTCGCATCTAAACAAGAAGCGGCATGGCTAATAACATACTCAAATGTGTCTGGTTCGTCATCAGGAAAAATAGATCGTAAAGCAAATAAAAGGCGTTTTGTCTGAGGGTCACGCGGATCAAATTGATTGTAATTAACCTCAGTGTGTTCGCAAATATTAAATGTATTGTACCCAGTGTGAAGTCTGGGGTAAATTTTATCTTTCAGATATAATACTCCATTTCCTACACCCAATGCATATGGATCGGTATTTAATTTCTTAATAAACCCATATTGGTTGAAAATATCTCTGCACTCTTGAATAACACTTTTTTTATAATTTGGACTCTGTAAATTATTAATTGTTTTGATTATATTGGTCACAATTTTTTGTAAAGCCTTAAGAGCAGGGCTTTTTCGTTTTTTATTATCTTCCTCATCTTTTTTACTCAAGAGAATTGTTTTAGTATTTAAACTGTTTTTATAGTTGTTAAACTCCTTTGATAACACATCTGTCATCAACAATGATAATGAAATTGGTGGGCCTTGTAAGCACCGCCATTTGTAAATTTCCCCCTCTTCATGAGCATCATTATCACTAATAAATTCATACCATTGATAATCTTTGCCGTTTGGGGAAGTAGTGACATATTTATCTGGATAAATTTCTTTGATTAATCTTGCCATCATAGCTGGTTGAATTAATCCTTTAGTGGCCGCAGAGTAAATATAATTACTAACAATATTTGATAAAGTATTTTGTGTTATTGTTCGATAGTTCTCTGGATCGTCCTGTTTAGCCCAAAAATGTAATGAACCAAGACCTAATTTCTTAGATGATTTAAGTTTTTTGTTCTCATCGACACAAATATTCCATTCTCTACTGAACCCCAACTCATCGAATTTAGACTCGCATTTTTTACTAAAATATCGAGCAAGATCCTCATAGTTTGATCCTAGACCAGCCAATAACATTAATACTTTATGCCAACTAACATAATCTGTATACCTCTTTGGAGCCAGACAATCAAGAAGATTTTTGACTCTTGTATCTTGATCACTTTGTTCGATATCTTTAGGAGACTGTTTGTTTTCAAATTTACTTTTGAAATCTGCATGTAATGTAAACCGATGCTTCGTAATTAATTTATCTTTCACATTTCTTACTTCCCAATTCACGCTTAATTCGTATGGTAAATTGTATCTTTTATCTAGTTCTTCATTAATATCATGAGATTTTACTAGTTTTAAGATACCAAATCGAGATTTTAATCTTACTTTAAATTCAAACAAATGAAGTAATTTATATGGAACTTTATCGGGTTTACTAGCACTTCCAAGTAAGAAAATTGGTACTTTTGAACTCCCCATATCAATCCAATTTGATATATTATCACCCAATAATTTGGGATCTATGTGTTCGTTGATTAAATCTTCAAATATTTCTGAAAATCTTGTTAAAATTTCTCTTTTTACAACTGTAGGCATTCGTAAATAAATAATAATATGAAATCCTTCACGATACATGTTATCAGTGCTATTTTCCATATATACTTCAACCGGATTTGGTTTTCCAGTTACTGCGACAAAAATATTGACATCATCTTGGAAATTCAATAAACCTTGAATGCAATTTTTGATTATTTCTTCGCTAATATTTTGTAAAATCGTAGAATTAAGTAATCTTTCAGAGGTTTTTTGATATATATCTAAATCGACCATCAAACATGAATTAGATAGTTGTTTCTCTTGTACCTGGAAATTGGGATCGCTTTTACGAGCTACCTTGCTTTTTGGGTAATCATAACAATCTTTGTATAATTTGAAGAATTTGGGAATCAGGTGTGCAGGAATATTCGCACCTACACCAAAATTGATATTAGTGATATTTGTTTTGTCTTTTTGCGAGCTTGATCGACATTTTTGAATAAAAGTATTCAATTCAATAAATGTGGGCGATTCGGCTTCAAAATTTCTAATTCGGAATTTTAAATCGTTTTTAGAAGATCCTGATTGATCCATTTCTAATAATATATCAAACTAACTTTTCAATTTTAATTATAAAAATAAAAATAAAAATACTCAGAACGAATTTAAATTAGCGTTTTATATATTTAAAAAATGATTTATATATACATAGATTATGGATACTAAACAATTAAATGAATTTGAAACAAGTGACGTTTCCGACTATGAAGTTAGTGCATATGAAGAAGAAGAGAGTGAAGATGAGCTCAAAAAGTATGTATCAGAAGAGGAAAATAGCGATGAAGAGATAGAATTATCAGACGAAGATGAGAATATTCAGGCAATGAATAAATATATTTCAAACAATAAGAAGTCTCATATTAATATTCGTAAATTTGTCAAACCAGAAGATCGAATCAGTTCAGATAGACTGACATTATACGAATACACTGATATTGTTGGTAATTTAGCAAATATGATTAGCAAGAGACCATTGGATTTTGGAGTCGATTTGCAAGGAATTGTCTGCCCAATTGCTCGTGCAAAAAAAATTATTAGTGAGCGAAAATGCCCATTTTTGTTACATAGACATATCAATAATGTATTAACTGAGGTCTGGAATCCAAATGAGATGGGGTTTCCAAAGAATATTCATACTGATAATGACATCAAAATTGGTAAACAAGAATTAGTTGTTAATCAATAGATTCGAATTCAAACCAGTTATAATTACATGTTTTACATATATTTTTTGCCAAACCATTTCGGTTATATTCAATTTGGACCACCAAACGTTTTTGTTTACATTTTAGGCATGTTTTATAATATATCGGATTAGTTGGAACAAAGATGGCCAGCTTGATAATATGATCATTAATTTGTGGTGTTTGACTATTTTTTTTATATCTCAGAGTGTCTTCTGGGGTTGCTTCATATGTTTTGTTACACCCATTGCAATGAAATTCGATTGTTTCTTCTGTTTTTATTTCCAAAATATTATCACATTGTTCACACAATAAAGTCATTTTGAATGTGTTGTATAATATTAAAACCATTTTCAATTTTAATAAATTATATTTTAAAATAACTTTTCTGTATGGCGATTTGCAATAAAATCTATTACATTAGTAGATTCAAAAATGGATTGTTCATATTCTAACCTGGATGTTTTATCATTTGTGGGCTTTATTGTAAGCCCCGAAAGTGAATGCGTAATATGCTTTGGAAGTGTATTGTATGTATGTATATCATGTTCAATTTTGTAATCAGAATCGAAAAAGTCTACTATGGTAATATTTTTTAACATTTCGGGAGTTAAAATTCTAGCACTAAAAACCGATTTAATTATTTGTAACATTGGTAACTCCTCATTTTTGATATTATCTGTGATTCCTTTTGGATTTTCGAGTAATTTTACCAGCCTAGAATGAACGAAAACTTCGCATAAATTACGAATTTTATTAAGTAACTCAATAGATTTTTTATGCATTAGACCAATTTTTTGTGATGATGAGTATAATATTTCTAATTTTCCCAAGTCGACTTTACTGTCTTTGCTAGTATACAAATGTAATAATTTGGTCACTACGCTGTACAGATCAAGAGGGGTTAATAACAAAAACATTATGTCAAATTGCGTTTTTAGTAAGAAATCAAATTCTTCATTGTATTTCATTAAGATTTCCGGAAAATACTTATTATACAGACTTTTTAGGTTTTTACTCTGTTCCTCGTGGAAAAACTCTTTGTCATTAATTTTGTATTGTTTCATTAGTGGATCATGGAAAATATGAGCCTGAGAAGGTCTAATAATTGTTCGACTAAAATCAATAATACAGACATGATAACCACAATGTGGGATTGCGAAATCAATATTTTTGGCTCGAAAAACTACATGTGGAGACTTAATCTTGCCAAAATTGTATAAATATTCAGGAGCAATTCGATGCAAAGTGAAGTTATTTAAATGTAAATCACCATGAATTGAGTGATAAAATTTGTTCATACAGTACAACGCATAAGTTAATCCGAACATATAAGCACCGAAATAAACGGAATTCTTTTCTCCAAATGGATTGCCTATATCATCTCTATAATGCGTATTTGATTTGGAAAGTTGAATGGAATCATAAAATGTACGACCAACGAATTCGGAAGTCATACCAAGGGCAACTTCACTCATAATAAGCTCCTTCTTTGAATAATCAAGAGAGGTTTCTATTTTATCGTGTAGATGTTTGAAATTATTACTTACCCATTTAACTATGTCTGACGCTGTATTTGGTTTGGTTTCGAGTTCATAAGTACCTCTTTGTGCGGCCATTAATTGCGATGCAATATGTCTGGCTATTTCACTATTTTCCATTCTATCATACACACTTTGGTTATCAAAAAGGCCTTTTCGGTTGTTTCGAACATAAAACCAGTTACCAATAATTGGGAAATTTGGACTTATCTGATTGAGTACTAAATTTGATAAATGCTTACTAACGAACAATTCCCGCCAAGGAGCATAAGATATATCAAATGGGTATTGAATCTCCTTCCAATTAATTGGAGTTATTTTTTGACCAATAGAGTGAAGTCCTTTAAAATCCGAAGATTTAGTTGGTAAAAACCTACTTATTGTGTTTATAACCAATTCTAAATACTTGAAACGTTTCAATAATTTGGCATAAAATTCCATGTCATTTTTCTTGTCTGCATACATAACGTTCAAATATTTCACATTCATATGAGTTTCCATAGTATTATTTTGAAATTTATTCATATCTGACAACCAACAAAGAATAAGAAATTTGATCTCAAGGCGATTTTTTCGTATACCATCTTCAAGGGAATGTGATAGTTTCGTCTGTTCTTTTGTTGGATAAAACTGTTCATAATATAAAATAATTCTCTCATTTTTTATCTTTTCCAGTAAAAATTGCTCAACTTCATTGTAAATATCGGGATATTTTTGAAACATATTAACACTATTAAATGTGCAAAAATTGGATCTATATTCTCCATCCATTGAGATTAAACTACCACCAAAACAAAAGTATTTGAATACTAGGTCTTTTTGAATAATATCGTACGGGGTCGTTGTTGTATTGGATTTGGGCATTGTATACAGATATGCAAAATTGGCGTAATCGGTATGTTCTTTCTTCAATTTAAAGACGGAAATAGTAGTATTCATAGGGTGAATTGTCGTATTTAAAATATTATATTTAATCGATAAATTACGACATACTGACGAATAGTTAGTATTAATATTTGTGTCCCGTATTTTCCACTTGGAACGATATTGTTTTATTAACCAATCAGAAGTTGTATTTTTGGGTATACCGGCCATTATAATTATATATAACAGTATATATTCTATGTCAGTGTTCGATTTAAGTGCAAGATTAGCAAATATTGCTAAACCAGAAGAGCCAGAGAAATTAGATGGTTATTCTATTGTTCCCAAAGAATCTTGGTCATCTTTGAAGCGAAAATTGCATATTAGGTATTTTACAACAGAAGGTAAATATCGATCAGGTGGATTTATTTACGGTCATGGAGTAAGTCCCACCGGAGATGCGTTTATTCATTTAACTAATAATTTGAGTGCATTTAATGGCGGAGAAATCACTAGATACAAGAATTGGCGGGTTTATCTTAATAAAACTAGCAAAATTTATCAAAAAATATATAAAAAACGCGAGTATACTGTGCGCAGCGAATCCGTCCCTGAAGCGAATTTATCTCAATCAGTAACTGCGGATTCCAAAGACATTATAAAAAAGAATTTTATTAATCAACAACAGCAAATCAACCAATTGGAAGCTAAAATAACTAGGCTAGAACAAGTTATTAATGAGAAAAATATACTGATTGAGAAGATTAAAACTAATGTAAATATTCTTGTTATGGACTATAAAAATCGCAATTAATGTTATTATAAATTGATTTTAAATAAGAAAAATAAAAAATAAAAAATGATGAAATGATGAATTGAGAAAAATCGTGATTATTCGTTTACTTTTTTGTATGTCTGAGCGACTTTGCAGATCGTATATAATTCCGAAAAAGATTTGTATGAAATTAGGAAATCTGATACAAGTTTTGTGGTTACTGTGTTCATACTTGTTATTTTTTTCATAGATTTATAAATGATATCTTTTACGCCATTTAATGGTTTCAGTCCTTCTTCATCAAAGTATTTATTTGTAACTACATGAGTAATAACTTTGTTCGTTATGGTTGTGATGTTGTCAAAAATTGGTTTATATGTGGGAAATAGAGTCAAAAATTTATGCTCGACTGTAGCAAGTGGTGAATTTTTGCCAATAAATGCGTTAATTAGAACTGCATAATTTCGACCAATATCATAATTGGTGGCCATTCTGGTATAAGTACTATCGTATACTAATTTGCGGATTGCAGCCATTAATGTACTTTCTAATTTAATATCTGGGGCCTTTCGAGGATTCTTGGATCTCAAAATATATCCAAAGTGTTGCTCTCCAGTTTTACAGTAAGTATCAAACGCATTTGCGTTTTTGGTCTCAAATTCTTCTGCAAATTTGGGTAAATCATTGATATCAAGTACATTATAATGGTCAATTTGCTGGTGAGGTGTGTCAGTAAATACACGAATTTTGTGTTTATAGTTATCCATTTCAACATATCGAACAAACTGAATATCATATGTGGATGTAAAAATGTGAACTTTTGGATTACGAATCAAGAAGGTATAACAGGCTTTCTTATTAAGACATCCCCAGAAATCATCAACTTTTTTCTCAGTCAGACATTCTTCGAGCATATCTTTACAATAATGTCCATTAATTTTATATTCACGCAAATCATAACTTCTCGAACTGGAAATATGCCATTTAGAATTTAAATAATAAATATTGATCAAAGTGGCGTCGACCATTGGATAAATGAGATATTTATCATTTTTGATATTATCAATAATATTTTTATCATCTGTTTTCTTGAATAGAAATGGTAATGGAATGACTTTCATGGTCCACCCAAGTGTTCCTAAGATGTAGATTGCGCCGTTGCATTCACGTACCATTGAGTCAAAAATAGATGCATAATCATACGCAGTACAAACAATTTTGATTATCTGAGACGACTTAACCGGGATTTCATAATTCATTTTAATTCCTTCGCGAAACAAATAGGTTTTAATTTTGGCTAATTGCGACTTTACTTTATCTAATTTCATCTGTTTGAGAAGTTTAGGCAAATCGCCATGTTTGGACGTAAAATACTTATAAACCTCCATTGTTATAATGGAATGTATGTACTTGTTTAAAAAAAATTCAAATTTAAAAAAAATTAAAATATAAGATTGGTTGTATGTATGTATTTAACAATAATAGCTATCTGTGAAGTCTATTTGCTTATTTTTGGATTCAACCCTTTGTACATCAATAATAGTAGATTTCAATGGATTGATTCGAAAAGAGCCGCTAATTTTGTTATTATTGTACACATAATACCTAAAATAACTGAATTTAATACTAATGTTTGTCAGATTTATACCCAAAATAGTTGTTAGTATATTGGATATAACGTTTTTTTCATGCGTTTTTAATTTAGAATAAATGTCGTTTTGATGAACTAATTTGTTAAAAATTGCTAATGATTGTGGGCTCAATTGCATTATGATGTGTTAATATATATGATTATAATTTATTATCTATTTGCAATTGTTTTATCACTAATATCATCATTTCGGTCTCTAATCAAGAATTGTCTAGTCATTTTAGTACCAATTGGTCGATTATGTCTAGTTACTGGAGCCATTTCTTTGAATAAGTTGCCTCCGACTACGTCATTAAATTTACTGGTTCGTTTGGACTCAGTTCGGACTCCTCTGTGGGTGGAATCTCGGCTATTTGTAGATTTACGGTCCTGGGCAGTTTTCGGATGTTCTGGTTGTTTGGGTTCGGCAGTTGCATATTGGAATACTTGGTATGGTTCAGCAAATGATGTTGCCATTTTAGATTCCCAGGCATTTTTAGCTCTTTTAAGTAATCGTCTAAATTGTCTAGTGGCGCCCTGTTTGGACTCTTCAGAAACAACATTGCTAACTGTTTTACGTAATATTTCGGTCAGGTTTTGTGGATCCATAGTTGTTTTATTAGCTTGATGCATGAATTCAATAATATTTCTATGCATTATGGTCTGATTTACTCTACTTTTAGCTTCATCTGGAGTCTTTGCGGCCTGAACAAATGACTCAATAGCGGCCTCTTTCGTCTGTGTATTTGCGGTCGGATCGGCCACTAGAGTGAGATTACTTAATGCTTTTTGTGCTTTAGTAAATGATTTTAAACTGTCCATCAATGATGCAACTTGGGCCTTATCTTTGCGCGTTTTCATACGCCGGTCGATTGTTTCGGCCAAAACTACCATAGTTGCTGGAATTCGCACTCCTTTGAAATCAACAATGTCTCTGCTTGTTTTATAAGTTCCTGCCTGGCGATTTTTTCGAAAATCTCGATATGGGTCTGTGGATTGAGCTAGACCATATTTTGCGACGTCAAACGTTTGATCAACAGTTCGTAAATGTCTGGTAAAATGAGTTCTGTTTGTTAGTTTGGCAGTTGCATCCTGATAATTACGAGCAGTTGCTTGTGCAAGATCGATTGGTTCTCCTGATCGAATTTCAAAACTAGTCAGATCTCCGGTTCAACGCGTAATTCTTGGTCCAGGGCCTCCATTATGAAATCCGTCTTTTGCGGTTTTGAAATTTTTATATCTATGCTTTAGAGGATAAAATGTCGCTTTGCGATCCATTTCAGTCTTCCAAACTGGCCTCTGGCTTTCCGGTACGCCATATGCCTCATCATTTTGTCTATAAGTATAATCAGCTCTTGACATACGCTGTCTGCGCATTTTAGTTAAATCGGGCCCGAGATGTAATGAACGAGGATCCTTTTCTAAGAATTCAAAGTCCAAAAATGTGCCATCCGGGAGATATGGGGTTCCATCTACTCGAGATCCGGAGTGCATTAAGTCTAATTTGCCTGTACTATCATATGATCGCCGAGCATGATTATGATCATGAAATGGCTTATCTGGGGATGTATCTTTTAAAATATCCCGAAAATGCTCATTTAATTCATCATCTGGACTATCAATACAAGTAACCTGTTGTTTTCTCAGGAGTAAGTCAATAGACATACCCCCGGATTTCCCGGTTTGAGAAGAATTATTAGGCATCTTGATTATATATTAATATTTATTTTTTACCAAAAATAAGTACACATTTTTTGTTAAAAATTTTTAAATATCCACCACCCATAATAGGACCATCATATTGAATTTTAGATTCAAATACTCTTAATAAGGCTGCAATTACATGCTGTAATTGATGATTTCTACCATCATATTTCAAAATTGTGATAGAATTTTGTAATAACACATAGGATGTAATAAATTGTTCTTTATTAAGCAATGAGCGATACTTTAATAACATCGAACTATCGATTATCAAATTAAATTTTATTCCACATTTGATATGGCGGGACATCGAATTTCCCAAATTAATCTTCCTATTAATGAATCACTAACTCTTAAAATAGATAACCGAGAACATAAATTGGTTAAATTATTTCAAGATATAGACGTTGAAAATCTCGAATTGATGGTGGATACACTTGAAATAGGCGACTATATTTTGTATTCAAACGAAATTCCCATCACGATTTTTGAGCGTAAAACATGGGGTGATTTGGCGTCAACTTTACGTACAGATCGAAAATATAACATTGAAAAGCTTCTTAGAGCCCGAGAATCACATAATTGCCCAATAATATATGTTGTAGAAGGTAAAAAAGTCGATCGAAAATATGTTAATATTGCTCAATTACAATCACATTTAGATCATATTATGCTGCGGGACGGAATTCATGTGATTTATACTCGAAATCGCCATCATACTATGAATAGAATACTTCAGATGGTCCGAAATATACGCACCATTAAACCCAAAAAGTATGAGAAATATGGGAAATCAGAAGTGAAAGTTGTTGGTGGAAAGTTGTCTATGAGTCGGGATGAGACTTTTGAAGATCAAAAGAATATGTTATATAGCATCGATGGAATCAGCCTGTCGGTCGCGACCAAAATGGTTTCTGATGGTTTTACAATGAATAAGTTTTTATCCCAATCAATTGATATAGATTCATTTAATGAGTTCAAAACAGAGTCTGGTCGCAGAGTAAACAAAAAAATTAGAACTCTATTGACAAGCGATGAGTTTGTTGGTAGTAATAAATGGTGTGAAACTGTTCTTATGGGTATAAGGGGAATTTCTGCGAAGACAGCTTCAATCATAGCTAAAACTTTTAATTTGGGGCAGTTAAATGTTGTAGATCGGTCTGATTTAGAACAATTAAAGGTCGGTAAATGTGTTTTACGATCCAAAATCATTGACAAAATACTTCAATTATTGCAATAATTATTGTTCTGGAATGTAGGCTAAATCAGCTAAATCACCCATTTGATCTATATCAACATCTTCAAAATTAAAAGGATTATCTTCAGATTCTTCTACAGAATGAATTTCATCATCTTGAGACTCATCATATGGAATATATAATCTTAGAGGTGGTTTTGAAATATTAATTTCAAATTGTATTATGGGATTTATAATAAAATTTATAAACGGTTTTGTTATTTGGTTAATTTTTTTAGCTCGAAATTTGGAATCAATATCAAGAATAAATTGTAATAATTCATTGTAAATAACATAAAATGCTATTTTTGGCTGATGTTTAATGTAATATTTATGCAATTTTTTGTATTTATATGAAGGAATTGGCATTGCTTCTTGAAGAGTTGATATGGGTAGTTTACCTAATAGAGTCGATAATTCTTGGTTAACTTCTGTATCAAATTGAGCATGTAATATTGCGCTGTATTCATCCCAAAAAGATATACAATAAGATTTAATTGTGTTTGCTCGAGGTTTTAGATCTTCTTGTTCGGGTTCAATAACATCAGATCTAATCTTATCAATAGAAATGTTGTATGATAAGCCAATATTTTGTAAGGAATTATGTGGAATTCCTAGTAATTTTGATACTTTAATAATTTTAGATTTTACGGTATTTTTTATGTTATTTTCATTAATAATCGAGTATTTTTCTTCAGATTTAGCATTAATTTTAATGTTTGGTATTGATATTTTTTTATCTTGTAATTTTATATTTTTCTGGAATTCAGCAGTATATCGGTGGTATGTTGACGCATATTTTTTATAAAATTTAGTATCAAGTGTGGTTTTGATTTTATTTGAAATACCACATTTAGTACAAATATCTGTTTGATTGTACTCGTGTAGTTTATTTTTTGGACATTTGAGATTGTAGAAATCATAAAAACTTTTCTTTATTTCCAGGTCTTCAATAACCTTTTCCATTTGTTTTTGAGATAGTTTATTATATGTGCATTTTTTACATATTTTTTTAACAATTTTCATATTTGGATTGTAATTGTTAGCTGGAATGCAATCTGTAGTATGTTTTTTATTAGTTTTTATGTCCAGATAAACAAAAGTCTGGTAATCATGTGGTTGCCCATTTGGACAGTAAATTTCAGATAATGCTTGATGATTGTTGTGTTGATGGATATATGGAATATAATTAGGTAATTTTGGTAACTTTCTGAGAGGAGATGCCCAATTAAGTGTTTTTTGATTTATGTTAAAAACATTTAGTTTTCGTAAATTCTCAAATTCTTTGTAAAACTCCAATCTTTTTTGTGAAATTGGTAGTATCGGATAAGAATGAACTAGTAAATCATAAGTTAATAATGCTCTCAATATATCATTCTTTTGATTTGGGTTGACTTGTGAAAAATAGCCATCTTGTGGAGATTTAACTAATTGATCAAAAGATTTGTTTATTATTTGTTTCATATCAGTTGACTTTAATTTAGGATTAATTAGTTTTTTATGATTATATAAGTACTGATACGTATTTGAATTTATGATATGATTTTGGTAATATTTTGTATCTTCCGGTATTTCAGTGATGCCAGTGGACATTGTTTTGGCCCATTTATAAGCCACTAACACTAAATTTTTGATATCACTATTATCAACTTGATTACGAATTATTATTGTGTGTTTATTACGTTTTATATTGTTAACACCCTCATTCAATAGTAAAACCAGTTTATTACCAACTATTTTTTGAGTTTCGTACAACATATCAACCCCTTCTGTAGTATGGGATAAATTAATAAACAATCCGATTGATAATATATATGAATTTAAAATTAACATATCTGTTACTTTATCCTCTGTTTTTGTGCGAATTCTTTTTAATTTTTTTCTTAACATTGATATTTTACCATAAATTACATTTGAAATTGATGAAATTAACTTTTTTTCATTCATTTTTTGTTTGATGGTAAAGCAATTATATGCATTTCTTGTTTCTCTCCAAATTAGTTTAGTGAGAGGATCTTCGATGGATAATGAGTCTGCCGCCTGATCTCCTATAAATTTGACATAAACAGTATTATATGCTAATTTAAATTCTTCGCCGCAAATTTTACAATAATGATTTGACTTAATTTCTGTGGCAAATTTTTTTTCCATAAGAGAATTACTCAGTGTTAAACTACCATCACCAGTGCCATTTACTATTTGTTTAGCACCAAATAATACATGTGGACACAATATAGGTATGCCATCTGGATCTTTTAAAAACGTATCATCATCGTAATATGACACATATTTATTAATTTTCGACAGTAAATATTTAACTTTAGACGGAGCATTTGATTTAATATAATCTTCCATTTCTGCAATCATTGTTTGATATTGTTGACGTTTTTGATTATAAGGTTCTTTAATTTCCTTAATTATTGATTTAGTTCTTCGATTAATAATATTTTTTTGTTTTTCGGTTAATTTGTTTATTATACCATCTATATTTGGAAATAGGGATTTACAAGTAAGAAAAGTTATATCACTAAATAATAATTTACTATGTTTTTGACCTAGTTTTTTAATAAAAATGTTACGAGCATCTTGAATTTGTTTGTATTTTTCAATAATTGCTTTTGTTTTTGAATGCGATTTTCCATAAATTTTGGCAGTTTGATGTATATCAAGTATGTTTTTTTGTAACATTTCATCATATTTTGCATATATTGGTAAAGTAATATTAAGTAAATCTTCTACCCAAATACGTGTTGTTTTAATAGATTCATTGTGTTTGTAAGGCTTTAATTTTAAATTATTTGGAACATGAATGTATTTTTGAACTCCATAATAATATACAAACTGAAACTTAAGGTAATTTATCATAATTTGAAGGTGCAACAATGCTATTTTTTCATTTGTAAAGGTAAATATTTCCTTATTTTTTGACCTCATTTTAGTAAATTGAGGTCTTGCCACAAAATGATTTTGACCTATTTTACTACCTAAAATACCCCTTAATTTAAGTGAATGTGTAGATAAACTACTTAAATAACAAAATATACTATAGTTTTTGTGTGGTTTGACACGCTTTTGTAATCGAAAACCAATAATTTTTATTAATTTATTGGGTGGTATTGTTATTAATTTATTATTTTTTTGGGCTATTATTGGTCTATTAAACTGATTAGCAATAAAGAATTCATCGTTATCTGCTGTTTCAATAACAATAGGAATAATGTAATTAATAACGGATTTAAGTAACAACGCAGGTATATTCGATTCTGGAAATTTTGGATCACTAGATATTTCAATTAACTTATTTTCCTTTTGTGAGTAAGTATTACTATCTACATTCTCCCTATGAATAGTAATTTCAATTGACATTGTGATTTATGGTATATTATATAGAGTAAAGTTTATTAACTTTCAATAATGGTTGATGAAATTTTCAAAGATGCTCCAGCCAGAACATTGGATTTTAAAGCTTATGATTCGGAAACATTAGAAATTATGAATAATATGGCAAATTACATTTTAGAATTATTTTGGATGAAATTTTATAATGTCGCAAAAATGCATTTTCAAAATAAGTTAGCTAAGTCAATTACATCATCTTATAGAGTAACTCTTACCGATTTTGTCATTCAAATCAAGGATCTTGATTATTTTAGTAAAATACTTAGGGATTTAAGCGGGTTTATTAGAGATAATCATTCTCTAGCGTTGAGATCAGAAAACTTTGGTGAAATTTTAAAAGTATTATGTGCATCTTTTTTACCAGAAAACATGAAAGAAATGTATAAATCACAACCAATGATTAAAAATATTAAGTTTCTTAAAAAATATGTAGGAAACGTATTGGATTCAGTATCTGTCATTATTGCAACAGACTCAAAATTATTAAATGGTGTTATATCCAATAGAGAGGAAATTGCATTGTGCGAGATGTTACAAAGAGAAATATTGCGGCATTTATTGTTACAAAAAGACCAAATAGGACATGAGATTTTGGAAATATCTATTCGAGGAAACGCAAATGTTAAGAGAAATGACACAAAAATTAGTAAATTACTTAGTACTATTAGGTCTTTAGTGACTGAAAAAAAGGACTTATTAGAACATAAAGCCAAATTAGAAGCAATTATTAAGCACAAAAATCAAGTAATTTCTGATTTACAACTACAAAATAAACAATTATTGTTAATTAATAGAAAGAAATCTGAAATAGCGCAAATTAGTGAGAATCTTGAATTTGATCAACCCCCGCCATTACTAAGACAACCTGCTATATCTGATTTACATAATAATATTCCTAAATCACCTGAATCTGTTTTGCATAGTGAAGTTGAAAAGCCATATGAACCTGTAGTTGAAAAACCAGCTGAACCAGTCCCATATAATGAGAATGTAGTTGAAAAACCAGTCCCATATAGTGAAGTTGAAAAATCAGCTGAACCTGTTCCGTATAATGAGAATGTAGTAAATGAGAAGCCCACTGACGAAGTAGAAGTAAGTGATTTAGACATATCTCAACTTGGATCGGAAATTAATCAAAAACAAACTATTGATGAAGCTAATGCATTTTTAAATGGAGATAAACAGAATTTTCCTAAACAAGAGTTGGATTTAATGTTTTAATATCTTTAATTATATATTAATAATGCCGGTTGATTTAGAGTCATTCATATCAGATTCTTGTAATAATACAGTAAAAAAGTTTGGTTTATGTGGTATATTTGGATCCACATTATGGACAACTTTTATAATTACAGTCGTTGTTTTGCTGTTAATTATTATTTTAGTTGAAATTGAGGATATAAATATTTTTAAGACTTGGTTCTATTTGTTTGGATCCTCATTCATAATAATGTTTATACATGATGGTATTAAGAAAACCCCAGTTAAAATTGGTGGAAGTAATATAATGGAATCAATAACAGGTGTTAGTGGTCAGATTAATGGATTTGGTCCAGATCGTCCAATTATCCCTCCACCTAGTTCAGAATTAGAATTATTATAAATATTTATGTAATTGAAAGTATTTTATTTTTTTATACAAAATATTTGATAATATATACACTATGTCAGAAGATAAGTCGTTTAAATTAACGGATGGTACTTCTCTAGGATGGTTAGATCATGATCCGAAATTTTTCTACAATAAGACAACCATTTTGTATGGTAGCTGTGGTACAGGTAAAACAATTATAGCAAAAGATATTATGTATATTTTACACAAATTGATCCCTGCTTGTTTTGTCATTTGTCCTACAAACGATGGATCAACAGCTTCCCCATATGATTCTATTATGCCATCTATTTGTATTATGGATGATCTTAATATGAAATGGTTAGATGATCTATGGGAAAGGCAGAGAAAGCGGTCTGTGGCATATAAATATGGCAATGATATGAAATTATTAAAATCTATTTTTACTCAAATTAATGATAGATCTTATAATGAAGCATTATCAATATTTAGATATCGAATTACAAATATGATAAATAATGTGAATAAGAGTGTTAAAAGTCATGCAAAAAAGGTAAATTTAATCAAAAATATTATAAATAAATCACAACAACATATAAAATCAATATACAAAAAAGTGATTCGAAAAGCGAAAAATAACTTGAAAAAATACAATTTTAACAAAAAAGAATTGGCATGTATAGATAATATTGATATAAATCGGGACATGTTGTTGGTTTTTGATGATTGTGGATCGGTTGTTCGAGAACGAATGAGAAAGGATAAAAAAAAGACACTAAATAAATTATTTCAACAAGGGCGACACCAAGGATTCACAATAATATTCTTGTGTCAAAATGACACAGATATTCCACCATCTTTAAGAAATAACTATATGACAAGTATGTTTACTACTGCTGAAGCTGCAATTGCTCATTTCAGTAAAGGTGGACATTCAAAACAGAGGAAAAAGCGAGTGCAATTGATTGCAGATGAGGAGAATTTATTTAAAATTGATAGTGGAGAGAATTCAGAAAATTTTAAAAAGATGGTCTTTTTAAATCAAGGTCAACCAGATCCATTTAGATTCTTTATTGCAGATAGTGATTTGGAGTTCAAGATGTGTAGTAAACATGTTTGGGAGATGGCTGAAATTATTAAGAAGATGGATGAAGAGCGAGGTTTGGACCCCGATAATGAATTTTTACAAAGTTCTATTTTGTCTTCTGGTGATGTTGAAAAGCGACCAATTATGCGAAAATCTATAAACATTTTTGAAGACACTTTTTGATTAATATAGATATAATTTATGATGTCTATAGGTCGGTTTATAAGTAAAATCTTCTATACCATTACAGATTATTTCCCAAATATTGTCATTTTTTATCAAGGTTTCCCTGGATTGTAAATGAATTCCCTGTAGAATTTCTTGTTTTCTGGCCCGCTGTGATACAGTGTCTTCCGGCAAGATATTCTCAATAATTTTATATATAAAGTAGGGATGATATGGACAGTTGTTGAATTGTCGAACAAATTTAACCAAATTATATATGATAGATAGGCATCTTTTAAAATACATATAAATTAGACTTAATTCCTTATATGTCAATTGTGAGGGCATTTTACCTGTAATTCTATATCTAATAAGTGGAACATGCTCATTATATGTTGAATATCCAGGATGGTCGCGCAAATAAGATCTAATTTCTTCGCAAGTAAGAGTATCTCGATCAATAATACCATCTCGTTTAATACAACTCACTATATAATTTAGAACTTCTGCTTTTATTTTTGTGGGTTCTTTAGCTTGAATTCGGTCAATCCAGAATTTGCAGTGCTTGGTGGGGTCATAATGCCCATGCTTGCTACGCTGCCCTTCTTGGAAATAAAATTGCACTTCTTCAAAAATAACACCAGAGAGTATTTGAGTATAACCACAACCTCTATCACACACTATTTCACTAGTTTTTGCTTCTACTTTCATCATTATATTACAGGTAGGGCATGTATATTTTTTATATGTTTTTGGTCTCAAAAATAGTAAGATATTATCAAATTTCTTTTTTTCATTAGATATTGAAAGATCTGTTTCTTTATCAATTTGTTTATAGTATTTACTAATTATTTTGATGATTTTAATCATGAAATTGCTGATGCTGTGCTTGATTTGTTGTCGAACATATTCATTACGAAATTGCGTGAAATCGTATCTTCCAATAGTACTTACTGTATACAAATGATCCAGTTTATTTTTAAACTGCCTCCATTCGGAACGTAATACGGAAACTTCTTGTACATCTGTGTTTTCCAATATAATGAAAATTTTATCAAGTATGTCGCATTTTTGATAAGATTTTGATACCAAAATCGATATTGGGTCACTCATTGTTGTACTTATATGATTACTATAATCAGAATACAATTAAATTAAAGTATAGAATGTAATAATATATTATCCATCATGTCGACCCCAGAAGTTAGGAAACAGATCAGCGATTATGCTAAAAGAATTGGCAAGAAAAATATGGGTAAAATGGATTTTGACAAACTTCTTAAATTTAGAAAAACAGCCAATCCTTATGGTCGCACAATTGAAGGGTCTGATAAATGGGTGAGTTTTTCATATACTGATCTTCGTGAGAAGCATATTAGACAGATGACCACTACAGCAATGGTTGCGTTCTTAAACAGAAAACTGGATGAATGGGATGTTCCTGATGATGTACCAGTAGTTCCTGTTTATGACTTCTATTTGGATCCAACTGCAGCCGATATGCCGCCAAAAATCGCAAAAGTAGCTACTAAAGAAACTATTGCGAAATGGGAGGCCAATAAAGAGAATATGAAGCGCCGTATGATTGTTAAAGAATTTCTCGAACATTGTTTTCAATTTGACCCCAATCATCATGTGCGTTCCGCTTATCAACCTAATCTACGTGATGATACTCGCCGAGTTATTAGTTCTGCTGCTGGGCGACTAGCGATTCAGGAAATGAAAAAGAAGAATCCAGAATTTGCAGAACAGATGAAAGATTTTGAAGACCTTAAGAAATTGAAGGAAAATAAAACACTTAAGGGTCGAAATGGATCTACTAAAAAGGTTATTAAAACAAAGGGTAAATTGACCGATATTCTTAACACAAGAACTGCTGATCTTCTTCAGCTTAAGACATTTACCAAAAACTTGTGTGAATTTTCTTCTTCAAAAGATGTTCCTGAAATCGTACAAGAATCTTGTTCAGTGGTTCAAACATGGATTGAGGATCAAATTGGAAAGGCTAAGGACTCGAAATTACCTAGTGTGGCAATTAATATGATTCCCCCAATCGACTATTTCGGTCATTTTACACAGTACTATAATGATAATTTTGAACAATTACTTGATGTAGTGGGTGATTTATATGCTGAAAAGGTTGATTTACATACTGCAATCAATATTTATGCTATTCATGATACATCCGAAGATGCTATTGCATTTCAGAAAAAGCACTCTAAAGAAGTTATTACACCTATTATTAATGGAAGAAGTGGTTCTTGGTTAATGCTTGGTCCTTGGTCCAAGAATCTTGATAAAGCTAGATTTTATTCTGAGAAAACTCAGATTATTGAGGAAATTATGGATCAACAGAAGAAAGATAATCAACTTGGTACGGAACTTATGCGAAAGCGAGTCAAAAAGAAGAAGAAAGAGAACATTGCAAAGGATGGTCCAGATGATCCTAATTTCCAGAAATGGAAGAATGATATGGTACCTTCTGTTGCTAAAATGGGTGCGGAAGATGTTAACGCTCGAAGTTACGCAGATCCGGATTGTCCTGATGATGGTGTACAAATTGATATTATTCGAATCAGTAATGGTGGTTTGGATACCAAAAAGGCTTCTATGTATGTTGAGGCAGAAGTGGAAGAAGCCAAGTAGGATTTTTGACTTCATAATTTGTTGAAAATTGATTTATTTTTTTGTATTAATAATGATTTATTGATATGTTTGACTTCATAATTTGTTGAAAATTGGTTTATTTTTTTGTATTAATAATGATTTATTGATATGTTTGACTTCATAATTTGTTGAAAATTGATTTATTTTTTTTTGTATTAATAATGATTTATTGATATGTTTGACTTCATAATTTGTTGAAAATTGATTTATTTTTTTGTATTAATAATGGATAACTCGTATTTTGTTGTGGATGATGTTAAAGATTTTAACATTGTGAATGTAAATGTTAAAAAAATAGATTATTTAGAATCTGTTAAAGACATTTATAGTATTTATTGTAATATGGATAAAGCAAATTATGAAATATTATTTAAGAAATATTTTCCCTCATTACTTGTTGAAAGTGATGGTTTATATTATAAAAAATGGGTAAAATTGGAAAATAAGATACATAAAAATTATAAAAATGTAGTAATTTCTAATATGTATAAAATTGAAATAGGGACGCATCGAATAGTGCAAAACAATGTTTATAAGTTGATTGATAAATTAACTAAATACTATGATAATATCAAAAATGGAAAAGATTTATATGCGATACCAAATGCATTAGTTAAAATCAAACAACCAGATGGAATGGTGTTTTCAGAGGATTTATTGTCATATTTACCTTCGTTTTCATGGAATCTTTCCAAAAGTATTAAAGAAAATTGTGACAATTTATTGGTTAAAGTTAATAATAAAATGGCAAAACAATTAATTTATGATATTTTAACAACAAAACCACATATGATTTTTGAAATTGAGGAGTTATTTAAAGTATGTTATATTTGCAGATGATCAAAAAAAGCTATTTACTAATTGACAATATGATTATATTTTTTTTACATATTTAAGTGGTGTAACGCATAGTAGCGGAACCATCGCTAATCAACAGAAAGTTGATCGCACTTGCCACAATAGTCAGAATACCATTGGTAGAGGACGAGATAACGCTGCTAGTATATTCAACGTAGAACTCACGAGCACGAGAAACGTTAATGTGGCCACTCGGTTGATAAGAACCGGGGTACAGAGCGAAGTTGACCATCATAGCGCCACAATCTTCAGGAGTAGCGATGTGCTGGCCACCATACTGATAAGGAATATATGCGTTATAGAATGCCGCAGGGAACGCATTGTACAGGTTGATACCATGAGACTTCACAGTCAGAAGATCAACAGTACGGGCGCAAACCTGAGCATCAACACGAAGACCACCCTTCTTGTAAACAGTGAAAATAGCGGCTGCCAGAGATGCAGTGCTATCATCACCACCAGTAGCAATGTTGACCTTTTTGTAGATCTCATCTTGAGTTTCGGCACAAGTAATTACAGTAGCAGTCGCGCTGGCTACAGTAAGCTGAAGGTTCTGATCTTCCCAGGCAATAATATCACCAGCGGCAACATAAGTGCTGAGAGCAGCAGTAGCACCGCCATTGGAGTCAGTTAGAGTAACAGCAGTAGCAGTAGCTTCATCATGAGCAATAGTAATAGTTCCATCGACACCTTGCAGGTCAGTCACTTTGTATCCAATATCCCAACCATCAGTAGTGTATTCAGTCACAGTAACCTGAGAGAAACTGTGCCACTTATCGAGATGCTGGCGTTCAGTCGCCGCAGTAGTTGAAGTATAGGCCTTAACACGCATACCAACATAGATGAACTCAACAGGCCACTTAAGCTTCTGAAGCAGAATATCGTCAGTGGTCTTATCGGCCGTGTAGGTTTGCTCGCGGTGCACGCGAACCATGGAAAAACCAATACGCTTCATGAAAATGCGGTGAATCTCAGGCATAACGAAAATGTTATTGACGTACAGCTCAATGGTTGAGACGGTCGGGGTGCTCAGAGAACCGGCAGGAGAGGCCCAAGAACCAGTACCACGGGGATAAGTACCAACCAGGCTGGATCCAGTGGCAAGCGTAATCTCGACGAAACGCTGTCCATAAGGAATCGCAACAGACGGAACAGACAGTCGGGGATCGCGGTTAAACCAGAACAGAAGAGGAATAAACATCTCAAGAGAGGTGGATTTAGAAGTGGTAGGAGTCTGGTTGCCGTTTGAGACATCCATAACCATACGCTGAGACACAGTGGCGGAACCATTTCCAACCCAGTTCGGCTGCTGAATATGACCTTTATGGGGCAACTCCTGGCCAACACAGCGATACCAACCAACCTTCTTGTGAGAAGGCACATTGAATTCACGATGGAAGTTCATGGCATTCCAAGTATATTCGTCAAGGGGGTTACCATTGACTTGGAAAGCAACTTTTTGACACAGACGCTCACCTGGGAAGTTACACCAACGGAAAGTAGGAATATTGCCACCAGAACCGGTATCAGTCTTAGTCGGCTGAGCGAGAATTACATGAAGAACCATATCATGGAAAAAGTCGCCGAACTGAGGAATAGAGAACTGAACAGTGGTGTTCAGGCTAGTAGTACCAGAAGTAGAGCGAACTTTGTTGTATTCATAACCACATGCCGCAAATGGTTTATAGTGCGCATGCATAAAAAGCACATGAGATTTCTCAATATCTTTTAACTTAGGAGTCGGATCCTCGCCTTTGGCGAGCAATACACGGGATACTTTAGCTAATCGAGCATTGAGAAAATCAGTGCTCATGAGCATTTTATCCTGCTTACCATCATTAGAGATCAGTTGAAAGATACCTCCTGTCGACATTTTGAATTAGTCTGATTATAACTAGGTGTACATAATTTGATAAAAAAAATAAAATTAATTGATGAATTATTTATTCATTATTCTCATTTTGGGCAGATTTTTGCTCAGATTCTACGTTTTGTTTAATAAGAGGAGATTTTTCCGTATCTGCTTTTAACCATTTTCTTTGAGATCCACCCCAAACAAGTAGTAGAACTGCGGCCATTACACCACAACTGGCAATAAATTTGCTGCTAGGGAATGCTCCATCGGCTATTCCAAGCAATTCTTTGTGCCATTCAGTAGTGAAATAAGACAAATCATCTAGTAATTTATGATCAACAATCAGGTAGAAAATTGCGACGATTAAGAACACAATAACAAGTACTACCCAGTTATCAGCAAGTTTTTCTACGGCACATTTGCATGCCTCAACGGCGCCACCTAAAATATTAGATTTCTCACCCATTTTGTTTGATGTTGTTATACTTAGTTGAACAAAAAAATTTATTTATTAGTTTGCAAAATTCATAATTTTATCAACTGTCCTTGGGTGAAAGCCTAGAATTTTAATATAAATCTTCCAAAATTTTTTTGGATCATTTAATAACATTTTTTTAAGCTCAAAGGGGTTTTTTGTATAGGGCATCATAAATTCAAATAGAGATGAGAAATTATTGGTACCCATTGTTTTAACTTCGACAAATTTTTGATCAGAAATAAAGTTAAGAAATTGTGTTCTTAATGATCCAAACTCATTAACTCTAAAAGGTGTGATTTTGACCATTGCATTACAATAATCAATGCATCTATTGATAAATTTAGGGAATTGGGATCTCAATCGTTGCAAATACTTTTTAATAATTTTAACTTTATACTGGGTTGGAATATTACCCACAATAGCATTTTCACAGCATTGAACGTATCTTTGATCCAATTCAGTATATTTTTTATTTACTAATTCATTTAAAAATCCAATCGGAAATCTAGTCACAAAATGTGCCAAATTCCTTAAACCAACACAATGTTCTTTACTAGATACATAAGCATCAATAAAAGACGTTTGTCGTTTAAATTCGGTAGGATTATTCATTACTAACTTATAATTATTAGTATTTTCAATTTTAAATTAAGTAGTGTAGCGAAGAGTCGCAGAGCCATCGCTGATAAGCAGAAAGTTGATTGCGCTGGCCACCACAACAAGAGTTCCGGTGTTAGAGCTAGACACAATATTGTTGGAACTCTCATCAGTGTTAGTGGTATATTTCAGGTAAAATTCGCGAGCCCGAGACAAGTTAAGATGTCCGCTTGGTTGATAAGAACCAGGCATAAGACAAAAGTTAACCATCATAGCACCTCGATCTTCCGGAGTGGAAATATTCTGACCACCATAGTGATAAGGAATATAATCGCCGAAAAACGCCGCGGGGAAGTTGTTATACAGACTAATACCATGTGCTTTGATATCCATAGTAGCCAGAGTACGGTAAGGAATATCGACATCAACACGAGGGAAATCAATGTTTCCCAGAGTGGTCAGGGCGGTTGAACCATCATCTTCATAGTATGCAGCCACATTCTGAAGATCTTTGGTGGACGTGTTAATGTAAGAAAACAGATTCCATTTGTCCATAACAGTCGCATAAGAAGTGCGGCGAACACCCACAAACATATGTTCGATCGGCCATTTCAGACGCTTAAGTAGAACATCATCAGTATCCTTGTTGAGAACCATAGTTTGGGTTCTGTGGACTCTAATCATAGTAAAACCAATACGTTTCATAAAGATACGATGAACTTCAGGGTTAACAAAGATGTTGTTAATATAAAGCTCAGCAGTGGTTACACTAACGTCTCCAAGAGTCGGTCCAGCAGTTCCACCACGGGCATCAATAGAACAAAGATTGGTTTTAGCAGCAAGCGTAATCTCGACGAAACGCTGTCCATAGGGAATCGCAACAGACGGAACAGACAGTCGGGGATCCTTGTTGCACCAGAAAATGAGTGGTACAAACATTTCCACGCTAGACATAGTTCCAGTTGGAGTCTGAGGTCCCATATGGGCGGGCAGATTAAATCGATAGTTATCAGGCGTGTTGGACATAGAACCCAGTTGCTGTTTAAGAAATCCATTATAAGGTACCTCTTGACCGACACATCTGTACCAACCACGCTTCTTGTGATCAGGGACATGAAATTCACGGTGAAAGTTGTAGGCATCATAAGTGTAGTCATCAAGAGGATTTCCATTGACTTTGAATGCTACCTTTTCACACAGTCGTTCTCCGAGGAAATTTGCCCAACGGCCGGACGGTTCAATAGAACCACCAGCTTTAGTAAGAGATGGGGCAGATAGAACAACATGAAACACCATATCATGGAAAAAGTCACCGAATTGGGGAATAGAAAATTGCAGAGTACTTCCCAGAGTGGTCTGACCAGCTCCAGATTGAACTTTGTTGTATTCATAACCTACAGCAACAAATGGCTTATAATGAGCATGCATAAAGAGTACATGAGTTTTTTCAATATCCCGAAGTTTAGGAAGAGGGTCTTCACCCTTCTCACGCTGGTCGCGAGAACATTTGGCCAACCGCTCGTTTAATAGCTCGGTAGCCATAAGCATTTTATCCTGCTTACCATCATTAGAGATCAGTTGAAAGATACCACCGGTAGACATCTTGACAAAGTGTTATATACTATTGTACATAAAAAAAATTTTCGGGCAAAAATAAACTCCGTTATTTTTTAATCACACCTATATAAGTTTAATATGGAGTCTTTAAACAAAGGTCTGGGTAGTTTAGATCACCTTTTTGGCCAAATTAAACATTCCCTTGATCAAAATGATAGATTTCTAATTAGGGGCCTAAGTTTTAATAAAAACAATATAGTTGGACTATATATTAGTCGAACTGGTTCAGTTGTTCAAAAGTATTGTAAAATAGCTTATGGTGTCATTGCGGAAAATATTAATACATATAATGTACTAGGAATGCCAGATGACATTGATGAAATATATATTCCGGATTTTGAAATTAAATTTGATGATGGATATCATCTAATTCAGATAACCAAAACAGTTATTGGTGGTAAGACAGATATGACCATATTAACCCAACATAAATCAGGAATTACAAATACACATAAACATTCTTTTGAAAAAACGGAAATTGTAGGTGTTTTAGAGTTAACTGATGGTGTATTTACAGTTAACATTGGAGATAAATCATATCAGAGTATACCTCAGATAGAAAAGGGACCAGTATATTTGGCTCGAATCAAAGGCCCTGATGATGTCGAAGAAATCGATGAAGATTTTAGTGTGCCAGATAATATTAAAAAATTTAGTAGAACCATGCCACAACGAGCTGATAGAGCTGAAAACCATATACCACAAGTGTCTTCGGTTGCACCCGATTTATTACCTAAATCAATTGAGTATTTTGAAGAAAAATTGGATCAACAATCTCCGCCTGAGGACAATAATACTTCAACAAATCTAGTCAATCAGGTTGAAAATTTACATGACCAATTAACGGAAAAAGTCGAAAATTTCTTTGCAAAATATGGCTATGATGTCGAAGGATCTTGGATATTACTAGCACTTTTTGTTTCAATAGTATATTTCTCATATATTATTTTAAGAAAAGATGAAGTAATTATTATTGGGCAAAATAGTAGAGTTTTATCAAAAGGGTATAGATGAACAAGAACTGGGATGTACAAGAAATTAAACGATATCAAAGTGATGAGCGGCAGATAAAAATGTATATTAGAGACTTATTGACAGTTATTAATCCGGTTATTGATGATGCTGTAAAAAAGGGTAAAAAAATGACAACCAAGACAATTCAAAAAAATTATGAATCTCGTAAAATGACAGAAGTCGCTTTACGACGAAAAGTATGGTGTGGATTAATAAGTAATTTAGAAAATAGAGGATTTAAAGTTTCAATAGATGCACGAGAAAAGGTTCCTAAAATAGAAATAAGCTGGGAATCAGACGAAGAAAAACAAAAAAATGATAAGGAAATTGAATATTTTAAAGCCCACGTTAAATTCTAACTAGTATTTTTTTGAATCATAACATCTAATTGTGACTTAATATTATCAACTTTATTAACCAATGAACACATTGTGAAGCATAAATACATGACCATAAAGACAATTAAGAGTAATAAATGATCTGTTTGTATGTCAATTTTAGTCGATTTTTTTTCAGAAGGGGGCGCCGGAGGTGCTCTTCTGGTAACAACTCTGGTTGGATGTTTGGGTTTTACTGGGAGTAATATTTGAGCATTATTTTGTGGTACAATAGGTTCATCAGAGTTGAAATATTCTGTTACATCTGTTGTAAAATCTTCTGATTCTTGTTGAAATTGATCATGTCCGAAATCAAGTCCAGCTGTGAAACTCATTATTATATAATATATTAAATGTTTTAAGGTTTTAAATGTATTAATAATAACTATGGAAATCAATGAACCAGAAGAAATATTAAAATTTAGAAATTGCTTTTACTCCCAAATTGATATGGAAGTGACGGATGAAATCTATAATATTTTTCAAAAAAGGTTGGTTCAAAGTACAAAAAAAAGTAAAATGGTGTATGACGCATTACCAAAAGCATATGAAAGTAGCATTAATTTTCCTAAAAAATCCAATTTACTTTGTTGGAATTGTAGTCTTAAATTCGTCGGTCAGCCTATTATAGCTCCTACTGCGACCGAACCTACTGACAATAAATCGAAATTTTTGGGCAATAATATATTTTGTTCATTTAGTTGTGCAACTGCATATATTAACGAAATGGAGTTTAAAAAGAGAATGAATTCTCAAATATTATTACATCGATTATACTTTAGAATGTACGGCAAAAATCCAATTTCATTCACGCCATCTCCGCCAAAAACTGTAATGGTACAATATGGTGGTAATATGACAATCAAGGATTATAAATTGGCAATTTCCAAACTTGAAAAACGTATTTCAGATAAGTTAATTATTTAATAATATGTATTGTTTCCACCATGAATTTGCCTGCAAAAATGCATCCCCGACATCTTTATAATACTTCTTGGGTATTTTTTTAACCACTTTATATTGATCAAAAACGGTTACCCAATGAGCAAAGTTGTGTTTTGCATGATTTTTATTTGCTGTATATTTTTGACTATATTTTGCAATAAATGTTGGTAAATCACCTTCAGGAAAATAATATATTTTGTTTTTAAGCTTTGGATTCACAATATGAACTTGAGTATCATATGATTCATGTGGTTCTATAATATCGATGTTATTGAATGATTTTATAGCTGTATGATCGGTCAATTTAGTATAATGATATGAAATTTGTGAAGCGATAGTGCGACATTTATCATTACCATACATCTGATATTCAATCAATACATGGTCAATATTATAGGATTTATTTGCATTATCAATAGATTGCAAATATAATTTCAGCTGTTTTGATCGTTTAACTAATGAAGATTTCGGCTCAGCAATTTGGGCTAAATCAGCATTTAATATAGTAATCGAAGATTTAATTTCATTAATTATATTTGTTAATTGCATAACCTCATTTACATAATCTGATAACTTGTTACCCAATTTGATTAAATTAATTAATTTTTTTATCGTATTTAATAATTTAGTCCATTTAAACCTAATTAAACACCACGCTAAAGATTTGTACGCACAATCAAAAGAGAGTATGATCATTTATAATTCTGATAAAATTCTATTTCAATATGAACTGATAATATATTTATACAATCTTGTTGAAATAATGGAGTCAATTACTTTTGATAATCCAAAAAATATTCAAGGTTATTCTTCATTAATTTCTTCCCATTTTAATGTTGATGAATTAGAGAAAATAGAGGCGCAAATTAGGGATAAAGATCCGAAAATTAATGAAATTCCTCCAGATTATGTTGATTCAGAATTAAATAAAATATGCAATGATTTTGACATCTCAGTAGATCCTACTGAGTTTAAAGTAGGTCCTCCAGCTACACAAAAAAGTACGTTTGAAGGATTTGAGACAGATAAACCCCAAAAAACTGTTACATACGATGATGTAAATACTTTTATTGATGTTAAACCCAGAGCACCAGTTTCGGTATTTTCTAATCCAATAGTTCGACACCAATCGGAGACTGAAGAGGAAAAGCAACAGGGTATATATGAAACATTAATTCAATCTGGATCCGGTAAAAATCAATTATCTTCTGGGACAGAAGATGAATATCTTAAAATTGATGAAAATGAAACAAAAATGGAATATCTAGAAAAAATTAATCGATTGCGAAGTTCATTGACTGACGCCGGAATTTCTGTATCATATGTTCGTAATTTAACAATGGATGATACTCTCACAGATATTAAATATTTTCACAATATTTTACACAACAAGAGTGAAAATGCAGCAAATACTTCTATGGCAGAAGATGTTCTTATGTTACTTGCTTCGGGTGTCGAAGAGGCTTTTGATGGAAAGAGAGTGTATTTAGGTCGATATAGACCCGATATGACAGGTTGGTCAGATGAAGTTCAAACTAAATTAGGTCGACTCAAGAATGATACCTCCAGTATCGTAGATTCAGTAATGAAAAAGTATAATATTAGTCCGTTAGTACGAGTTGGTTTTGAATTAGGTTTATCTTTCTTTGCTTATGGCAGGCGTAATAATAAGACAATTAAAGCTTCTGATGCAGATTATGCAGATGATTTGCGCGATTTAGACAACATCATTGGGTAACAATTTGATTAAAAATGAATTATTCATAGATATATATTGTGAAATGTCCAGTTATATTTTACCTCGTATAGTGCATAATCGTGGAAAGATTATTTATGATGGCAATACATATTTAAGTGGATTAACATCCCAATTTATATCAAATGAGTGTAAAAAACGCACAATTAGATACCATATATTAAGTAAATTAGATCTATCTACAATAACAGTTAAAGGTAAATTTAGCCATATAAATTATCATGAGAAAGATTTTATTAAGGATGTAATTCCACCAGAGCCTGAAGAAGGAATTCATAGTATTTCAAATAACTTTGGGAGAAAAACTATTATAGAAAAAAAAGTTGTTGAGAAATCAACTAGAGGGCGGAAAAAAACTATTAAAAAGGAATCTACTAGAAAAAAACAAGGAAATGGTAAATCATTTGCTTCTCAGACTACTTTTGAAGTAAGAAAAGAACATGACCCAAACCAAACTTTCCAGATCAAACTGTTTCGAACCGGAATATTTAATTGCCCAGGCGGAAGAGACCAAAATTTTGAAGATTTAATTTATCCACTCAATATAGTTAGAAAACTGCTACGCAGACACTTTAAGAATCCGGCTATTGATTATAATGAATTTAGTTCTGCAATGCGAAATTTTAAGTGCTTTATGATCAATAAGGACAATGTAAATGACTTGGTTGGGTTTAAAAACTTGCTTATAGATCTAAAATATCACCCCAATATGCTAGTTCAAAAAAACGTTAAAACTGGGTTAATGTATCAATTAGGCCTCGATGCAGAACTGGTAGAAGATATTTTAGATTATTCAATTAATAATTTGCATAAAATTGGAGAAATATCCTACAATACTGATAGGCGATTCTATTTATCCATAAAATTTATCAGAGTTAGAACAAATGGAGATATTAAAGATACTACTGTGAAAGTGTTCAAAGATGGGAAAATTAATATTAACGGAGCAAATTCTGAATTAGATGCCATTCATATATACAATTTCTTGGGCCTAATATATGATAAATATCACTGCAATTTTGTGGAATCTAGATCCAAAATTGAGGAGGAATTACTAGTGTCAGTTGATTATGATGAAGCTTTGGCTATTTATGACAGCGAATAATTATATCTATTGATTAATATAACCATGAGTGAATTTAATGAATTATTTGAGGAAATAAATGATAATCTAAATATTAAAATTGCTATATTTTTATTTATAATTATTGTGGTCGTTTTTAGTGATTTATTCAATAATATAATGTTTAATTACATATCTGGAACAAAAAATGAGTTATCAAACTGCCCTAATACTAAAGGTACTCTAATTCAAGGAGTGGTTGTATCATGCTCATATTTGTTGATTAATTTGTTGAATGAGGAAGAGATAATTTAAAGTACTTGTATGTCGATTTTTTCAGTTTGGCGATACTTAAATTTGAAAAAGTTAATATATTTTTGCGCAAATAATGGATGGAATAATATTTTTTTCTTATATGGATTCTTGATGTCATGGGCCATTAATTCTATCATTTTATTGTATTTTTCTCTTGTTACATATAAGATTTGGTTATATTGTGACAAAATATTTGGGAATTCTTTGATAACATTCTCTTTAAAAACAATGAATTTTTTTGATATTTTTTTCAATTTCACTATCAATTTTTGCATATCCATAGCATATAATTCTTCCTTATAATAATCATCAAATTCAAAATGCTCATTGTCAATTTTCGTTCTCAAATCGGATATATTAGACCTTCCAGTAATACTATGACTAATCAATAGCTGTAATTTAATTTTATCCAATTTACTTTTTAACCCAATAGAGTCTATAAATTTGATAATTGATTTATTATTGCTTAGTTTTAATTTATTCAGTTGTTTAGTTATATTAGATCGTATCTTGTTATTTTTATGTTTATTAAATATTTTTGCAAACTTAAGCACAAATAGCTGATATAAATAAGTATTATAAGTTGCTCTTCCAATATGAGTCATTCTTCTGTCTTTAATTGGGTTCACTTTGTTCATAATTATTTTATTAATTACATCTGGATGGTATAATAATTTATAATTACCACATTCAGAATTAATATTTTTGGCATTCTTAATAGAAATTTTTGTGAAATAAAAGTTTAGTTTGTTGTCAGAATAATCACATAATTCAAACCCAATGATCGAATTATTATGTTCTAACCAATGTAATATTTCCAAATTATTATAATTTTGATGCTCTTTAGCAGTCCAATCATTTATATTTTTTAATAATTGTAACACTAATTTGTGATTACATGGGGTTGAATCTATCAAAAATGGCTCATAACAAATAGAATATCTATCTACAATCACATATCTGGATTGAACAATAGGAACGAAAATATCAGACTGTTTTTGTTTTAACAGAACTCCATAGCATCTATTTTTATTATTGATAAACAATTTTGTCAGTTTATATTGGCTATTTTCATGAACGAAATTACTAATAAAATCAAGATTAAATATTAAATTATCATTTTTTTGTATCTCTTTTTCCATAATTTGTAATATAATTGACATTAATTTTGTTTTTGCGTTGAACAATTTTTGATCAATAATCCCAGTTTTAAAATAAATATTTGTATTAATTAAGTAAATTGGATTGTAAAATGTTCGTTTTTTAATAACAATAATGGTCTTGAATTTATCATTCATATATGTTCGAATATTCACATTATTAGGAAGCACAAAGTTAATTGTACCACTGTGGTCGATAAATTCTATTGTGTTTATGTAAAAATACATTCTTGCAATTGACTGGAAAATCTCATTCCATGGGTATGATTTGGTTGAAGATTGAGAAATAAATGTTTCCTGTAGAGCTATATTTAAATCTTTTGGAGTTGAAAACCATATAATTATATTACCATTCATCATTACTCGAAATTTTCGTAATCCCTCATTTTTAATTTTATGTTGAATTTCATGGACTAATTCATTTAGTGATTTCCCCATTGAATGCGCTAATGCCATACAATATCCGACATTATTAGTGGATTTTATGTTCTGTGCAACTCCATAAACGTAATAACCAGATGATTCCATACATTCAGGATCCAATATTGCATGATTATAAATTATTGGCTCAAGGGATTTTTCCGGCAATTTTGAAAGCCTACCTGGTTCGATATTTTTGCCATATGTCATTATATAACGAGATCCAATTGTGATAGTTTTTTCTTCTTCAGTATATTTATGAGTTTTCATACAAATATCATAAATTTTGCGTTTTATATTCTCTGATTCAGTTGGAATTGGTGTCTTTTTACAACAAGGAATACAATATTTTTGAGGATGTTTGTTAGTGATAAATTTAATATATGGATATTTTGGGTTGCCACAGTAGTAATTTGCCGGTGCATTTGTAGTAAAGTTATGATATTTTACTACTCTTTTTTGATCAGATTGATTTAGTTTATGCACTTCCTCATCACTCAAAATTGTTGGTTGATAGGGGTTTTGACATAACTTTGAATATGGATTGTCACTACCATGTTTAAATTTATACAAAAACGGATCTGTTTGTTTAAGGTGGGTGAGAGATTTAATTTTTTTATCAGCCTTTTTCTGAATTTTTGAATTTGCGAGTTGGTCAGTAAAATTAGCCAATAATAACATAATATAATGATTAAATATATCGTATTCTTTGTTACGAATTCCAGAAATATCTATTTTTATACTCGAAAATCTATGATAAATGTTTATACTTCTTACATTTTCAAAGAGTGTTTCCCATTTAATCCTCAATAATTTAGATGTCAAATTGCTATAATAATTGCGAATTATGTTGTTATTTTCAATTCGTCTTGGTGAAAACTGATGTACTCCTTTGCGATAATAATATTTTAAAACTCCCATATCAATCAATTTTTCTTTAATAATATTAGTTTGATCCATTTTTTTTGTAATATTCTTTATGACCTCAAATTGCTCGGAAGTGAATGATTCTTTAAACAATACAGTGCTATGGATCTCTTTTATGTCATAAGTTGTTTGTGAAAATCTATTGAGACGACTTCTATGAATAAAAACACCATCTAAATTATTTATTTTATTAATCAAATCATTGATAGTTTTATGAATAATATTGTAAATATCCTTGAAATCTATCTCAAATTCTTCTCTCCAGAAACTCTTAATAAAGTATAATCCGGTTGATGTAAGTCCAAAAATGAGTTTATTATCGATTGCTTTATTATCCAATTTGATAAGAAAATATATCAAATTGGTACCTCTTTCTTTAATTTCGCTTACCGTTTGTGGGTCGATTGATTCATGATATTTTTTGATCCTTATATGTTTATTGTTGTAAATAATATTTCCTTGGCAATAATAAATAGATGAATCTAACTCAAATGCATCTATTAAATTTCGAATATTTAAAATTGGTGATATAAATCCGTTAATTTGCATTGTTGTCTGAATAATACTACTTGTTATTTTTTTTCGCAATTTTTCTATAGTTCCATTATTTTCATATAATAATGATTTTCTATTAAGTTCTACCTCATTTTTATAAACTTCCGGAGACATGAACAATAATGGGTAAGACTGTTGTATTTCTGATTCATTATCCAATAAGTATGTTTTAAAAATATCTTGTGTGATTGTGGGAAAAAACTTGATTACAAATCCCCAGTATAACAATTCTAATTCAAAATCATCTACAGATTTTGTAGATTTTAATTTATCTTTAATTGGGTCCAAATAATCATTTGAATCTTCGACACAGAATTCAAGAATACCATCATAATAAAATGATTCAAGGGTTTTGAAGGTGTCATAAGCTCGAATTATAATATCGTTTTTCTCGTTATACATATCAATATCAATAGGAATTCCTTCTACAATCTTGTCTGATTCCATATTATTTATATCCAATTGGACCATTTTAGATGATCTGTATATAGAATAGAATTGATGAGGAATGTTTTTGTAATAGTAGTATATATGCTGCCTATAGGTTGGAATTCCTGTAACATGAGCTATTTTGTTTCTAAATTCCCAAAGAGTATCTTCTGGGAGTATAAGTACATCGTGTACATATTCAGTTGAGCTAGATGTTTTAGGTTTTTGTATTTCAGTTTCGAGCGTTGGTTGTTCTATATTTGACGCCAATATTTCCTCAATATCATCCAGGGTTATTTCATCACTGATTTGACTTTCTCCACCTTTTTTGGTGGGGTAACTTAATTTTTTTTGCCAATCTTTGCCATAAAACTCTCGTAGAGTCTTGATATTTTTGCCCAATAATGCCTTTTTAATATGTGGTTGATCATTAATAAATACATATTTCTTTTTGTAAATTACCGTTATAGGCGATCTTATAAACGGATTTTTCCTCATGATTATATTAAAGTAGTCATTTTATTAATATATAAAAAGATGAGCGAAAATGATGATATTAACGAATATTATCGAAAAAAATTAAATATATCTCCTAATTTGGGTCGAACATCAGATCCTCGACAACTGAAATTAGAAAATTTGCGCACAATTAGTAAAAATAATCTAGCAGAATGTGCAAAATTAGCAAAAGTAAATCGGGATATAGGATGTTGTGCAAAGTATATTGTATTAGATAGGCCATATAAAAAATTACATAAAAAGCCGCGTATTACACTCAATGGTACTATGTATGAGAGACCTCGGTACAAACGAGTCAAGACATTAGTGACCAAAATTGATCGTTCTGCTTATAGTGAGGTAATAAAATTGAGCATGAAAACACACCCAAAAATACTATTAGTGATTGAAAATAATGGGTTTTCACCCGGTGGATCTTGGAAATGGGGTACTTTTAACAGCAAAACTGATGTATTTTATGCTACCACTGTACCAATGGCACTAGATTTATCTATACAATCAGTCGATAATTTGTACCCATTAGAACGCAAACGAGTGATTTATTTACCTAATGTTATTGCTCTTCGGAATGGCCGAGAAAAGAACTTTTCAAAAATATCTGCAAAGAATTTCGGATGTTGTGATTTTGGTTGTTTATTTATTCATTCAGATTCAAAATTTGCTTATATAAACGCTCTGGAGTGTGGCTATTTCTTCGGTTACAAAATTGTTGTTTTTGATACTCCAAATAAGCCCGAAAATTTAATGGAGACCATTAATACGAGTGGTTATCATAATAAATTTGAGAAAATTATTATCACTTAGAATATATAATCGCCCATGTGGGGAGCAATAATAGTTTGTATCATAATTATATTGATATTTTTGATATGTAGTGATACTTGTGAGGGGTTTATGATTGATTTGGGCAATGGAGAAAAATTTAAAGTTTCGCCAAAATTTGATCCTGATACTCATCATGAGGCGGCCAAAAAATTGAGTGATTTGAACAAAAATATACTAAAATTTATTGATTATTTGAAAAAAAAATATAAAAACAAACAACCACAGAGTAAAATAATACACTTATTGAGTTCGCGATATAGTACAGAAGCACTTCGTGAAAATGCGCCAACTGGAACAAAAAACACATCTTTTGTAAGAAATAAAGGTGAGGAAATACATATTTGTTTGCGAGATCACGAAAATGACGATTACGAATTTCATGACGTAAACAGAGTTTTATTTGTGACAATTCATGAGTTGGCACACTTGGCAAATTTGGAGATCGGCCATGGTCAGCAATTTTGGAAATTGTTTAAGTTTTTATTACAAGAAGCTTCTCAATTTGGTCTTTATAAACCCAAAGATTATTCGAAATATCCTGTTAAATATTGTGGTTTAGATATAAAATATAACCCATATTATGATAAAGACATTGAAGTTAATTGAGTATTAAATTGTGTATTTTTTTTGATAAAATGTTATTAATTTACCGTGCTTGTGCATCTTTTATGTGATTTTTTCTTAAATGATTGTGATAATTTCGATTTTTGCGACTTAGATTTCGATGCTTTTTTGCGGGCAGAGGGCCTTCTAGAAATAGATCGGTTAAATTTTTTTGGTTTTTTTCTTACTGGTAGGGACTGTTCACTAGTTAATATCATATCTTCCATATGTTTGTTAATTATTGGATTCATTCTCTTCAAAAATTCTGCATCAATACCTTTACTTAGTGTATCAAAAAATGTTTGTGTAGGATCTTGTTTACCTTCTTGTGATTGGGATAGATCATATTTATCACTAGATTTATTTTTTGCTAACGAATTCATAAAATCTTCTTCTGTAGTAGGCTCAGTTCCAGACTTTTTAATACCCATTGCTTTGGCCAAAAAATCTCTAGAGGTTTTAAACGTCTTATAGGCGTCTTTGACCTTCTCAATTTCTTGCGGATTAATTGTACTCAATGAGAAGTTTTCTTGTGCGCTCATCAACATTTCAAGCTCTTTGATATCTCTATTAATGCTAGCAAGGGATTTCTTATGCTCCAGAAATATTCTGGTGTAAAATGTCATTTGGTTCCAAGCATGTCTTATTTGTTTAATTAAATCGAACCTCTCGAGGTTTTTTTCATCAATTTGGAAATTTAAATCATCAACGGAGTGGGATAAATCGTATAAATTATCCATAATGATATTTTAAAATTGAAATGATTATATCTATATATACAATGACTTTTCTAAAAGGAAAACTTCAGCATTATACTCAGATCAAGAAATTCCCCACAAGAAATGACTTAATTAAGAATTTCCCTGAATATAAAATTGTTGAAGAGCAGATTGAAAATAATGGGCCTTTATTGTTTATGCCTACTCAGGTTTATTCTACTAAAAAGCAGTCCAAAAATTACGCTCCTTTCGAATATAAACTTGTTGTTTTTGGAGTTTTAGAAGATGGACGTAAAGTTGGTGTAATAATTAATGGAATTAAACCATATTTTGAGATTAAAGTTCCCAAAGGAGTGACTGATGTCAATAGCTTTGTTTGTGACCTTGTTGAAGAACTTAACACCAAAATTATTGCAATTAAATATGATATTGATTATGAGATCAATGAAGCAAGAGATGGAAAATGGTATTCTGAAACTACTTCCACATTTGTGAAATTGTATTTTAAACGTGAAACTCATAGAAGAGCAGCCATAAAATATATCGAGGAACGAGATGAAAAATTAGAGACTCGTAATGATAGAAAATCAAGATACTATTCAGTATATTGTAGAGATAATCAAACAACATTGTCTTCTTGGATTTTGTTGGAAAAATATACATACAACAATAAATATGATGGATTTAAAATTCCTATGATTAATGTGAACAAAGATGACTACAATCCATATAAAAGTGATAAAATTATTAAAGAAAAAATTCTAAATCTTTATTGGGATATTGAAACTTATAAACCTAATCTGACTGAATCTGGACCACCATTATCTGATCAATATGATCATGTAATGTATATGATTGGATTATCTGCAGTATGGAATAATGATACAAAACCAGTAGTAGAAGCTAATTTAGTTACCCAGTTGACATTTCCGCACAAAAGATATATCACTTATGTTTGCGAGAATGAGAAGAATGTTATTGCAACATTTATCCATATATTGGGTAAATTAAAACCTGATTATATGTTGGGATTTAACGATACTGATTACGATTGGCCTTGGTTATTTAACCGAACTGAAACACATAATTTACAAAAATTGTTTGTGAAACATCTTGATTGTACTGACAGTATGACTGAAATCCAGTTTTTGTTGGCTTCAAAATACAAAAAATGGTTTTCACCAGAAGAAATAGAAGACAGTCATTACGCTCTTTATTTTGATAGAAAAACCATTTCAAGGAGTATTAAAATTGGTGGTGGTGACACTACACAAGCCCATATGGTTATGTTGCCTGGTTGTTTACCTATTGACGTTCGAACAGTTCTGCGGCAACTTTATAATGGTCCTGAACGAAGTAGTTTGAATTATTTTCTAAAAATAAACAAACTGAGTGGTAAAAATGATATGCCATGGCAGGAAATGTTTAAAATTTACGCTGAATCAGTAAAAATTGATGAACATTTAGGGCCAAAAAAACAAGAAACATATGTTAAGTACATTAATGCATTCAATAAAGGCAAATATGATAATTTAGACCCTAAAATTGTGCATTTAGCTAAACGTATGATGGAAGTCGCACACTATTGTATTATTGATTGTTGGCGATGTCATGAGTTGATGTTAAAACGAAATGTTTACATCAATAAACGCGAGATTTGCAACAGATCTTATTGCTCACCTTATGAGGGATATTACATTGCAAATAGTGAAAAAGTACTTAATATTGTTGCCTCTTATGGTAATAAAATGAACATTAAGTACAGTGATGTATCATCTGAGCGATCCATGGATAAATTCCCAGGAGCTTTTGTTTTTCCACCCAAAGTAGGTTATTATACTAGTAAATTAAGTATTGATGAACGAATTGAGCGGGCAAAACAAGATACTGGTAAATCAAAATATCGACCCTGGTTGGGCACCACAGATGAACGAAAGTTGTATTTATACAAATTAGTTGATCAATATGGTCCTGTTATTGCGGATTCAGCACCATTTTTAGAGAAATTGAAACCTCATGAGGTGGAGTTTTTCAAAGAGGAAACTAACTATCCAGTGTCTGCATTGGATTTTTCAAGTCTGTATCCGTCATTAATTATGACATATAATTTTTCGCCAGAATATATTACAAAAAGTTTTGATATGGCCGTGAAATTATACGAAAAGGGGTATACAATATGCCCAATTGAGTATATTATGAACAATAGTACCATTCGAGCCTACGTTATTAGGCATAAATTTACCGCCAAAGAACAAGAAGAACTTGAGAAAAATGGCGAAAAATTGAACCCACAGACGTATAATTTCGGAGTTTATCCAACAATTTTACGTAATTTATTTAATGAACGAGTTCTGTTGAAGAAAAAACTCAAATCATTAAAGAAGGTTGTTGAATCAATGGAGAAGGAGAAAAAAACCTCTATGGGAGGCAAATCTTTGGAAGACATGAAATTCGAAGTATCACTAGTTGATTCCAAACAATTGGCACTTAAAATCTTTATGAACACATTTTACGGTGTTGCCGGTTCCACTATGTCGTCTCTATATATGCAACCATTGGCTGCAGGAGTAACGTCTTTTGGACAACAAAATATTAAATATGCCAAACATTTGGTTGTGAATGAATATGGGTGTCGGGTTTTATATGGAGATACGGACAGTATCTATATCAATCTTAATTCGAGTTTGTATGCCGAATATGATAAAGCATATTTTAGTGGCAAAATCGACAAAAAATGCTATTGGTCTCATTTAGTTAATACTGCAATTCAAGAAACAAGAGGACTGAATGATAGAATTAATAACGCATTTTGTGTTGAAAATGGTACCAAATTTCTGAAAATGGCGTACGAGGAAGTTCTATTCCCTGTCGCATTCTTTGCGAAAAAGAAATATATTGGATGCCAACATGAACATGAGCCTACTTGGGGTAATAAGTTTGTGCGAGGTGTGAAAACCGTTAAAAGAGGTACTGCGCCATTTGAAAAGAAATATATCACTAGAGTTATCGATTTGTCGATTCAAATTAATAATATGATGAATATGCGCGAATTGTGTGAATTTGTTCTTAGGGAGATTTATACAAAACGACACGAGATTGATAAGGACGAATTTGTCAAAACAGATGTATATAGAACTCCAAAAGGAGATAAACCAGGAAACAAGAAAGTTTTGCCGTTTATTTACCGAATGATAGCCGAAAATGTTCATGTCGAAGTGGGTGAGCGATTCTATTACGTCATCGTTGAGCGGGAAAGTCCGTTCTCATACTCTCTTACTGGTAAGACTAGTACACATAAAGTCAGTGATTTAATGGAATTTATTGATAGAGCAAAGGAAAAAAATTACGATATCAATTTTGACTATTATGTCACAAAGGGCATTATTGGTCAATTTAAAAGATTTATTTCATTCGATCCAGAATTTAAAGAAAAAGTTGACCTAAAAGGTGTTCATCAAGCAGAATGGAAGGATATTATGGAGAAAGCTGACAAAAAATCTTGTACAAATGCGCAAAAATACTTGATTAATTATTGGAAGAATATGTGTGCAAAAAAAGTGAGTAAGATGGGTCCAGTGTATCAAAACTTGTTCAGATTGATCAAAAAATGTATGGTGAATATTATGGTTGATTGTGTGGATTCTGAATTATACGGCCCACTTGATATAATTTTGAACAATGCGCATCGAGAACAAAAAGAACAAGTAAAATTAATTTATAATCAAATTCATAAAATTGCTCAGACAACAGAAGTAAAATTTGATAAATTATTAAAACATATAGTAAATATTAGTTCAGATAAAGCAAAAATTAAGAAATTATGTGAAGAATATCAGGAGAAAATAAACGTCAGTCGGGCTGCTTATGATGAAGGAAAGACAGCTTTGAATGCAGATATAGATGATTTAAAAAGTTCCTTACGCATATGTCTTGATATCATTAAAAAGGCTCTTGCTTTCACAGTCAATCAATTCAAAACATCGAAACTGAAAACCAAAGAAGATGTTTTGAAATTAAATAAAGATAAAATAACAGACACTTTGCATGCTCAGATTGATAAGAATATTGATGTGTTTATCAAAAATCTACGACTTTTTAGTCATCAATACAATACAACTATAACTACTATTGTGAATTATTTTAGTGTTCAAAAGCATAGAGAAATCATATTAGATTTTGATCATACTAGTGATATTACAAAAAGTATTTGGAAAAATCATTTGTAATTAATAATTATTTTTTTCAGATGATTTAATTTCTATAATATAGATATAAAATGTCGGACCATAATGATACCTCGTTTGTAGAATTATTTGGTTATGTTTGCATAATTGTATTAGTTCTCTGGATTATTTGGAAATTATCTGAATTAGAATCTAAAAATGAAGGCTCGGAAGAAAAAGAGGTCGTAAAGGAACCGTCTGCAAATGTTGAGGAGAGTACTCCCCAAACTGAACAAAAAGTGGCCTCCGAGGATAAATTGGAGGAACTAGAGGAAATGGATTATGATGAGTTTATTCAGTCTCAAGGGCTAGAGAGATCTATCATTGATAGCCATAAAGAATTCACATCTTATCCTCATAAGCGAACTAGCCCAGCTTCTACAGACGCTGAAATCACTCATGACAGTAACATTAACAACTGGGTTGGTCTTCGTCGACCCGATTATGCCGGAACTCTGCAGCCTGGAACTTATGGTCTCGGTATGAGTTCGGAAGAGGCTAATCAACTTAATGGAACCACTCGGTACACTATCGGTGGATAAATGTGAAAAAAATAACGCATAAATATCAATTATTTTTTGTGATACATGACAACATATGTGTTGATATTTACGGTAAATTTCGATTCATGGAATCCCAAATCATCAAATTTATACCATTTATTATCTTTGCGCAATGAATGGGTAATATAATGTCCGCCTGTTTTACGAAAGTTTTTCCCACCAGATGCACCTAAATGTTCAACAGTAGATACAGCTTTATATGTGATTGGTTTATTATCAACTCCATTAAATTTTAGCACTTCTGGGAAAGGTGTATTTGGTTTATTTTGAAATTTTTTTGCCAAAATAATCAAGATATCCGGCACCATTTTGAGTACATTAATTTGCCTTTTATCTGATCGCACATCACATTTTGAACATTTAAAGTCCTCAATAGTTCTCTCGTGGTACCTAATATACTTCGAAACATCTTTTACGTCGGCCGGAATATGTAGTACTGTACCGACATCTTTACGTAATACAGAGTACTTCTTGTATTTTTCACAAATGATTCCCATATAATACCTGTGAGTAAACAAAAGATTAATTTCAGGGAATTCAGATAGGCATTCCATGAACATATAAAAGAACTCATTTTTGTCTTGCTGGCCACTTGTTGTGGCAAACCGGTGGCCTTTTTTTGATAAAATAGATCTAACTTGGGTCATTATTTCGATAGATTTATTTGGAATTTGCGCAGACTTTGGGTTCTTGATAGCCAGTTTTAGTAACGAAATATAGGTTTTTACCAGAGAATTTTTGGCATAATTTGGTTTTTTCTCGTTAGTTAATAGTATCTCATTAAATGCAGAACAACCCAAAAGAGCCTGTAAAAAACTATTTGAGTAACATATTGAGTTGGAATTTACTAATCCAAATGGATCAGTTGCGAATTTATTATTGTAAATCATGGCCATATACTAAGGTAAATATTAATATACTACACACTTTTTAACAGTAATATTCCATCCAGAACATTCATTGCCGTCCCGCATCTTGAATTTGTAATTTTTCGCACAACATGTTAGAAATACATTATATCCTATCATATTTTGTACATTTAGTCCTTTGGATATCTTTGCTTTGAAACCACGAAGCCCATTGATAGGAGAAAATCCTTCAGGGTTCATTTTGAGTTCCAAATTTTCGACAATTTTGCGATGTTTTGTGCAGTCATTTTTGCTATCTTTGATGTCAAAAAACTCAAAATGAGCATTGCCAAACTTGTCTAGGCGCTTAAAATTCATCAAAATATTAAAGAAATACATGATTGATACAAAAAAATATGGTGTATTTTTAACTTAATTTACTTCGGGGTTTCCTCATATATGGGTGAACTAATTGGTTCATACGAGAATTCTTTGCTATATGTTCCATAATCTTTGTACTCATATTTATAATATTTTGATTGAGGATTATTAAAAACAAATCCATGATTTATAAAATTTCCATTTTCATCGCTTATCGCAACTTTAGATTCATAAGAAGAACCATGTCCATAATAAAACTTATATCCCATAAATTTACCATCTAACATTGTTCCAGTTCGAAGAATTCGTCCAAACTGTCCATAATGTATAAATGTGCCAGAAATAACTCCATAAATAAAATAGTCTGATTTTATAAAATTATATCCATCATATCGGATACCTTTTCCATGTAATGCTCCTTTAGAGAAATTTCCTTCGTCCTTTTTAAATCCATTAGGGTTCAATATAATTCCTTCTCCTTCTAAATTCCCATTGACAAATTTTCCGACTTTAAATAGTTTACCATTCTTGTATTCTTTACAATGGGTTCCCTCTAGAATGCCTTTTTTAAATGTTCCAGATTGGTATATTTGACCTTTTGAATTGTATAATATACCTTCTCCATCGTATTTTCCCAGTTTGAATTGCCCTTCATACAATAATTGGCCTTTTGAATTGTATAGTGTGCCTGTTCCATCGTATTTTCCTAGTTTGAATTCTCCATTGTATAGTGTTTTTCCGTATTTGTTGTATAAAGTGCCATTTCCATGATAATAATAGTATTTTGTTTGTCCTGAATATACAAGAATTTTGTTGTTAATTATCTGTGCTTTATTTTCTGTATGATTATATTCTACTGTAATTTCTATGTTTTTGTTAAGCCATTTACCACTTTTTGGGTAACCATTTTCGAAAATACCAGTGAATAATAGTGAACTATCACTGGACTTAAATTGTATTTCCCCATTACCGTGAGCTAATCCATTTGCAATTTCTCCGGTGTATTCACCAGATGAATTTGCGTAAAAGTCACAAGGTTGTAATTGAGTTGTCATGATTAAATCATATAAAAATAATTATTTTTTTTTGTAATAATCAAAAAATTAATTATTTAATATGTTTTTTACTTAAATTTTTAGTAAATTATATGTTATTTAAACCGAAAAATTCGGAAAAGATTCAGGTAGTTTGGTCCAAGAATCTTCCTTGTATTCCTCTCCCTCGCCGTATTCAGTGACTTCCTGACTCACAGCCGGGTTTCCACGAAGAACCGGGGAATCAAGATAACTCAGTTGTTTTCTCATGATAAGACGAATAAGACGTTGAAGATGCACAAACCATTCCAGATTACGCGCAAATTTAGTATCTCTACGAGCATCGCGAACTGCATTATCCGCATGCGGCAACACTCCAGTATAAGCTTTTAGGTACAATTGATCGGAAATATATTTAGGCTTACCTAATTTGAGTGGTGCAAATGCAGATGTAGAAATTCTTGTATGTAACCGCCTTTGATCTTGTATTGGTAATGCGTTCTGTGCAGCTACTACTTGGGCCTGTGGTACACCTGGTGGACGAATAATATTTTCAAATGGATAAATGATGTGCCTAGCCAAAAACTCTTGTGTTTTAAATCCAATATTAGAATTTAAAGGATAGTTTACACTATTTGGATCGCCTGAACGCTGAATAGCTTCTACGTACGCTGGATCTAACATCACTTGGGTCATTCGATCAAAGGTATAACTATAATTGTAGAGATTAATCAGAGGAACCTCGCGAATCATAGCGTGGATGTTAATTGGAACAACATTGAGATCAATAATATTCATGATTTGCATACTTTGGCGATTGTCGTTCTTGACCTCATCAACTGCATCAATTCCATTCACCATTTTCTTTTTAGAAGCTTCTTGATCTCCACTCTCAACAACAGATATAACAGATACAACAGTTGCTTCAGATGCCCAAGATTTGTTGTCTGGGCCTGTAGAATTATACTCTTCTCCTGTGAGCCATCGTGAGTATGCATTTCGGTCACCTAAAACTCTAACAAGACAAGTTGATCTCTCAACAATTGATGCATAAATGGACTTATCTAGTAGGCTATCTCCGCCAGACACAGAGTTGTAGCGCTCAAGAAGATCCTTTGCACCTGGGAAATGGTCGAATGTTGGCTTGGCATCCAGATGACTGAGGACCAATCGGTTGCCAAATGCGAACTTAAACTCGTTTCCTCCTCGGTGGCATGGTTCTAGAACCGATGATTCAGTGAGAGCTTTGGCCATCAGAGAAGGTGGCATGAGAGGAGTCGAACTAGTTCGCTGGCGATAATCATTGATAGATCCTGAATAGGTTTCAAAGAATAGAGAGACATCACCTAGTTCTCTGAGAACGCCATCTGCACACTTTTTCATACCAAGAGAATGGGATGAAATGTTATCCAGAAGACCAGTATACCACTCTTTGGATTTAGCGTCGTCCATGGCCACAGCTGCTTTAAGACCAGAATGAACTCCGGGGACCTTAACAAAATCAGCACCAAATGCAGCAGGGATTGGTAAAGTAAACCCAGAATGGTTTACAACACTCTTCAAAAACACACAACTATCACTGATTTGCTTGAAAAGTTTACTAAAAATCGGCAGATTTGCTTTCATATTTTCTTTTACATAATCACTTACTTCGGCCAGGTTTTCGATCTTATGGATAAAATGTCTCTTTCTAGGATCCATTTTCTGAAGAATATTACGCATAGCAAGAGCGTTAGATGCTGCCAACACACAACCTTCTTGAGGCAATCCAACGATGGTGGCAGCCGCTCTATGAAGATCTGGGATAGATTCTCCATTCATAACAGAGTTTGCTCCAACAGAATTCGCGTAAGATTCAAAAAGTCCGGCATACACCTTTTCCGTACTTGGGTCCATACATTGTCGAATGAACTTAGCCACTAACTCATTGAACCGAACCAGTAGGCCTTGATGACTAGCTTTATTTAATTCTTTGTTTCCATACAAGTAAGAAATGTGTCTATGATAGTCATTAGATACTTGTGCCGCTTGAGGTACATTTACTGAGATCTTATCATTAACCATAGGAGGTAGTAGATCCTTCAAAAAGCTAGAGCTTTCCAATTGAGGATTTGGAACTGGGTCAGGTTGGCCTATTCTTAGGCCAGAATGAGGCCAGTATACCAGTTCAGCAACTTTTTGCTCTACATTTACATCTGGTGCTGCTTTCAGTAACGCCCATGCTTTGTTTAATCCTTCATATCCGCTAGAAAGGCCAAATTTATCCCTATCTCCCAATAGGCGCTCAATGAGATGTTCTTCAAGATACTGGCATGACCCAACATTCAGAACATCTCCAATTTTATAGTCTTCATATTTGGCCAGAGTGCTCTTGGAAACCACATTTCTGAACTTATCAACACAAGATTTGACTGAGTTGAATAGCCGAATGACCATATCTCTCAGTTTAGAATCATCGATAATAATCTTACCTTCAGAGGTAAATTTAATGCTCAATAGGCCATACGAACCAACTGATACATCTCTCAGAACTGATAGTAGGAATTTAAATCTGTTTGAATTTGAGTTCTTATTTGCTAGAAGAACAATGTTTGAAGTATCTAGAACTCCATTTGCTTTTAGTCGTTCTGCTAGTTGAACAAGATCAGCTGGAGGGTTGTTTGGGTCTATTTGCATGTGCAACTGATGACACACATTATTGAACTTGGATATATCCTGGTAAATTCTGGTCAGAACATCAAGCGGAAATACAACACTTTCGTGGAACATAACCAGCTTTTCAACACTCATTTTTGAGAATTTGTTCACACCTTGAATTGCGGAAATCGCGCAGTTGAGGGCTTCATCTGACGACTTAGCATTTCGCAGCTTCTCCTTCTGAACGCGAACATTCTCAAGGAATCCGTAGGTATCAAGAATATCTGCACCACCCTGATTTTGTTTGTGGAACATATGCACAAGACGGTTTCGGAAGTCTTTCACCAACTTACCGAACTCATTATGAACACTTTTGCGCTCTTCTTCATCGTCGGGAATACCCACACGAACGAATTTATCGGACGGCGCAGGTCGACCAGATCCGCTCGGACCATCTTCTAGGCCCAGTAGGTCGTAGTTCATGGTATCCAGTTTCGCATGAGTTCCAGACACAAGGTTTTTGCGTTTCTCGTCGATATATTTGTTGATATCAGACCGCTTGACAAAGCCATACCGCCGGTTTACTTCGGCCACAAACGCGTTGATAACATTGTGAACTGAGTATTCGGAACCCTTTTTGCTATACTGATCGTAAATTTCATTCACGGATGCAATGATTTTCTTGGCATCACTATCGCTGTAAGTACCCTCTTTGATAAAATCAGTCTCATTGAAAATCAGATTGACAAAACCAGACCAAATTCCATCGAAACTGGGAACCATGCTGACCAGATAGTCTTCGGCATTCTGCTCGTTCTTCTTGAAATCAAACAGTTCGCGGTACCATTCAGCCAGAAGCGGAAGGCGAATATACAGTTCGACACACTCAGGGCGAGCCTTAGGATCACTACCACCCAAAATCATTCGAATCGGATTCATTGAGTGATAACCAGAAGAAGGGCGGTTGAACAACACATATGTTCCGATTATGGTGAAAATCTTTGCAGCCATCGATTTCACAATCATAACATAGATATTATCCAGTTCTTCGAATAGTATATGCAAAACCATATCTAAAGATATAAACCTACCTACATGCCCTCGTGGTGGTGGAGCCGGATTAGGTTGATAATCTACACTATTGAGTCTAATTTGAGAGCCGTCAAATCGAGCTCCACTGACACTCACATAACAAGAAAGTGCATTGTAAATGTCGCTTCCGGACATAAATGTTTGACCTCTGAGTGATTTTGCGCCAATATCATCACCCAATTTCATGAAAGTATGAACAATGTTGTGGAGTGCGCGAACACCGTTGAGAACACGTTTAGAACGCTTCTGAACTAATTCATAGGCGTCCTTTTTAGCATCATCTAGGACCACTGGAGCAGGAGCAGCAGGGGCTACATTGGCTGGATAATCTTTCAATTCGTCAGGAGAAAGGGCACGTTCACCTTGGAATCGAGCTGCATCATCAACAAAACTTTCAAAGAAATCGGCCGCACTGTCACCACTTTTGGCTGAAAACCAGTCCGCGATGACCTCGACACTCTCAAGAAGTTTGCCAATGTTGTTGAGTTTTTCCGGTGAAAGAGCGACCGCATTAGCGAATTTTTTCATGTAGAGATCCACTGCCTGAGCAACTCGGACCAGACCATTCATGCCATCTCTTTGCTGTTTAAACGCAGCCTGTTTCTTCTTGGCAAGTTCTGGGTTTACTTTTAGCTCGGGCTCTAATTCTTCCAGCTGAGCCTTATAGAGTTTGTTGATTCTATCAGTCAGTAGGGCCATTTCATCGCCAAGAATGTTCTCATAATCACTACCAAACGACTTCATTTCCTCGGCAGCCCGGTCCAGACTACCCTTGATTGTGGCAATTTTCATGTTATATTTCAATTTGATTTGCACGCTAGCCATGTTGACGTAATTGCTCTTGAATGCTTCAGGAACTTCTTTGCGCAACATATCGGAGGCCGCACCGCCAGTTTTCTTATCAGCCGGTCCTGGGAATTTAATCTCAGTTAGGGCCTTCAGAAACAGATCTTTAAATTGCTCAATCATATCATACAAAGAGTTGACAGAGTGTTCGATTTTCTTGAAATGTTCGGCGCCTGGACCTTTCAGAAGAGGTTTGAGGGATTTAGAGATGGATTTAAGTGAGTTCAGATAGCGGGAACGAAGATCGCGACTACCCACATCTTGTTTCCAACCAGTAAGTACATCGGAAAATTTCTCTCTATCGGCGGTCTCAAGTTCGCCAAATCGCTTCACAAAATCACGTAATTCATCACTAATGGGAATCTTGTTTCCAATCTGAGGAACAACGAGATCGACTGATTTCACGATATCCTTATGACATGCATTGACTCGCTTGGCAAAATCCTTAAATAACAACTTACGCTGTTTCTCTTTAGATTTAATACGCTTCTCGAGAGCCTTATCACTTTTATATCCACCCTTTTTGGGCGCTGCCTTGGCACCTTTTTTCTTTAGTTCCGACATTATATCTTCTTTATTGAACTGATATTTGTATAAAACTTCAGCAGCAGCAAGGAATTTTTCCAAACTGTCACTCTCAAGTTTTTTACTTGCCAACTTTTTGTATATACTATCTCGGAGATCTTTTAATGAATCAGATGATTTATAATCGCCAACTGTCATACCAACCTGGTCAAGGGCTTTCTTAACCAATGAGGCCATATATGCAGTAGAACCAATTCCACTCAAAAGATATCCCAGTTTTTCGCTGAATTTATCAGTACCAACTTGGCCTTTCAGGTCATGCACAAGAGTTTTGAAGTCGCTCTCTTTGTCAACCAGATCGACAATGGATGCCTCGATAGGGCCGATTGACTGATTGAGAAGACCGGCCAAAATCTCGGTTTGACGGGTATTTTCGGCGTTGAATGATTTATACACGTCGTTGATTCCATCAGCATGAATTTTAAGTTTGGCATCATCGCTTTTGCTAATATGAGTCATAAGCTTTTTGTGAGCCTGGTCCATATAATCTTGAAGCAATTTCAGGTTCTTGAGAGATTTTCGAACATCAACAGCAATAGGTAGGAACTCACTATGAATACCTTCAAATAGTGAATACAATACAGCACTTACGTCATTACAGATCTGACTAGGGTCATTAGAACTAATAATTCCAGTCTTATAATGCTTGTTCAAGGACTCGGCTAATTGATTACAAATACCGATATGAACTTGTTTATTATCTACTAGACTGACTCCCTTGCGAGGATCAACAACATATTTTTTGATATGTTTAACCAAATCATCAAGACTCATATTCTTGACTTTAGAAGAATCCAACTTCATTAATTTCGCATTTTCAACTGCGAGTTTTCGGATCAGATCTCCTTTGGCCTTTGCGGAACGTTTGTCAACATATCCGGCAAGGTCTTTGGTTGCTTTGCTTCCTCCGGAGTAGCTGTTCCCCATGGTTGCTGTATATACACAAGGTATGAAATAAATTTACAACTAATTTTTTTAAATTAATTACCTTATTGGTTATCTATGTGATGTTCAAGGATATTTTATAAATTGGCAAACAAAGAAGGTTTTAAAATATTTTTGTTTATTAAATAAAACTTATTGATTTTATATTTTAATTAACTAAAATATATTTTTTTGATTCCTATGAAGTATTTAAAAAGTTCGATTAAAAAAATATATTCAGCAGTAATATAGTCATTCATTTATTATGGCGCCTAAAACAGTCAAGAAATATTGCCATATTCTTCAATATATCGAGCAGGTTGATCCTGAACTCCATGCGGCAATTGGTAACTTATGTATGGCCCGGGCGTTTTCGCCCAGACGTGGCCTAGGTGGGGTTACTTTTCTGCGCCCGGATGCAAAATCGGATGTTCGTAAACTGATTATTACCGAGACTTATGGTGATAATGCTGAAAAGGCAGTTGATGCACTTCGTTCGTTAATTTTGCTTGATTGTTTTAAGTCTGCTTCAGATTGGAATAGCAAGAAAAGTGACATTCCGAATGCGTTGAGACAGAAGGTAGAGCTGAAATCTGCGGATGAAAAGGAAGTTAAACTGGCTTGTGGAGCGGTTCTGAAAAAGGACCCAAAGTTCACTCCCCGGTCTGATCGGGATAATCTGTCAGTTTATGTTCTGAGTGGTGCGTCTATTCCTCTCAATGGTAAAGAATCCACTCTTGAGCACTCGCGAAAGTCTAAAGAAAAAAAGGTCGGAGGTTCCTGGTTTGGTCCAAACTCGAATGATGAGCGAAAAGCATTGCTGGATCGCTCTAACCAGAAACTACTGGAAGATCTGGAAGATTCTGACCAAGTTTATCTGGACGCTGTCGTTTCTTTTCTGGATTGGAGCAGGAACAAATATTTGAAAAATGATGCTCATGTGTATCATTCCCATGTATTTGTGTGTGGTTATGGATATTTTGCTTCCTTTATGACCCTTTTTGAACCATATACTAAGAATCCTTCTACTATCTCGCATGAAGATTTTCTTGCTTGGTATGAAGTTGCAAAGAGTGTCGATCATAGACCATTTGGTTCCGATCTTGTTGGTAAACTTCAGTTCCATCTCAATGGATTCTCTGAAACATATGCAAACCCTGAGGTTAAAGTAAATATCCAAACTTCCAAAGATAGTATCAGAGATTCTGCTGCAAAGCCAATTATTGGCGAGAAAATTACTAAAGTTTACCAAAACTATGTTGAACTTCTCAAACTGTCTGCTTTGTCCAAACAACTACCTTCTCCGAGTGTAAAATTATGCCATGACGAAATTCATTTGATTTCCCAACAGAAGTTCAAGGACGTAATTAAGAGCTCTGATAAAAGTGAAATTATTGGCGAACTTGATAATATTCTTGGGTTTCTGAAGGCCAGTTTTGGAAATGGTAAATCATTTTCTGAATCGGAATTGTAAAAACGTTCGGACATTATTTCGTATTATTCAATCGCTCTGCCCCTTGTAAACTCCGAATTCTTTCTGAGATTACCCAATAATGTTGATGGTAAAAAACCCACATTGGGAGGTGCCAAACATAAAAAACGAGTCCGAGGTGGTCTCGATTCCAAATCATTTTTCCAAAAATTAGGAACTCTTTTAACTACCGAACACAAAAATGAAGCTAATAAATTAATTGAGAAAGCTGCAAAAGATAATCTAAACAAAGCTATTTCTGCGAATCCGGTTGCTGCCCAAGTAGTTGCCTCAGTTGCGGATAGTGGAATTTTGAATAAAGTTCCTCAATAATATAATTAATTTTGTTATTATTAACAAATAACTTGTAAAATTTTGTGAAAAATAAAATATTTTTTTTTGACCAAATTTGGGGTTTTGGAAAAAGTGTCTCCTTATAGGGGTAAGGAGGATTCTGTTTTAATTTTAAAATTGAATATAACAGTAGTATATAAAATGTCGTCGAAAACCGTTGCTAGAAAAGTTCGCATTAGCACTTTTAGAGATCATGTTCGAACAAAGTCCATGTGGGCCGGTTCGAGACATATCGAAGACATGAAATTACATATTTTTGATGCCGAAACTAATAAAATAACACTAAAAAATGTGGAAATGTCTCGTGCATTATTAAAAATAATTGACGAGATTATTGTAAATTCGACAGATCATTATATTCACTTTCCTGACCAAGTAACGTACATTAAAATCTATTTCGACCAAAATACTGGAGTTATTAAAGTGAAAAATAATGGCCCAGGAATTCGGATTGAGAAAATTAAAAACCCAAATAATGATAAAGAAATTTGGGTGCCAGAAAGTGTCTGTTCTCAGATGCTATGTGGAGATAATTTGGATGATAAAACAAAGAATTTGAAAGGCGGAACTCATGGTTTGGGTCTTAAAATCGCAAACTGTTTCTCAGAATATATGATTGTGGAGACTGTTGATCATACTAAAAAAGCAAAATATATTCAAAAATTTGAAGGTGGAATGAGTAAAATCAATCCTCCCAGAATTAGAAAATGTTCACAGAAGCCTTATACGGTGTTTGAGTTTTTACCTGAATATGAAGAATTTGGATGTACTGATGAAAACCATGACGAATTTATGTCGCTGCTGGACTCCCTTATTAGAACAAGAGCGTATCAGAGTTCAGCATATTGTCCTAAAGTAAATGTGACTTATAATAACGACCCTATTGTGGTTAAATCTTGGACAAATTATGCGAAAATGTTTATTGAAGATGATCAGATTATGTGGACAAGTACACTTGGGCCAGATGATATGTCCTGGGATATCTGTATAACTACATCACCAACAAAGAAATTTCAGCATTATTCTGTGGTAAATGGAGTTAATATTCCCCTTGGAGGTTCTCATATTAATTTTATTAAAAATCGAATCATTAAAGGTACAAAAGGTGTTGAGGGATTATCTCATTATGCAGAAAAGGCTCTTAAAAATATCGGAAATATTACTTATAAATCCAGTTTGCTTGAAAATCATTTATATATTATTGCATCCTGTAAGATTGATTCTCCGGACTTTAACAGTCAATCCAAAGAGAAAATTCAAATTCATTCATCCCGATTTAAGAAATATACATTAACTGATAACATATTAAATCAATTAAGACATGCTTATTGGATAGTATTTTAAAATCTATTTGCAGTCAGTTTATATCTAATACTGCAACCAAAGAAGTTAAAGTCAACAGATATGTTAATGTTCCACATTATTTCCCAGCTGATTGGGCCGGAAAACGTAATAGGGATAAGTGCATTTTGTTTATCACAGAAGGATCTTCGGCCACTTCAATGGTTAAATTGGGTATCAGTTCGATGAAAAAAAGCAAAGAAAGTTATGCTCTTAACTTCAAAAAGTGCGGAATTTTTGGTATCAAAGGAGTTCCAATTAATGCGCGAAAAGAGTCAAAATTTAATAAACATACTGAACAATTACAACCAAAACGGAAATTAGTAAACAATGAACGAATCTCATCAATGATGAAAGTTATTGGATTAAATTGGAATACAAGTTATGAAATTGGTGATGAAGAAGGAGAAAGAAACTTTAAAAATCTACGTTATGGCAAAATTATTGTAGTCGTTGATCAAGATGAAGACGGTAAAGGCCAGATTTTTGGGCTGTTAGTAAACTTTTTCGAGTTATATTTTCCAGCCTTATTTAAACGCGGATACATTAATAGACTAAATACACCTGTTATTCGCGCATTTCCTAAGGTCGGCCGATCAAAGAAAGTTATTTCATTCTATTCAATGAGAGACTTTGAAAATTGGTCGAATAATACACCAAATATGTCTAAAAAGTTTAATATTCATTATTACAAAGGTCTTGCAACACATAGTGATCCTGAAGTAAAAAGTATGTTTAAAAACTATCCAGATATGATTCATAATTATATTTTGGACAGTCAAGCTAAACCTACTTTGGATAACTATTTTAATCTAGATTCAAAAGCTAGAAAGCGAATTCTTACAGATCCAGTATATGAAGACGAAAATGGAAACAGCTCGACTCCCACGACGGTCACAAATTTGTGTAATAGTAATGTAAAAAGCTTTCAGTTATACAATATTGCTCGTAAAACACCGGGAATTGATGGTCTATTACCTGTTCGGCGCAAGATTTTATATGTTAGTCGCAAGATTTTTAGTCGTAATAGTCCACTTATGAAGGTCAATAATTTGGCCTCAAAAGTTAGTACAGAGTCGCATTATCATCATGGCGAGGTATCCATGGAAGGTGCTATCAAAACTATGGCCCGAGTAGCCCCAGGTGGAATGAATCTACCATACTTGTACAGACAAGGGCGTTTTGGCGATTACAGTGATAATGGTAAATTTACGGCAGGAGCAAGTCGATATATTAAAGCAAAATTGAATTATGACTTAGTATTTGCGTTATTTCCAGCCGTCGATGATATCTTTCTAAAATACACATATGATGATGGTTATCAATGTGAGCCCAAAACATATATACCAATCATTCCTACTGCAATTTTGGAGGATTTTCATGCACCTTCTACTGGCTGGTGTCCTAAAATATGGGCTAGAAATTACCAACATGTAATGAAAAATGTGCGTAATTTAATTAATGGGGGAAGAAAAGTTAGTAAAATGAGTGTATGGTGTAACAAAATAGGTTGTTATATTACGACTATTAATGATAATACTTACACAATTGGTAAGGCAAAATTAGAGGGAAATATTATCACAATCACTAATTTACCTCTCTCAATGACAAGTGAACACCTCATACACACACACAATGATAAGAAAAGATCGCCAAAATTCTTTGGGTCTGATAATAAATTAAAATCATTAATTTTTGCAGAACCACCCAAAGATCATACTGTTAACTCAGTTTCCATCATTATTAAACTGACTGATATTGGAATGTCAATTATTGAAGAAAAGCATATACAAGCATGTGAGAAAGATAGTACAGGAGTCTATGCACAACTAAGTGCTATTGAGTGGTATTTTGGCCTTTATAAAAAACATGATGATGAGATTATCATATTTTGGGATAATGGTGCAAGTAAGACTTTTAAATCTTACGGAAGTTTTCTGATTGAGTGGTTTAAATTACGTAAACAAATGTATATGGATCGTATTACTCGTCAAACTAAATTGCTGCAACTTCGTATCAAATATTTAGAAAATGTAATCCGGTTTGTAAAAAAATATAGAGCAATGGGATTTGGAAAATCAAAAATGTCATTCGTAGAGATGGAGAATACTCTACAAAAAAACGCATTCGATATTTGCAATAATAGCCAATTAAGGTCTCCGACTGAACCTAATCTTGCCAAACAAGTAGAACTTATTACGTCAATTAATGCAAACTATGACTACTTATTGGACCTAAGAGAGCGAGATAAATTAGATGAAGCTCAGCGAAAGAGAGAAGCTAAACTTAAAGAATATAAGATCGAGTTGGCTCGTATTATGGACGAGAGAAAAACTGATTTGTTCGACGGCCAATCACAATGGCTTAGAGAACTAGACCATTTAGACAAAGTATTCGAATACGGCAACAAAAATTCTTGGGCCATTCCAGGAAGTGAGAAATTCATATTGTAATTATTAACATTTAAATCATTATTTTTTTGCTAATATATACGTATATCTAATGAAGTTTTCTAGAGTTCTTGCATATCTTGAGAATAAAATTGCCGAACTTAATCAGTCATCTGAAAATAGTGCATCATTTCGAATTAAAGCATATTTGAATGTCATAAAGACCATAAATAATGTCCATAAGAGATCAGATAATGCAACTATCAAGCGGATTAACGCGCTGAATTTGACCGCCAAAATGAAGGAAAACTTGGCCGAAGTGGTTCGGGGCAACCGAATTATTGCGAAAAGTGGACCGAAATCTCTGGTAAATCTGGCCGGAATAGGCCCAAAGACTGCAAAAAAATTAGCACAAAAAGGGGTGAAACCCAAGGCGGAATTATTAAAAATGACTAATATTAAAGATGAAACTAAGTTTGCAATAAAATTTGATCCAAATAAGAAAATACCTCGTGCACTGGTTGCAAAAATGGTTGCCCGAATTCTCTCTATATGTTCGGGGGTGACCGTCTCGGGTAGTTTTCGTAGAAAGGCCACTCATAGCCGCGACATCGATTTAGTAGTAATGGATCTCAAAAAGGTTATTGGGGCACTCCAAAAGTCGAAATTTCCAACTCATGTCTATTCTATTGGAAAAATGAAGAGTTCAATGATAGTTCAATTTCCGGAAGCAAATGTTAAAATAGATCTGTTCAGAGCGACTAAAACTAACTTTGCAGCAATGTTATTGTATTCAACTGGGTCTAAAGAATTTAATATTATGACTAGAAAGGTGGCAAAAAAATTGGGTCTGAAGTTAAATCAGAATGGTATTTTTGATGCAAAAGGTAAACGATTTCCAACAAAAACTGAAAAGGACTTATTTAAAATTCTAAAATTAGACTATCTTGAACCTCATAAAAGATAATATTAATCACTATCTGACATATTATTTTCCATCATTTGTAACATTAATTTACTATCTGGAGATAAACTTTTTTGTTCTTCTTCAGTATATGGATTAACTGTTGATAACTTATTTGATTGATTATTTTGAGACGGTTGCTGTTTTGGAAGTGATTCTCGTCTTGGCGGAGGAGTTTTATCGGATATTAACTCCGCTCTCTGTTGGTCAAATGCGCGAGCTCTTTGAGTTATATTTTTATTTCTAGAATCATCTACAGTCTCATTATCTCCAGTTGCTTGTATACTTTCCCAATAATTCTCTAACAGTTCTTGGGATGATTCTCTTTTTCTTTGTGGCGCCGCTTGCACTTGTCTTTGATTTTTAGATTGTAAATTTTTGATTATTAAACGTAATTTCCTATCAATAGTATCGAAACCTTCATATTTATTATCTCCAATAAATAGGGTCGGATACTCAATAATTTTCTTTGCTTTGAGTTTCTTTTTATTCCTTTTCGAATAAATAACGAATTTGAAAACAAAATTGTTGTTTACAAATGTGTCAAGTTTTCTGGCAATAAATTTTAACAAATCCTGGTATTCTGGTAAATCTTTCTTCTTATTGCGTAAGAAAAGTGTCAGAGTTTTCATTTTAATTCTCTATGTAATCATAAAAGTTATTCATTAAATAAAAATTGATTTAGTATATATAACTATCTAAATAATGCCCGCATCAATCAAAAATATCAAAATTACCTCGGAAGTTTTTGAAAAACGCCCAAATGTGTCCAAATGGTTCAATCTAATCAATAAGCATGTGACTGATGTTGATTACAAAGTGTATATTCCTCAGACAAATTGGCAAACATTGCGGTGTGAAATTTATAACTCATGTCCTCAATTTGTTAATGCTATCCGCAAAACAGTTATGTCTGAGTTATCAGTATGGTCTCTTACACTTGATTTATATAATATTAAAATCGACTACAATGATGATAGGATTCTAATTGATGTACTAAAACAAAAAATCGAATCCATAGCTATAAACCAAAATATTGATTCAGAAAAGATAAAAAAATGGGAAATTTCATTGGAAGTTGCAAATAATACTGATAAAATGATGTATATTATGTCTAATCATATCAGTATATTTGACCAGATAAGTAAGAAGGACATCTCAACTAAATTAATTCCGCAGACTATCCCATTAGTTCCTCTTCAACCAACTAAGCATTTAAAATTAAATTCTATTGTTATTTCTCGAGGTTTTGGATACTCTGATATGAATGCTTTTCCAATGGTTCATAGCGTGTTTTACAAAACGCTGGATGGCATTCCACTACAAGTATTGCCCACAAAATTTGGTTTTGGTTTCACGACATATGGTAATATTGAACCAAAACAAATAATGCAAATGGCATGTAATGAAATTAAAAATAAATTGGTTACCATTAAACAATACTTACCTAAAGAACAAGAAACATCAAATATTATTGAGTCTATTACAGAGTTTATGGCAAATATGGTGGAAATTAGAATCAAGAATCAGCGTAATATTGTGACTCCACTCATTGCATATTATTGTAGTTTGATGGACCCAACCATTGATTATGTTGCTCATAATATTGTTAGACCAACCAAAGATGTTGATATTTTACACATAAAACACAAAGATTATAAGAAAATTATTGACCTGGCGATTGATAAAATTATTGGTGAGCTGGAAATATTTGCTAAGAATTTCAAATAATAAAAAAATATTATTTAATTATTGATTAATCTGATCCAGATCCAGATCCAGATCCTTGACTAGCCTCATTGGGATCAACATACTCGACTTCCTCTTCTTCATCCTCTTCCTGTTCTTCTTTAACCTCTTCCTTTTTTACCTTCTTAGATGCTTTCTTAGACGATTTACTTTTTTCCGGTTTTTTTACTTCTTCTAATCCTTTTAAAGGAGTAGGAGTGTCATCTTCAGATTCAGGTTTTGGTTTAGAAATTTTTGGTGGTTGAAGTTTATCACCTTCCTCATCTTCACTATTTTCTGGTTCACTCATCTCAAATTCCTTATCATCTTTAGTATCAAATTCAGTCGGTACAACAGTGCGAGTATCGACATAATGTCTGTTACGCTCTACGTAAAATTCGTTAAATTCTGTTTTATACGAAATCCACTGAGAAGTCACAGCAACAGAGAAAGATAGTTTAAATCTAACTAAGGAACCCGGTGTCAGAAATTTTTGGAAATTATCATTGTTAAGTAATTTTTTCTTATATCTAGCAACAACTTTTGGCATTTTCTTTGTTTCTGCATTTCTTTGTTTGTTTGCTTTTAGATAATCGAAAATAATTTCAATAGGTTCACCTCTACCATAAGTTTTTGTAATACGACCAGTTTTATCATCTGAATAAACTTTTAAAGTAAATTGTTCATATTTTTTATTAGTTTTATCATTTTCATAAACATCATATGGTTTAGAATATCTTGCATTCTTTGAACTATGTCTCTTTTTTAATTTTGAAATTGCATTAAGATACACAGATTTTTTTGCATTAAAAATGTATTTTTGCAATTTAAGAAATTTTTTCAAATTATTAATAGCATATTTCATCTTTTTAGTACTATTTTCAATCTTTTTTGGGTCAGGATTAATGTGAGATAATAAATACTCTTCATCTAGATTAAAATTAACGTAAAAACAGTTTTTATTTTGTTGGTTTTTTGTTACACGAGAAATTGGTAATCTATTACAAATAATTGAGATTTTAGTCTGTTCTTCATCATTTCCTACTGGATAATAAGATGTTAAATTTGCTTTATTACTTGAGTCTTTCTTAGCAGAAAACATGGGCATAAACCATTGTTCAAAGAATTTTGGATCTTTTTTATATTCATTTAGTAATTCATCAACAGTAAAATTTTGATAGCGAATTCGGGACATGTTTGTATAATAATAAAGTAGGCTTTGGTAATAGTATTGTTTTATCTTTTCAATTTTAAAAAAAATATATATGAAACCTATTGCTTAACGCCAAATTGACTCAAAGCATTATCAAACTCTACATGTGTCATCATTTTTGCTCTACAACAAATCTTATCTATTCCGAAATCATCCAGTAAGGGGCCTAAAGGATCAAGTGTAAATTCCAATTTAATACTTGCAAAATTCATTGTCAGACCAGATGGATCATAATGTTTAGTAGTTTGGCCCAAGTTCTTGTTTTTAAGAGCAGTTCTGGCGATATTAAATAATATGGATAACTCCCCAATTTTGGGGTTTCCACAGCTAGGGCAGTGTGAATAGTTCATTATATATTACTGTTTATTCTTTCAATTTTAAACAAAAATATGTGTGTAAATTCACATCAGTATTGTCATTTTTGTTGGTAAATTTATATCGAAATCGGTCTTTTATAACTGGTCTTCTAACAATTCTTCTTGTTTATTAATGAGTTCTTTCACTGATTTTTCTAATGACCAGGCATTTGTATCGTCTCTTACAGAGCCTCCAAAATATGGTTCATCTTCAGATTTGTCAGTTTTTGTTTTTGAAAATAAGTATAATAGTACAAGAACTACGATTATTATAATCACAGCCACAATAGTATTTGATTTGGGGCCTAGTTCAGACAAAAAATCTTTTGTAGCTTCATCCGTAGAATCCATTTTGTAATATATTATAGCCAAATATTCAAAAAAATTAATGGTTTTAAATCAAGATAATTTAATTATCTAGTACAGTTCACTCTGAAGGTCACTTTCATCAAGGCGATCCGGAGCCATACCCTCTTCGGCATGCTTCTCAGCAGCGTTAGATTTTTGATATTTGGCTAATTCAGTAGGGGTTTTATGATAAGCAGGAGCTTCCGGAAATCCAGCAAACTGCTCGTCTTTGGGCAGCATAGCAGCCGGAAGATAACTTCCGGTATGGACGCCAATTGCCTGATCGCGGTCAGATCTCATGGCAGAATGGCGCAGGCGAGGACCAGATTGCACACTATCTTCACTCATTCCTTCTTTGGCGTCTCCTCGGAGCCAATCACGGGCACCTCCTAGGGCATCACCAAGTACCTCGACTAGTTTACAAGACAGAACCCAACAAAGGCATACCAGGAATACTAGAACAAATACATAAAGGACTCGAGCAACAGACTCCTCGTTAAGAGGAAGCACGTCTTTGACGGCACTTGGAACACTTAGTAGATGGGACGAAGACTCTGACATAATGAGCAGTTAGCTATATGAATTAAAATATAAAATAAAAAAAAATAGATAAAAAATATAAAATTAATTATTCATAATTCCGAATCCCAATTGCAAAAGGCATCAATGGAATTTTATCAACTGATAAAGACCTATATTCAACAGTCATGGGCTGCCCAATATATTTTTCATGCAATTCAGACTCAGACATCTCCACCAGTTTCTTGTATAACTTCTTTCGAGACATTTTAGTCCCTTTTGGATTCGCATTAAATTTGTTACCTTCTTTGGTCTTTAAAATCCAAATAATACATCCCACATCGATTCCTTGTTTACCAACTTTAAAATCAACAATCTCGAATTCATCAGTAAATAATTCTTTTCGTTTTTGTAAATCGGCGCTTCTTGTTGCCTTAGATGTCGTACTAGTTTTATACTTTCCAAGCATATTTCTCATCATCATACCTTCATATCCTTTGTTAATAAAGTAATCATACAACTGATTTGAGTCTTCTTGGGTCTTTAATAGTAAAGTAAGAACTGGTTTAGTATATGTTAAATTGTGCTTTTTTAATAATTTTCTAAGGAAAACGATTCTTTTTTTAAACGACATGGCTAAATCTTTCTTAATAATAACATCGTATACGCAATAGTTTATATCTGTACATGTAGAAGAGGAATTTCGGGCCACACTAGTAATATATTGCAATGGTTGTCCGTGTTTATATAATTCACCATCTAATACAATATCTGGGTTTTGTATTAGTAATTCTTTCAAATCCTTTTGAATATATGACACTCCCACAATAGGTTTGCGGTTCCTTGAGTATAATTTGGCCGAATTGGTTGACCATGTAGCCATACATCTCATTCCATCTAGTTTTGGTTGAGCATAACAAGGATATTCGATATCTTTTTGTTTTTCTTCATATTTATGAGCCAACATAGGAAAATATAAGGGGAGTTTATCGTTTTTTAAGATACGTTTTGGTCTATACCCAGCATCCATTTTTTTAAGATAATTTTTTCGAGCTAGAATTAATCCTTGTTGGACGGCATTTCTAAAATTAGATCTACCATGATTGACAGATTTACACTCTGTTGGGGGATGTTTAGAAATTTTTCCATCAACTTGACCGGTTTGAGACCATACTTGTACTGTATATTTTGGATCAATTGGGTCTGATAATGTAAGGTCTTCATGTGTGATAGGTACTTCGTCAGATAAATTTCGTTCCCAATTATGGCCATATTCAATCACTGCATTAGACTTAATTTTCCGTACAAAAGTGGACCATTCTCTAAGTTTATCCTTTGAATCCCGATTGTAAAGTACTGGAAATACATAAATTCCAGATACAACTCTGCCTCCAAATTTATCAAATTGAGTAAAATCCCGAATATCACTGCTCATATTTAAAGGATTAGAAAAAATCAAATTTTATATTACTTATTATTATAATGTCTGTTAAAAAGAACAAATTCCATAACTATTACAGTTATAAGAAGATTATTAATGAAATTCATGATAAAACCCAGGCAAAATTTATTATTATATCCATTTTATATGATACTAATGGATATCAAATACCCATAAAATATGATAGTGAATTGGACAAAAAAACAATAATTAACTTTAATAAAACAATAATTCCGATGTGTAATGAGGAAAATATAACAAAAATAACTAAACAAAAATTTAGTAATTATAAACAAATATGGAGTTTTCATAACAAATATTGTATAATAATTGCCAACTATGAGACAATTTTGGAGGATTTTTCATGCTATCTGAGTCAAATTGAGAGTATAGATATGACTATAAAAAATGACTTACATAATCGATTTAAATCAATCTTTGTGTCTAAATTAAAAAATAATATTCAGACTCAAATGACCAAAATAATTTCACTTTCTGAGAACAAAATAGTTCGAGAAACCGCCATTGATGTAGCAAATAAGATATCAGATATGGTTGATTTTCATAAATTGGAGGCTAGGGCGATTAATTTACACAAAACTTTATTCAATTTACGCGAATTTGTGCTCAATATAATTGAGATTATGGCATCAAAATGTGCATCAAAAAAGATCATAATCAGTGATTATATCAAGTCAGATACTCCGGAATTTATTTATGCAGATGAAAAGAGATTGCGGCAAATACTTGTCAGTTTGATATTAAATGCTATCAAATATTCTCGAGAAAATGGAAATATTGCAATTATGGTAACCACAACGGAATCCGAGGTCTCCATTGGAAAACTAATCATTGAATTCACTATCGAGGATCACGGCATCGGAATCAAATCAGACAAATTATTCGAGGGCCTGAGCATAAATATATGCAAAATGTTACTTGAATTAATGGGCGGCAAACTCTGGCTTTATCAATCAATAAAAAACAAAGGTACCACCATAAAATTCAACATGGTTGCGACTGAAGAGCAATTTCCGGATTATATAAACTATAAATCTCTAAAACGCCTTAATGGTCGATATGTTGGTATTCTTGATGTTAATAACGAGTATATAAACCTATTGTCTAAATTTGCGGAAAAATGGAATTTATATTATATAACGGCCAAAACTCTTGAGGCATTTGTGCTAAAAACAAAAACATTGCATATTGATATGGTATTTAATGGAATCAATCAATTATCTAAAGAAGTGTTTTTGGCTCATAAAATTAAGGTTCCAATAATTAATACAACAATGTTTCCTTATGAGATGAAAACACCATTTATTGTAGGTGGATTACAAAAAAACCCGTCAAATGAGCGCTCATTTTTAACAATAGTAGTGGAAACTTTACTTAATAAACATCCGTTTGAAGAGTTCAATATATTGTTAATAGATGGTCATACTGATCTAAAACTAAAATTAGAACAGCTTAATCAGTCGGTTAAATATGTACATAATTTGACTGAAGCATCGGCCGAATTAGCTAAAGATTTATTCATTTATGACATTATTTTTGTGGAAAACGATATACCCAAATTTATCAAAATATTTAAAGATTTCTACGATGATGTTGATGAAGAACCTATGTTAGTAGTGGTTGGAACAACATATTTACGTGAATTAAAAGAATCTGGACTCATATATTCACTGATAAAAACTCCCCTATCATTACAAAAAATATCAACCTGTCTTGCCAAAATTGACTAACTCTGTAGCTCGTAAACAGTTCCAATAACTCTGTCACTCGCAAGCAGCTCCTGATTTTATTACTAGGCCAGTCACCCGCAAAAGAGTTAGTCGGTGGCCATTAAACGACGTAAAGTGTATGCTTTCATACTTTCAGAAGATATCTCTTCTGGTGATTCTTCTTCTGATATTGTTTTGGGTATAGGCGTAGTAGGCTCGCTGTGGATTGTATTTTGTATGCTCCTCTGTACATCTGTATCAAAAATGGTATCTACAGTCAATGAAGTAACACCTGTGGAACCCAGTTTATTCATATCAATTTGGGTCATAATAGACGTTGGATCATAATATGGTAAATTATATTCTTTGCACCTATTTTCATAGTCTTTTTCAATATCTATATCGATTACTGGCGAGTATTTTCGATACCTCTCCATCTCATTATTTAGCCATTTATAGAATTTAATACCATCTTGAGATTCTTGTGGTGGCATAGATAATTGCGCCCCAATATCATTGGCTAATTGGTCATATACTTCTGCAGATTTACGATGATCTTCTGCAGTCTCGGCATATTTACTCTTTTTTTGTACTTGCGTAAGAGCCATAGCACCAGCTGTTAATATGGCGCTAAATACATTAAATAATCGGTTGTTTTCATTCTCTTCTCGATGCGCAATCATAATTAATTGCAGCGTCATTGTTCCAAACAAGAAGAGTAATTCACCATAAAATACATATTTCGACATTCTCATCAGATTTTGCATCATTCGTAGATGTTGCCAATTAAGAGAATGACACATCCATTTCTTGTATTTCACATTGTTTATTATAGTCTCTGTCCAATTATTATAATCTTTTACATCAATTACGATAGGTTTTTTTTGATCATAATCATCACCTTCATGAGGCCTATGAAACATTTTCTATATGTATTTATTTATTAAAAAATGAAAACTTATATATACAATTACAATATGAAATCCTTTCCCCCTTCTTCGTTCGAAACCGTCGTTTTTTACGTTGGTGGGACTGAAGAACATAAACAAGATAGTGCTATTAATGTTACTAAATCTCAATTATTCAATGGTAAATTCCCAGTAAAAGATGGAATTTATTCAGATTATATGGGTACGACTGATGTCGGTTGGGACTGCGCTACTTGTGGAAATAAGAGGGGAATTTGCCCTGGACATGATGGATCATTAGATCTTAAATATCCAGTCAAGAACCCTTTTTGTATCAAGGATATAACATATTGGTTGAAAATTATTTGCTTTAACTGTCATAATTTACTAACTAAACCGGCAGTTTCGGCTACACATAGAAGACTTCAAGAGACAGTTAAGACACTTAAAAAGAATATAATCTGTCCATCTTGTTCCGAATTACATCCAGAAATTAAATATGATAACAAACATACTAACAATTTTTACTATGAGCAAAAGAGTTCTAATGACGGAAAAACGGTTCCAAAATACATTTATAATCATCAAATTCAAGAAATATTTAATGGAATCAGTGATGGGATTGTTGTTATAATGGGCAAAACACCACTTTCACATCCGAAGAAATTCATTCTAAATACAATCCGAGTGCCATCTAATTTGGCTAGACCGGATATTAGGGAAATCGGAGGCAATCGCTCAAACAATAGCGATCTAACCGCATTATTAAAGACCCTTATTGATATTAATGATCGAATTCCTGACAATGTAGATGATGAAAAATTAATGGATAGAACTATTTTGGACATGACAATCAACTTAGATTTGACATATATGACCATGATTAAAGGTGCGTCGCAATCATCAAACGTGAAATTGAACGCAAGTAATAATAAGGTACCCAACAGTATTGCTGATCGAATGAAACGTAAAGATGGTCGTTTTCGGCGCAATCTTACCGGTAAACGAGTTGGAAATATGGTCCGATCAGTCATCACAGGAAGCCCAAATATTCGCCCTGGTGAAGTTGGTGTACCAATTGAAGTCGCAAAAGAATTCGGAATTCCGGTCAAGTATCAACCATATAATCAAGATGAAGTTTTGCGTTATTATCATAATGGAACTAAACATTATCCGGGTTGTAAGAAGATCAAAAAGGCCTCTACAGGAACCAACTATGACCTTAGATTTGTAAAAAATTACAAATTGCAGTTCGGAGATATTGTATATAGACCTCTGATTGACGGTGATTTCATTGGATTTAACCGGCAACCATCACTTACTGCGACTCAAATCACAGCGCACAAAGTCGTTGTATTGGAAACTGGTAGTTCATTGCGGATGAATTTGAGTGCATGTAATCTATATAATGCCGATTTTGACGGTGATGCTATGCATGGAATCATTTTGAGAACCGTTATGGGTCGAAATGAACTTTCAATGGTATCCAAGACATCTAATTGGTTTATTTCAGACCAAGATAGTACAGCCAAAATGGGAGCAATTCAGGACTCTCTAATTGGCGGAGTAGTTATGTCGTCTGCAGCGTTAAACAAACCGCTTTCCAAGTGGCATGCAATGCAACTTATGAGTGGTATTGACATGAAACAGATGCCAATTTATACGGCATTTCCACATAAAAATTACAACACAAGGCAGATTATCAGTAATATTTTGCCCGAAATTACTATGAGATGTAGGCCAAAAATATACAATCCATCTTATGCTAAGTTCATCACATATCACCCAGAAGACACCGAAGTAGTCATTGAACGTGGTATACTTAAACAAGGTATTCTTGATAAGAAAACTATTGGCGAGAATAATCATGGAGGTCAATTTCATCTTATCTCACAGCAATATAACTCTGAATTAGCAAATGCGGTGATCTACGGTCATCAAAAAATCGTTAATCAGTACTTGATTTATCGCGGTTTCACAACTGGAACTCAAGATATTGTTATGGATAATGACCTCACAAAAGAGATTCAGCAAGTTCTTAGTGACAAAATTCGCCAAGTAAATAGGGTTGTCACAAAAATGAAACTTGGTCAACTGAAACCTCCAATTGGACTTTCCATAAAAGAATTTCTTGAGCGGGAATCTCTAGATCTTCTTGCTCTTGGTGATAAAGTAATCGCGCCAGTGCTGCATAATAGTTCAGATATCTATAAAAATAACAATTTACTTATGGTTCTAAGTGGTTCCAAAGGTAAATCGTCCAATATTGTGTCTATTATGGCAGCAGTAGGGTCACAAACAACTAACGGGAAACGGGCCGAAATGTCATTTGGATACAAAAGAACTGGCCCATACTTTTTGCGATATGACCAGAGTCCGCAGTCTCGCGGGTTCATTAGAAGCTCATTCGCAGAGGGAATTCCGCCAGAACAATATAAGGAAGTGGCCGATGAAGGTCGGTTCGGCATCATTTCAAATGCTCTGAGTACATCAATTGCAGGAACGCAAAATCGTACCAGTGGCAAAAATTTGGAAAATGTAATTATTGGATACTCAAGGCAATCCGCTAAACATGATACTGTTGTACAGCCATTATATGCGGAAACTGGAGTAGACATGCGATGTAGCGTGATCGTTAAATTTAAAACCATCAAAATGTCTAATTCCGATTTCAAGAAGTTGCACACGAAATCCAGCAACAAAGTCGTGCAGAAAGCTCTTGATTCTGAATTCAAACAGATGGAAGATGATCGTAATCAATATCGACAAATCATGTTTAAATTGGAGAAAATCAGCAATATGAGTTTTACTGATAAGCGAAAAATGCCAGTAAATGTTGAACATATTATGGAAAATATGGCTCACAAGTACAAAGATGGGGACTCCAAACTAGATTTGGTTGCCGCTGTGAATAAAATTGAGCGACTTTGTCATTCGATTTCGTATAAATTTCTGAATAAAATTGCCGAAGATCGAAAAGTTGACATACCTGAGCATTTTGCTGCATCAACTACTTTTCTGCAAATTTTGATACGAAGTACTTTGTGTACACATAATCTGATTAAATTGCGAATTGGTAATGATTTATTAGACAGTATTATTGAGAAAATTATTAAGTCATTTAGTGATGCATTAATTGATTACGGACGCTCTGTAGGAATTATTTCCTCGCAGTCTCTAGGCGAGCCAATGACTCAATATGTACTGGACAGTAAGCATCGCAGTGGTGGCGGAGGAGGAACTAAGACAAACACAATTGTTCGTATCAAGGAGATTTTGTCGGCCAAACCGACTGAAAGAACCAAAAATCCGTCTATGTTTGTTGCACCACTAACCCAATATGAATGTGACGAAAAGTATGTTCGAAAGTTGGCAAACTCTATCGAAATGTCTATCTTTGGGCAATTTGTAGAAGATGTAACACATTTCTTTGAGGCATACAAAAAGCCTGTTCATCCTGACTATATTGATGATATTGAATGGATTGAAGAGTTTGAAAAGCTGAATTTGGGAATGAAATTTCCAACTGATTTAAGTATGCGGGTTATTAGATTTAAGATCAATCAGGAGAAATTAGTCATTAAAAACACATCTCTGGAGTCAATTATTATTCGGCTACAACTAAAGTTTCCACAATTATTTCTTGTATATAACTCGGAAATCAGCAAAGAAATCATTATTAGAGCGTATATTCGACAAAATACCAAGAAAATTTACACAACAGATAGTGAGGTAGATGAACTGACTTCGGAGATCATGCATACAAATATCAAGGGAATTGAGGGTATTATTGCGACTGAAATTAGTAAAAAAATGGTCTCATATGTAGACGATAATGGTTCCATAAAAGAGAAAATCACATACGGAATCAATACTATTGGTAGTAATATTGAGGAAATATTAAAAAATCCAGGTATCGACCGATACAGATCTCAGTCAGATAATATTATGGATTTTGTTCAAATTTATGGTATTGAAGCTGCGAGATTCAAAATCATGGACGAATTGATGAAAACTATGCCTCAACTAGATCCTGTTCATTGTAGTATTTTCGCAGATACAATGACATCTACAGGCGAAGTTACATCTCTTGAACAAACTGGACTCACCAAACGTGATAGAAATGACCCACTATTGCGAATGTCATATAGACAGCCAATTCAGGTAATGACAGATGCAGCAAATAATAATATGACTACCAAAGTGAGAGGTGTTTCAACTAGTTTAGTTACTGGTTGCTTTCCAAAAATAGGTACTACTATGTCTAAAGTATGTCTAAATTTGGATTTCATATCCAAACACAAACGATCGTACAATGATGAATTAGATGATTTGTAGTGAAAATAATTACTATATTTTTTTATTATAAAGTAAAAATCATATTTATATACCAACATGGATGATAAGTTACTAAGAAAAACCAAAAAAGATATTTCTATCTCATTTAATACAGTAATTTTTGGGTTAATAAAAACAGCAAACGAAAAGTTAAATGATGCAGATAAAAAAAAGATTACCAAAGTAAAACGAAAATTACGTATTGCTTCACGTATGAAAAAAGATACAATTATTGACGCTTGTTACGAAAATATTCTAAAATCCCGTAATCACATTCAAAATTGTGATGAAGAGTTCTTCATCACCAAGGAAAAATATGATATTGATGAAAAAGCTGAGGATAGCAATTTAGCATTTGATTTGATTAGAATTATTAAAAGCACCTTTCCCAAACTTCCCGAGGAAGAGAAAACGCAAATTTGGATACAAATACAAAAGTTATTGTTGGAATCCGCAAAATATCAGTTAAATAAAAAACAAATAGGTGATCATAAACAGATAAAAAAGCATAATTAAATATTTGAATAATATATAATTATGTCGGCTAAAGCAATTATCAGTAAGCATACCGATAAAGGTCTAACAAAAGTATTTTCTAAAATTTTTTCCAATGATATCGATCCTAATCTTGCCAAATCACGAGTTATTACAATTAAACCGTTTTTAAAAAAATGTATTTTAAGTTTTGGTTTGTTAGAACGAGACATTTTTATTAACCAAATTAGTGAAAATGGGGAAAATGAATTGGGTAAAATCACAAAAATTAAGGAGGATTTACAAAAAATTTATGATAATAAGGATGGTGGAGATGATAAAACATATTATAATCAATTAAAAAACTCGACACCAATGAAAGAATTATTCAAAGTTGCCCAAAAGTTAGCTATTCATAAGGAGAACATTACAAATACAGATTTAACATTAGAAAATTTAAATTTCATTACTAGAATTGCGGGCATAAATGTTAATCTATTACCATTTACAACAATTAATTTCAAGAATATTTGGGCCCAATCAAGTTGCACAAGAAAAATCAAGCAATATATTATCAAAATCCTTGGGCATTTATTAACAAATATTGTGGAAATCTATAAGATTACTACACTCCCCAATATTGATGTAGAGCAAATGGGAGATATTATTATTAATAAGGTTGAAGAATTAAGAGGCACCGTAGATAGATGTGATTTAGCTTTTGATAAGATTTCTGATTCAGCCAAATTATTTAAGAAAAATTTCGTTTCTTATTACCGAGATTCCATTAAAGCAAAGAACCCAAACCTAATTATTCAAAATTTCTTGAGTGATGTTTCTTACCAAGAAAAGAAGATTAATCACAAAGTAGTTTTCCAAATTCGGAAAATTATGAAGACTATTCAGGCAAAAATTAAAACATCTAGTATTAAAAAGTCACCAGAAGTCAATCAAATGTTTAAGATTATGGAAGAAAAACTTGATCTATTAAATTCAGTCACATCTAAAAAAAAGTATGACGAATAATATATAATCATTCAAGATGAATCAAGATACAGTGTTGATCATTATTTTGATCATAATTATTATGATTAGTATCAAAAATGCTAATATGATAGTTACATCGATAATGACATCTGTATTTTTGTGGGTATTTTTAGAAAGTAGACGATTAGATAAAAAGGAAGAAGATAATCCGCTAGATAATAAAGAACAAGATGTTGCTCACAAAGTTGACGATGAATGGGATCAAAAATTATTGGAGCAATTTACCCCTGATAACGCACAGCCGATTGATCAAAATGATGGATTTAAGGGTCATGATGAAATACATATAAATGATTACGATATAAAACAAAATAATATTGATCACCTTTTGTTTGGACACCCAGAAAGTAATCCAAGTGATGGTGCTAGAATGGCCCAAAGACATATTTATAATGGTATGCAAACTAAGCAATCAATTATAAATGCCAGTCGAAAAACAGTTAATACTTACAAACATTTGTACGAACCAGAATTACAAGAAGCTGAGAATAGGCAATGGTGGGATAATGATAAATTGGATGGATTTATGAGAGGATTAACAGACAAAATGTAAATAAATATCTGCATTTTAGTTAAATGTTTTTTTGTATATAAGTTATGTATCAGTCAACAACCACTCGTGTTGAAAGAAAGGCGAGAAGAGCCCCAACATCATTCACGCCAACTCAACTTAAAAATGATCCACAATTTAAAAATGCAATTCTAAAATATAGTGCAAAACTATTGCAAAAACCTAGATTATCTAAACCCGATATTGATATTGCTATTTCGACTATAAATAAACTAGATGATCGTATTTTTCGAACACCCAAGGATATCAAAAGTCTACTTCATTTAATCTCAACTTATGTAAAAAAGGCAATTAACAATGCTACATGTGTCGAAACTGAATTTGATGCTCATGAACTTTTAAAGAGTAGTATTGGACTTAATAGCGAGGCCAGTACTTCTTTTTCAGCATTAGATGCAACTGCGCAAGATAATGCGTCTAAAACAGCGTTACCCCAAGCAACAGTTGGAGTTAGTTCATTTATTGGATCTTCTGATCCATTTTCATTGCAACAAATCATAAATCCTAGTGCATTACGCACAACAAATTACATGTTTTTGGATAGCCGATATCGTAATTTAGGAACTGACGGACGTACAAAATTGGTGTGGGATTATCAAAATAACTTGACAACCCAACAAGGTACGGTAAATATGGTAGGATCAGTCCGTGATATTGTTCAATTTAAAGTATATGGATTTCGAATTCCTTATGTGACTTCTGCAGATACTCCACAAAAGAAAATTAGTATGACAATTGAAGAATTCCGGTCTCAGTCGTTTATTGCTCATGAAAACATTCGTTTCCATTTTCTATTCGATGTTAAAGCAGATGGAGATTATCTCAACTTAGTACCATCTAGCCAAAACAATGGAGTGTTTAAATTCAGCAAGCCCTTTACTGAATTTAGTAGTATTTCACTCACATTTGGAGCCCCATTATCCTCAGTGACCTTTGATTATGATAGATTATCCTGTACTTTTACTTACGGATCAACCACAACGGTCTCAACAGGATCAGAAAACCACAATCTTGTTTCAGGTGATATTGTCTATTTCGAAGATTTTGATACTGATGCAAGTGTTGTTGATCAAAGTACAATTACAACAATGAATAGATCCTCAGGTCATATAGTAACAGTAACAACAGATACTGCATTTACTATAGCGGTTGATACTAGTTCTATTACTGGCACTTCTGGCCTTTCAATTACAGGTATATTTGATTCTAAGCGAATTCAGATCGCAATGGAGGTCGTATCACTTAAATCTACTATTTAAAGATAAAACAGTTAATATAATATCATGTCTACATCTCAGAAACAAATTCCGCCTGAAGAGGCCCTAGTAACAATTACTAAACAATTAGAAGATCAAACGCAGCAACTTAGTGCTGCACAAAATCGTGTATGTTCTTTACAATCAAATTGTCTTCAACTAACCCAACAACAGGCTAGACTAAAGCAGATGATTGCTACTAAATTAGAAGAAGAATATAAAGAAAAAGTTCGACAGTTCGAACAAAAACTTAATAAAATGACTGTCGCGGCCAAAAAAGATAATATTCAATCATAAATAACTTGGCTTATTTTTTTTTATTCAAAACGAATGTGATGTACTTATTTATAATCATCATGATGTTTGAACCATCAAAAAAGTTTATATATTTAGATAATAATGCAACTACAATGATGTGTGAGAATGCTAAAAAAACAAATATATTATGGCAAAGTTCAGCCAATCCATCATCAAGTTCACGTCTGTCCCAACTGCCCAAAAAAGAGATTGAAAAGGCTAAAAATTATATTAACAAACATTGTAAATTGGCTGATAAGTATCACATTATTTTTAATTCCGGTGCCACTGAAGGAAACAGTTTTGCAATAAATTGTCTGACTAAATCATACAAGAAGATACTAAAACGTACTCCGCATCTTATCGTAAGTGCTGTTGAACATCATTCTATTATGCTTGCCACACAAATTATGAAGAAAAATGGGGATGCTGAGATAACTTATGTATATCCAAACCGCTTTGGTTCCATACTGGCCCGAGATGTTCAGAAAGCAATTAAACCAAATACAGCGCTGATTTCGATTATGTTTGCAAACAATGAGACTGGTTCGATTAATAATATTAAGGCGATTTCAGAGGTTGCCCATAAGCACAAAATACCCATTCACTCGGATTGCGTACAGGCTTTTGGAAAGTACAAAATCGATGTTGTGTCATATGGAATAGATATTTTAACCGCCAGTTTTCATAAATTACATGGGCCAAAAGGGGTTGGTTTACTACTTATAAACAAAGAATTGGCCGCTGGTTATAAGGTTTGTACATTCATTTATGGCAGTCAGCAGGGTGGATTACGTGGTGGTACCGAAAATGTGGCAGGTATTTTGAGTAGTATATCTGCAATGAAATGGGCTTTTACTCGACGAGCAACCAAAAACCGCCAACTACTCAAAATGCGTAAAATGATAATAGACCGACTGTCAAAAGTGTTTCATGTACAATATTTTACTGAAAAATTACCTGAAACGCCTGCAATTATATTAATTGGCCACCACCAAAAATGCAAGGATTACTTTCTTCCAAACACAATTTTACTCGGTATTTGGAAGCCAAAAGGGAAAGAATTCTGCAATGTTAATTTCAAAAAATGCCTAGATAAAGCCGGTGTTATTGTATCAATTTCCTCGGCATGTTTGACGAAATCTAAGAATGCCTCGCATGTTATGACTGCTATGAAGGTACCAACCAGACTTAAAAAAGGTATAATTAGAATTTCTTTGTCAGATATGACTACAGAAGACGAAGTAATTAAATTTGTAAATATTTTTATTAAAAAGCTTAAACCTCTGATTTAATTGAAAGTTTGATTGTATATTACTAATAAAAAAAATTGATAATTTAATAAGTAAATTATTAATTGATATGATGTATATCACTGACTCATCCAAATCGACTAAATACAATATTACTAAAATTATCAAATTTATAAAAAATAGCGTTGTTATCGAAGATAAAATTAATAAAGTGTATTCGTTTTTAACTAAACAAGACGATGTTCTATTGCAGTATTTGGCTAATTTAATGAATTGCGATACTACTATTAATAAAGTAATAGAATTTTGTACAAATTATAGCAACTCAGATAGTAAATTATTATCATTTTTAATTCGAACTGCAAGAACTGATAAAGACAATTATAACAAACTTATTACTAATATTTCTTGGGCATTTTGTTTTATTACACAGATTTATGGAATAAAAAATTATATCAAAATTAGAAGTTTATTCAAACATGTTCCTATTTATTATTATGAATTGTTAATTATTTTAGTTAATTCAGATACAAAGCATATGATTTGGACCGAATTATTAGAGAAAACTCCGGGTATGTGTAAAAATTCAACACTTACTATATTTAAAGAATTATGTAAATATGACAACAATGATTCGATAAAAGATCTAAAAAAAGTTCTAAGATTTGGATAAAAAAATATTTTTTTTTCATAATTTATTCATTGATTGCTACATTGGTTTTAGCAGTTCTTTTAGGCTTAGATGAAGTTTTAGACTTTCTCTTTTGTCTAGTTGATTTAGTCGATTTAGCTGCTTTAGATTTCTTAACTTTCTTATCAGGCTGTTGGGGTTTCTTGGGAGATACCTTGGTCTGTAGTTCAAAAGTGACTGTGCTTTCATCGGGTTGGCTTAGTTCAAAACTAAATTTCTGATTAACGTTAGGTTCCTCAGGGTTCTGATATAAAGCCACCTGTTGGTTAATATTTTGCATAATTTGATCAACATTTTCGATATTATGTGCAATAAGCATATTGGTAATAATCATAACAATTAGTTCAGTCTTAACAGTTTTGATATCAGTAATCTTAACTGCAGTCTCAATTGATTGAGAAATGATATCAAGAAGTTCGATCATAACGTTTGAACAAAATCGGCGGAAACATTCACCAATACTGTTACTGCTATCTTCATCAGCAAGAAGTTCAGTGCAAACTCGGTCAATGTAATGCCTAAAACTACGTGTTTGAGTATGAGATTCACCTTCTTTGGACTGATTATCAACCTTTTCAAACTGATAATAAGGGATTACTCTATTAAGACGCTTGGCAGTCTTGCGCTGAGCACTATCCATATTAGTAAATTCAAGGTTCTCTTGGTAAGATCCCAATCGCTTAATAAGCGGATAGAACCGAGTGTTATGAGTTCCTTCAACATCAGTTGCGTGCTGGCATTTAAGTGTAGCTCGCTTGTTCTTGGTCTTCTGTTCCAGGGCAAATTCACAAATATCCTGAACAATAAACTTGAACAGAGAAGTAATATACCAAGAAGTATCCTTACTAAATCGAGTTTTAGTGCTGGAAATGGCTTTAGATGCCAGATCAAGAGTTAGCTTTTGTTTGCGGGGTTTAACAGGCTTTTCTTTCGTATCATCCTTCTTAGATTTATAGTATGCTAGAGCCCTTTTATAAGTGCTAAGTAGGCCAGAATAATAGGAATCATACGCAGCCTGAGCATATTCAAGATGTTCGGGCCCTAAATCTTCAACGCATTTAACCAAGTCTTGGTCAATATCTTCAAGAGTAAATTTATCTTCTTTGCTGAGTTTTACAAAATTGGGAGTTTTCTTAAGCTTTTCCAGAACACCTTCATCAGTAAGTTCTTCACTATTTTTGGTTCTAAACTCACTAATATTTTCCGCATTAGCTTCTAATAAAAGTCTTTGGTTCTCCTTATCAACAAGAGATTTATTGTAAGATCGGAGATTATTAATTGCATTTAGGTGCGCGCATGGCTCACGGTTTAAGAAAGTACCATTAATGTATCTTTGGACACGAGGTCTGCATTTTCTGAAACTAGGTTTAGAAGCTTTTTGTTGCTTATGTTCAGTCATTTCGGACTTAGATTTAGTGGTTACAATAGGTGCCATTGGTATGAATATATATGTGGTATTCTTTAATTAAAAAAAGTAATTAATCGGTTTTTAAAAGATTTTATCTATTCACTAATACCTAATCTACTTTCAAACTTGTTAAGCATATCCTTAGTTGACTCTACTTTTACCATATCCGATTCTTCTGATCCACCCATTTCAGGTTCAATTAGATTATCTTGCTCATCCATATCAACTAGTTTGGGTAACTCTGACATGTCAAAATTTTGAGTGAGAGGGGTTTCATCAGAATCCGATTCAACTTCTGTAATTTTCTCATGATCTTGAATAGTTTTTGATTGAGTATCAATAATATTTGTTAGTTCTTGGTCAGATAATTCTGGTTCAGGCTCCGGCTCCTGCACTGACTCTTCTTGAATAGTTGGAAGTTTTTTTTCCATCGCTGGCGCCTTTTTTTCTGACACAGCAGGTCCTTTTCTGGTTGGTTGTGGAGGTGGATGTTCGTGTGGATGAGTGTGGTGTACCTGTTCATTTCTACGTTGATCTCTAAAATAAAATCCAATAACTAATAGCATAATAACAACTAAAACAATCAATACAATTGTAACAATTTTCAAAGTATTTGTTTTAGATTGAGGTTGATCATCAATTTCGGTCTCTTCATCGGTTTTTACCAAAGATTTTTGAATTCTTTCCACACTTGGTGGTGGGATTGAAGTTGGTACTGGAAATCTAATTGAAGCCATTATTTTTAAGTATCCTTTATGTACTAAAAGTCTTACTTGTTCAAAATATAATTCAAACAAAAAATCCAACTAAATATATAATAATACAATGGAGAAGATCGCGAATTTTATAAACGAGGTATTGGGAAAATTTAACCAATACTTCCTTGAATTCAGTAAGGTGGTATATATTTCCTCTAAAATTTCGCAAATTAATGAAATTTTTAAAACAATATCTAAAGATAATTCTAAATTAATAATTCGCCTGAAAGCATTGAAACCATCTATAAAAGATGATCAATATGTCGAACTTATTTTCCAGATCTTTGTGTTGTTTAATTCGGTTTTAAAGGGATTATCGGAGGCCCGAAAACAACTTATAATACAGACCAATAAACAAGATAATTTTGATACAAGCGTTACACGAACTTCAATAAATGATACAACAGTTATTTTCCAGGATGTTCTGTCTTATTATGATCGTCTAATTTTAATGAACCCAAGTCAAGAAATATTACAGAATTCAACCAAAATGATATTAGAAAAAACAAAAAATATCGAAATAATAATCATAATTTTTAAAAAATATCCTGTATCTAGCAAACTAATATCATTAATTATTGAGAAAATTGGTAGTCAATCTCGGGATGATGAATTCAAAATGATTGATGTAATTGCGGATTTGAAGAGGTGGTCTATGTCAACATCAATTAAAAAAACCAATAACCCGCCCCTAAAAACCTTTGGATTTATCAGTTATGAGGCTTATGAATTACCAATATTTCTAAAAAAATATTTTAATACTGATGTAAAAAAAGCTAATGAATCCATATTTAATAAACTTTCCAAAGGCACAACCAGTATTTTATTATTTAAACGCATTAATGGATCTAATTCTATTCGTTTTGATGATTCCAAATTATTTGAAATTAAACAGAGTCAATTTGAGATACCCGGAATAAGTAAAAAAATGGCCGCTGATCGTTCTACGATACATATTGATAATGATCAAATTCGTTCTACTTGGGATTTTAGTATACAACTATTTGGGTCTGAAAAAGCAACTAATTTCTATGTTATTGAGACAATTGATGGCATTAAATATAATTTTATGATGCCTTGGATGAGAGCAACCAATTTCTTGTTAAAAAGATTTCGAGTGCAGAATATTCTAAATTATATGATCGATAATGTCGATATAAATGATAAATATAACCAGTTTTGTATTCAAGAAGCTAAGGAAAATATGTTTTTGTCACAAAGAATTGATTTAGATAACATGACTCAAAAAGCGGAATTTAAGGCACGAGATATAAAACAAAAAGCCCTTGTTGGATATAAGGAATTCTGGTCTAAATTTGCTTCTAAACACGACTATAAACTGGAAAATATTGTATCTGATAAGACCTTTGATGATATATTAATTGATGCAATTTTCGGTATGTTTGAAACAAAAAATCCCCATTATACAAAGGAATTATTGAGTTCATATATTGTTGATATTAACATATTGTTGTTGCGATTTAAGCGTGAAATCCAGGAAAAATTACCTGAATTTATACTTTCCGAGTTAATAAAAGTGTCCCATATGGTTCAATTATCTCAGTTTATGAAAATGATGGAAACGGTATTAAACAATATTATCGACGATAAACATGATATAACTCACTCATTAAAATACAAAGAAAATATTATGAATATAGAAACTATTGTATTATAAAAAATAGACAAATAGATAATATTGTAGATATGTCTGAAACTATTCAAGATAAAAAGAAGAGAGGGCGGCCAAAAATCAAAAAAGAGGCCACTATAATTAAGCGAGGTAGGGGTAGGCCTCCTTCTGCACAGAAAAAAACATCTACTGTTGTAATTCCAAAAACTGGAATATCAACTACTCCCAAAGATGTAAGTAATAAAATGGAATTTATTTATGATAACCCAATGCCTTTCAATAGAATTTTCAAACAGCATTTTAAGGGAATTAGGAAAACAGTCCAATTTAAATTTACTCCAAATTCGTTTATAATTTACACTCAAGACCACACCCAACAAAATGATATACTTATTGGTATTGATTTAACCAAAGTTAATCATTATTATTGTAAGGATACTATTAGTGTTGGTCTTAGTTCAAAGAACCTAGAAATTATTATGAATATGATAGATAAAACATATGATTGTATTAAATTCGTATACAAGGTTGTTGATGGTATTGATTCATTTTATACTCTTTTTGAAAACATAAACATGGGGAGTATAGAAAAACATAAGCTCACTTTTGATCAAGAATATCAGAAAATAACCGAAAAATGTCAGGAAGAATTTGATAACACTAAATACCCTATCAAATTCAAATTGTTGAGTAAATTTTTCAAAAAGAAGATCTCTGATTTTAAATCATTATCAGATAAAGTTTCAATTATAAAACGGGGAGAACATGGTCCAATCACATTCTTTTGTTTCTCAAGAGATCGCAAAAATAAGTCACAAGTAATTCTTAATAATGATAAAAAAATAGAATTAGAATCTAAAATAACTGAAGATGATATATTTAGTGTTGAATTTGATATTGATAATATTATGTTGGCAGGATCATCTACTTTGGCAGAATTTATACATATTTGTGCAAGTGAGAATGACCGATTATTAACAAAGATGAATGTAGATAATGGTGTGTTTCAAATTAAAATTCTGACTCAAATTAATACTTTTCAAAGGCATACAAATTGAATAATTACATATTATTTTTTAGACAAAATATCACATATCGACAACAAAACATTGGAAATATCTATATAATATTGTTCTATTTGCTCGATTTGTACTGCAAATTTAGAAAATAACACCAGAATATTATCAATTATTTCATTAATATCTGCATTTTTTAGTAGTTGTTTTCGGCATATGGTTGTCATAAATGTTGGATAAGATACAGTTGAGTTTTTTAAAATATTAATAACTTTGTCATTTTTTGTGTTTGCAAGAGGGAATAACAAGAGTTTTTTTAACCGTTCAACTGGCACCATAGGACAAAAACCCGGATATTCAAATGTTGCCAATTCGCGAATTTCTTGTCCGGCATTTAGTAAAATTGGTGATGATGATGTGTAAGAGGACTCTTCATTCCATTTTTTTATTAACCCAGGGGCTCTTTTACCGAGTCTATCAATCACTATATTTTCGTACTCTTTGCGCATAATATTAAACAATTTACGTACTCCAAACACTAATGGCTCCTTGATTTTCGTACAAGATGTTAGAATTTGGCGATAAAATTCATCGTCATTTTCATAGATTTCGTCTACCAAAAATGATACTAATTCATCATAAGTTATGTCCTTGGGAATATCAAATAAGTTGGTAACAAATTCCATAATTTTATCGGGAGAAACATCTCTTTTCTTGAAATTTTCCCATTTTAGAATAATATCTTTGATATAAAACATAGCCCGCCCTCCGGCTTTTTGAGAAGAGGATCCAAGTATTTGGCGTTTTGGTACCTCCAATCCACCTATCACTGAAGAAAGTTTGTGTTCCATTAATATATCAAAGATAGTTATTGATTATGAGTTCAATTATTGGCGAGGAACCCAGTGAATGTTCGCCACATATAAAGAAAAATAATGGCTCTTGTTTAACTGATTCAATGGTATCTACCATTAAAAATATAGTAATTAAAGACGGTGGAGATACTAAATTTGAAGATCTGGGGGAAAGTATAAAAAGGCCCCAAATTATTGAAGAGGCAAAAAAGGCCACAGATTGCCAAACTGAAAGTTGTGTGGTCGACAAATTAACTCCGCAAATAGGATATCATAAGGCCCAAGAAGAATTAAAAGAGAGGTTCAAACCAGAAGGCCCAAGTCATTCAACTGATTTGCTTTCCAATTTTAATATAGATGATGTAATGGCACAATGGGTAAAGAAGTTCAATAGGTTTTATCATATTACGTTCCAAATGATAGATTTTGCTAAAATGCGTACTGAACTAGCAACTATAGACTTTCAAAAACATTATAACAATTCCAATAAAGATACTTTTGGGGTTATATTAAACACAGACGTTAGTACTGGTGGTGGGATTCATTGGTTCGCATTATTTGTGGATTTTAGATCCAATCCAATCACATTGGAATATTTTAATAGTTCTGGTGAGTTTCCATATCCACAAGTACATGAGTGGCTTAATGATAAAAAATTCGAACTAGAAGATAAGTTTGGTGCCCCTGTAAAGATAGTAATAGTTGGTGATGTTCAATATCAAAAGGATCATCATTCTTGTGGGCCATATTCACTATTTTATATTTACGGTCGTTTGAACGGATATTCTCCCAAAATATTCAAGAACACTGATTTAGTAAATGACCGTAATATGTTGGAATTTCGAAAACATTTGTTTCGGCATGGATTTTAATTTACTATTTTAATAAATTTGAAAAAATAATTATAAAGTATTACATAATGTCAAACCAGTACGAAACATATCTGAATATTCAGAAATTTATTGAGAAAAGAGGTTATAAGGTGTTGGGAAAATATGAAAATAAAGATGATTTTGGTTCCTTAATGGATTTTCATAGTAAGGTAGAAATACATTGTATAAGCAAAACTGGTCAAAATATTCATATTTTCCTTACCCATGCAAACATGACAAAGCTCAGAAAGAATACGATAAAAACAGATTATTTGAAAAAAATTGTATTTTCGGTGATAAAAAAAGATAAAAAAGCACCAAAAATTATTATTATTAGCCCCGAACCAATATCACAATTAAGTAGATTCAATATGACTCATGCAAAAGGAATTGAAATAATTAATATGCTTCAAATTCATTTCACCACAGATATTACAAAAGGTCCCTTCTGTTTCCCTCACACTATTGTTCCAAAAGATCAGGTTGGTCCAATTATGCACAGTTTAGGTATCAATAAACTTTATAATCTGCCAAAAATTAAAAAAACTGACCCACAATGTTTGAGAATTGGGGCAAATGTTGGTGATTTAATCAAGATTGAATCTCTTTCACAAATGGCTGGTAAACGAATTTCATATAGATTTTGTATTCCTTAAAGTTGCTTTTTAATCTCATCAATAGCACTTTCAAATTGTAATTTAAGTTTAGATAACTGAGTTTCTAAATGATCAATATTTTTTTGATATGTTCGAGTAATTTCTTGTAGTTTATGCCTTAAAACAGATTTATTATGTGATTTTGGCGACATCTTTATTTCTTCTTCTGAACTACTTGGGCAAGATGATAATATCTCTTCTGATTTGGTAGACTCTTCTTCTTCTTCTGAACTACTTGGGCAAGATGATAATATCTCTTCTGATTTGGTAGACTCTTCTTCTTCTGAACTACTTGGGCAAGATGAAATATTTTCATCTTCAGACCCAACCAGTTCTTTAGAAACCCCTTCAATTATTTTGTTTAAACTCCATCTTTTCTTTCCTTTTGTTTGATAATTTGGATAAAATTCATATAATTTTTCTACTTTTTTGATAGGATCTTCAATTTGTTTAATGATCTGAGATCGTTCAATAATCCGACGTAAAGCCGGAGTGTGCTTTTTAATATAATCTGGCTGCTTTTTTACTTCAACAACTGTGGCATCAAATAATTTCCATGCTAAAGCACCAAGAGCGGATTTGGGATATTTCTTTTTAAATGATCTGATATAGTGTCTTTGTGTCTTTCCTGCATGATCAGGCGAATATAATTTGATATCAGTAACTCCATATTTGGTATAAATATCCGATTCCAATAGGTTTGCAGTGGTAGTTGATTTAATAAGACTTATTGGATTAACAATAAATCTGATCTTTTTTTCTCTATATAGAGATGTTAATTTGCCAATAAAATCAAAATCAATTGCACCAATATCAACAAAATCATCACTAATTTGTAATAATTCTTGTACTTCAGAACGACATCCTTTGGCATATCCGAAACAAATAGATCCATATGCAATAGGTTCTACATTTGTAAATTTTGAAGATGCTGAAGTGTGAATATTTAGATTGTAATCAAATTTATTACGTAAATCATTAACCCAACTACAAGCTCTGTACGAATTTGAAACAAAAATGCCAAATGAGGTTGGTAGTTCAGATGTTGTATCTAAGCCAGCTAACACTTGTGGGAGATAATGTTTGGGGATTTTGCCTTTTGCAATACTACTAAACGGCGATTTGAACTCCAATAACACAAACATTGCTTTAATAATTGCAATTCCATCGGGACTATATCGATGAAGGGAAGTGTCTCTATGAGGGATATTTCCGGTTTCGTGCACTTTTGTTCCAAATATTATTTCAGTAAATTTTTGAGTTACTTCTTCAAATAATTGCCCCCATCTAGTATAAACATTACCATTAAATGGTATTAGACCACCCTTAGCAGCGACAATCCCTCCTTCGTCTGAATAAATTGATTGTCCTATAGCTGCAGCAATCTCACTACCACCAACTGCCCCTTTACGTAATTCAAGCCATTCTTGAGATCCCTGAATTGTTGAGTTAAATTTATTTACATATTTTATTAAACGTTTTTCCATAGTTAATTATGGATCTACTGAAAGAGTTGACCTGCTTAAAGAGCAAAATTATTGGTATAAAAGGCCAAAATTTGCTAGATGTATTTAAAATTGTCAAAGAAATTTACCAGAGTATGGAAAAAGATCTTATAGAATATAAGAGAAATCTATCTAAAGTTTATAACGAACTAAATAATAATCAATTTTCATTTTCTGCAATAAGTCCGGAAATGATGAATGCACACAACCATAAAATGCTTCAATCTATTACAGATACTCCTAAATATGAAGAAAATAAGACTAAAACATACAGCATTGGTTCTATTAAATATGACTTTCCAATCATCAAGTCATTGCAAGATATTCCAATTCCATATTACTATTTTGAAGGTAATAAAAGAAATAAAATCCCAGCAGGATTGTATATGTGTGTGGGTCCAAATACTTATGTCCAAATTTGTATTCCAGATATTATTAGTTCAAATACAAGGTTTTACAAGACAGATCCTTGTAAATACAAGAATGTGGCATCCTGTATGCATAATAAGAGATCATATTATTCAGGCGTACGATACTGCAACTACTCACATATTGGGGAAAAATTAATAAAAATTGGCCCTGTACCGCGATGTAGAAGAAACCCTATATTGGGGTCAAAATCTACGTTAAATAAAATAGAAATGGATCAAACTTCACACAAGGAGATTAAAACAATTCTTATGTATGGAATATCTGATATAATGGTTGCGTTTTGTAAATCTATTGTAGAAACACCAGATAATTCTATTATATATAGGAACTTAGATGTCGTCGAAGAAATTTGACAAGACAATTAATCTTAAACAAATACGCCAGGAATGTAAAAATATTTACGATAATTTGACATATCATTATTTTTTACCTATTGATGAAGTAAAATCTGAATTAAACAAATTTGTTGAATATTTGGTGACTGTTAAAAAATTATATGATGATTTATTAAACAACTTTGAAGACTGTAAATTACTAATTAAAACCCGCATTACAAAGATTTCTGAGGAAACCAAAACAATTACACTTCCCCAAAAACGATATATTGGCCATAGAGATGTATGCATAACGGAGGGGCAAGAATTACCAATAAAACGAGTTTTAACTCTATCAAATATACCAAATTACCCATTATATTACTTACATCATAGCAAAGAATTTGTGATCAAGATAGCAAATATTACTTTTAGAGGAAATTTACAGAATTTCCAAAAATCAAATTGGATATATACTGAACAACCATGGACTAAAAAAAATAATTCTATGAGACATATTGGAGATAAAAAGAACTTGCAATTAGATATTTTGCGTATAAAACAAAGATCTATCACTCATTCTAAATCATGTAAACATGAGATAAATATGCGACTTAAACAACTTATGCATGACCTACTTATTATAATAATTTTAAAAGAAAACTCATTGTTATAGACAACTATATTTTTCGCTTTCTTAGACGTTTTAAGTTATTAAAAATATATTTCATTGCCGATTTCTGGCGATTTCGAATTGTTAAATTGGTAGTTAAAATATCTATATCAGTTAATTTAACCCATCTAATATCTTGAACTTCCGAGTACTGATGGGGTTCTTTAAACGTTAAACATGGTTTATAATCAGTATTATCAATTATGGCTGTATAGTAAATATTCTTATAAATCACATTACAATCAACAAATGTTTCCGTGAATTCAGGTATGTCATGCGCTATTCTATAGTCTTTTATAGTTGTTTCTTCATGGAATTCGCGCATAGCAGTTGTAAGTTTTTCCTCTTTAATATCGCTTCTACCTTTCGGTATTTCCCAAATAGTTTCCATAAAAGTACTATTTTTAAGTGCACTAGATACTACATCTCTATATTTCTCTAATCTGGTGAATATTTGTTTTTTATTACTGTATAGAAGTCCTATATTGCTATAAATATTTGATAATTTTATGAGGCTTTTTTTATCAGAATCCCTTGAAATGGGAACATATAACCATATTTTTATCCAAATAAAATCAAAATTCATTGTAGCAATTGTCATTTTTTCATCATAAGTCATACCATTAAACAATTTTTTTAGATCATAATACAAATTCTTAAACGAATAATTCCCATACACAAACTCAAAAAAACTATAAGTAAAACGCTTTTTTACCATTATTATTTCAAAATGATCATTTTTGCGTTTTCTGCAACAAGCAATCCCATATGAAGTCTTAGTCTTCATGTTATAAGTAAGTAAAAAAATTATCTACAAATGGTTTGTTTTATAATTATTAAGTCATTTTATCAACAACTAAGTCGATCATAGTTTTATCTGGAGGAACAATATTATTGTTGTCAAAATTATAGATTGATACAGAATATTTTTTTGATAAATTAATTTTTTCTTTTGATATAAGTGCTTGTTGAAATTTTAACTCAAATCCATTTTTTACATCATCAGTTCTAAATTTTTGATCTATCAAATTTGGGTGTAATTTCTTCTTAATTAGCTGACCAATATATAAAGGATGTCTTGGGTTAAATAGTACTGAATCTGCTCTAATTGTATTTCCTTGGCCGAAAATCTTCATTTGACCATTGGCAGAATATTTAAAAATTGGATTAATGTCTATAATAAAATCCAAAATTCTCTTCTGGTACATGAAATTCAATGGGCAAATCATTCCTCTTTCCATATAACGTAAAATATTTACAATAGGACTTCTTTTACCGATTAAATTCCAGTTGTAGAAGGTACCCACCCCACTCACTAATGAAGAATATGCTGCTTCGGTCATCTTGAATTCGCCATCATAATATCCTTTTACCATATCAACATGGAAAGACCTAACAAATTGAGTTGCATTTCGATATATACGAAATATTTCAATAGGCCTATTTGCACCAAACACTGCAAATTTATGACTATTTATTTTCTCCATTTTTGCATTTGGAAGACTTTTCTTAATGTCTTCAAAGATATTGTTTGCATGGATCGGAAATGCATCGTCAAGAGATACATAAACCCCAATATCAATATCAGTAATAAATGGTTTTTCAAAATCTCCATTATACCACTCAAGAGTGTCCATAATTTTATATGCTTTATGATTAGTAAAATACAGAGATCTTTTTGATGGATAAAGAGATTCCATATAGTTAATAAATGCGTATTTATTATCCATATCAATTGTTTTTACTAGTTGTGGATTATAATTAATGAGATTCTTGTTTACATAATTGTCTTCCAATTGAGATCGTAAAATGCATAAAGGAATCACCGAACCAGTCAAGAACGCACAATGATCCTTCCATTTTACATGTTTTAGTACACCGTCAGTGAAAATTTCAAGACGTTTATGCGCGATCTCAGGAGGTAATAAATATCGGTTTTTTCGGTTTCCATCAATAACTAACTTTAATGAATTAATATTATTATAATCATAACTATTAGAGTGAATTAAATGATAATCGGTTTCAAACCTGGGTAATTTATATGCATCAGATAATTTAATCAAAAATCTCGCGTGTTTTGGAGCTTTATGTTTTAAAAGTACTTGCTCAAATCTCAAAATATGATGTGCGTAAAACAAACAATATTGATATATGTTATGCAAATTTGGAGCCCTAAGTTTTAATAAATGTTCCCATAGATTACCATTTAGAACAATATCACAGTATTTTGGTGACATTGCAAGTCGGGAAAACAAAAGTACTGCATTTTTTTCATACCCTAAATTGATAATATCAATGATATTTTTAATAAATACTGGTAATTTTTTATGTTTTATGAAGATTGGTTTATATACATTTTTGTTGTTATTATTGTATAAAAAGTTAATTTTATTCTTAATTTTCTTTTTATTTGAAGTCCAATATTCTACAGATTTCGCATCCATATCATCATATAAAATTTTATTTTCCGAGTTATTTTTGGGCAAATCGGTTGTGTTCAAGAATAGTTTATTTTTAAAGAAATCTGTTATTCTAGTTAACCAGCCAACCTGAATTGGTTTATTTTTTAAAGAACTTTTATTCTTAATTTTAACTTCTCCTTTACGAAATTTATCATATAATTGCTTTTGTGATGGTAAATATTGTGAGTTTGATAAATAATGAAAGAAACTAGCATTTGACGTGAATTTATTCCAAAAATTATCACTACATTCAATTTGATTAATAAGTTCAAATATTTTGTGGTTAATGAGTATTTTATTGATTTTAATATTATGTTTATTAAGTGTTTGCAGTAACTCAATAAACTTATTTAGGTCTTTAAAATCATCCAAAATATCTAAAATATCTATATAAAACGTTTTTGTAATATTAATTGATTTGCTAGTTGTTGAACTTTTAAATTTGAATATTATTTTATCATTATATATTAAATCTATATTGTTAATACACGGTTTAAATTGCGGTACAACAGGCATTATTAAAGAAAATAAATTTCAATTTTACAATGGTATTTGTACTTAAATTTTTAGAAAAAACTATTAAATCACAGGTTTGTAAAATAGATATCAATGATAAACCAGTAATAATAAATCATTTTATTGATTCTTTAACCAAATTGATCATTAATATACAAAGAGGACAGCGCATTTTTGTCGATAATAAATTTACAAAACCGCCTTATAAAACAATGAATGAATATAAATATTATAATATTGATACACAGTTTGTTTTCGAAAAAGGTGTGATTGTAATGCCAATCATTACAATTGGTGACACTCATTTATCTAGTTCATTGATTAAATATTATTACAATTATTTGCTAAATAAACATAAATTACAGATAATTAAAAAACCAGAATGTGAGAACGGATTTACGTATTATTACCGAAATAAATTGGTTAAAATAGATGATTGGGAATTTATTTACCATTTTGAAAATCATGAAAATTTTATGAGATTTCCAATGAATTTATTCACAATTTTAGTAGATGTGGATGATATGTTTGATTATAAAGAAGGTATAACTGTGTTTAAACATTGGTCTAAATTATCATCCAAAAAGCGAATTCCTATTGACAAAGTATCTCTGATGAACAATTACTTTAAAATGGAACCAAAGTCTGGAATGGAACAACTACCAGTACAAACAAATAATTATAAGAGATGTGCTAAATCATCAATTTATGAATCATTTATATGGTTTGATCATCATAAAAATAATGGATCTTTATATTTAGGTCCGAAGGATTCCGATGTTATTTACCCAGAATTGCCATTATGTATAAATTGCTATCAATCAGTGTATGATACCGGGACATTAATTAGTTCATCAATATTTTATTACTTATCATGCAATTCTTGTATTGATTGCGCCTCTGAACGTGTTAATGCTCAGTTTAAATATATTTTAGATAATAGTATCTTATACTGTATAACTTTGCCGTCTTATGAGCAGGCTTTTTTAAAATTGAAAAAAGAATTTTTAAATAGACGACTCAAATAATGTTATACCTAGATTATGCTAATATACCAAAATTTAGTTTTAAAGATCCTAAATACAAAGAAATACAACAAACAAGAAGATTTAAACTATTATTATTTGCTCAAAAATTAACTGCACATAATGTATTTAATTCCATTTCACATAAACAAAAAGAGAAACATATATGGAATTTAGAGTCAGGTTGTTATAACTCAACAATCGACCAGGCAGAAAAGTTTGGTATTTGCAGAACACTTAATACAAGTAATTTTATTAAAATGTACCATACTATTTGCACAAAACTGCTACAAATTATTGATATTAAATATAAAAATTCAAATGTCCTTGTTGGTCGGATTGTTGGAGGAAAAATATGCCCATTTAAGATGGGATCTATGCCATTATCACAAATATTACCAGAAAAGTATGAAGAATTGAACATAACCATTAAGAAAAAATACTCGGATGATAAGAGAAAATTAGAGAAAAATTTACTATATAGATGCCCAAAATGTAAGCAAAATTATATTCAGATTGAAAATAGATATAACTGCTCAGCCGACGAAACAGTTAATTTAACACTAACTTGTACAAAATGTGGTTGTCAATGGAATGCATAAATCGATAAAAAAATAATATAAATTTACCTATGTGGACTTACTTTCCACATAATTGGTAAACATTTTTTTCGCCTCTCGAAGTTGTTTTTTGACTGTATGAAATGATTTTGTCCATTTAACATCAAGGGCTTTCGCCTCATCAGATGCTAATGCTACATCACCACTTCCTGATTGAATAATAGTTAATAAGTTGGAAACCTGGGTTTCTAATTTCAAAATACGTTCGTCATTATTAGATTCTTTATTATCCATCTCAAGCCGTTTTACTTTTTCAGTTAATGCAGAAATATTAGATTTCATACTTTCCTGGTCTTTTTTAATGTCTTCGAGTTGTCTAGAGGGTGCAAGGGCTTTAATTTTACCATCAATTACATTTATTTTTGAAGATAAATCTCCTATTTTATTCAATATATTTTCCATTACACCCCCATCACTGGATACTGAACGAGGTTTTTCTAGAGCATCTAATATATTAGAAATTCTTGTATCTGTAGTATTTTTCAAAGATTCAATTTCTTTTTTTGTATCAGCTAATTTCTTAGAAAATTCTCCAAATTTACGAAGTTCAATAAGTTCTGTAGTAATATCATCAAGACGAGATTGTGAATTTTCTGCCATTTTAGAAATGTTAGCAATATCATGAGATAAGACTTTATTAGCAGATTTAAGAGTTTTATATTTCTTAGACTCTTTTAGATTTTTAATTTCAGACTGAGTTTTAAGTTGAACTGATTCTAACTTTAATGTCAAAGAAGAAATCTGGTCTTTTAAATCATCAGAAACATTAGTTAAATTCTTAATGTTTTCAGTAATACTTGTTTTTAATTCTTTGGTTTGTGATTTATATTCTTGTTGATACTTGACCAAATCTTCCAATTGGTTGCTTAATTCAATAGTAGCGCCCTGTTCTTTTTCTTCAGATTCCTCTTCTTCAGTAGTTTCCTGAACCTGTTTTTTAATTTCATTAACGTTTGACTCAAGATAGTCAACTCTAGAAATCACAGTTTGTACATTATCTTTGATGTTCTGCACCCATTGCGATAAGATTTGATAAGCAGTTTGTTCATTTCTTTGAGATTGGGCCATATGAATAACAGCATCTTCTATTTTGGACCTAATTCGGCTTGATGATGAATGTGCTGGAGATGCTGCAACTGAATTAGAAGTAGAGCCTTCCTCTTCAATATCTTTTGGTGATTCTCCCTTACCCTCATCACTAATAATCGAAGTAAATTCGGGGGATAATTGTATAGGAGTTACTTCAGGTGAGGGTTCACCAGCAAATGGTCCAGCGGAAGGAGATGTTCTTTTAGGAGTGTCGGAATCCAAATTAAATGGTTCTAATTGTGCCATTTTTGGCCTAATCGCTTCTACTTTAGGAGTGTCATGAGCCGGCTTATCCAATTGTTTTGATTCTTCATCGGATTTTTCCGATTTCTCTTCAGGAACACTTTCAACTAATTTAGGAGTCTGTTCTTCATCGGATTTTTCCGCTTTCTCTTCAGGATCACTTTCAACTAATTTAGGAGTTTTTTCTTCATCGGATTTTTCCGCTTTCTCTTCAGGATCACTTTCATCGGATTTTTCCGCTTTCTCTTCAGGATCACTTTCATCGGATTTTTCCGCTTTCTCTTCAGGACCACTTTCATCGGATTTTTCTGCTTTCTCTTCAGGATCACTTTTGACTAATTTAGGAGTTTTTTCTTCATCGGATTTTTCTTTTTTCTCTTCACCCAACAACACTTCAGGATCTTGTTCTTCACTCAATACAGGTAGTTTGTCCGATAAAGTGGTCATGATTATATATAGGATTATATATATTTGCCAATATTTTTTTGAATAGAAAATAAAATTACAAGTTAATATATAGGAAAAAAATGAAAATTTGCATTAAAAATTTTAATTTTAAATACATAAATGAGGATTGTTGGCTACATAAAATGAATAATTTAATACAAAATCGTGGGGAAATAGATATAAAATTTCCGATTTCTTTGGAGGCAGATACGATAGAATGGACAAATTTATTTAAATTATGTGACCAAGATTTGTTGATTTTAGAAAACTACTTTAAAATCAGTTCAATCGAATATTATTTTCGTGCTAAAAAAGATATCAACCATGCTCTATTTTTGGCTGCAATTTCAGATAACTTACCAGCAATGAAATTATTTATTGATAATAATGCCGATTTATTTATGAAAAATGGTATAATTTTTAAAAAAGTTGCAGAAATTGGGTATAAAAATATACTAGAATTTTTGTTTTCTCAGACCGGTATAGATGATAAAACACTCCATTATTGTCTATATGCGATGATAAAAAAGAACCATTTAGGAGTTCTAAAATTATTATTTATAAATAGTAAATACAGCAATTCTTTTAAAAATATTTGCAAAAAAATGGATTTATCAAACCTAATTGAGGGGTGTAATGATGAAATGTCCGCGTTTTTATTATCTAAACATTCATTGTAAATTTTATGCCAGAGTGGGCTTCATAGTTCAATAGTTGCATATCTTCGATATTATAATCATACGGCATATCTTTTTTTCCATTAACAAATAGTAGTGGATATGATTTTGGTTCTCGATTAACCAATTTGTTAAGGTCAAATTCATTATAATTATCGTAAATATGACAATCAACTGGAGACCAGATTACCTCTTTTGCTCGCATTCCAGTACATTTAGCAATCAGAATTGTCAAAACCGCTGCAAATGTCACATTCCAAGCGCCAGCCAGCACAATATCACTACTTCTTTGGAAAAACACACAAGAAAGTTCGGGCTGAGCATCTCCAGAAACATAAAAATTGTAAGTCATATGGCAAGGAGGAAGTGACATTTTATTGATATCTGATACATTCCAGGCCGTTAAAATATGGCGACGAGAGTGTGGATTTTTGGCCCGTAAATTATTAACAAGGTTCTTGATTTGATCAATTCCGTCATATTTTGTATGACAGTTCACGTATTTTTCACCCCAATGCCTCCATTGGAATCCATAAATTGGGCCACAGTCTCCTTCCTCTAAATTTAGTCCTAAATTATTTAAAGCCTCTTTAGAAGAATTCTTTGACCAGATAAATACTTTTTGTTCCTCAAGTATCTTTGCATCAGTCTGACCTCTCAGCATCCATAATAATTCGGCCACAATCATGCGGAATGAAGTCCTACGAATGGTCGAAATTGGGATCTGATAGGCATCCACAAATGGCTTATAATCAATAGGAAATCTGAATTGAGGTCCAATAAGTGATCGTGTACCAATTCCAGTACGGTCGACTTTTTTATAACCTTCTTCCATAATTTTTGTAATAAATTTCTGAAATTCCTTTTCATGATGGTTTTTAGAACGATAAACTTTAATAACAAAGGACTTATGTTGAGTAGTCTTGATTGGTCTAATATTCTTTAATTTTGGTAGGAAGACGTCACAATCATAATTTTGCTTTAAATATGTAATATGAAACTCTTCAATTATGTTTAGGTCTAAAAACGCCTTATAAATTGCAGCACCTCCGATAACCCACTTTGTTCGTTTCTTAAACTTATCTAACACATATAAACACTCTCGTAGATTGCTGACCCAGAAAACTGTATCTGTATTGGTCATATCCTTTGCATGAGACGATAAGATAATGTTAATTCGATTTGGTAGAGGTCGTTTGGGTAGACTTAACCACGTTTTTGAACCCATTACCACCACCGAATTCTTTGTTTTTTGGCGAAATATTTTCAGATCTTCTTGCAATTTCCATGGGATTGTACCGTCACGCCCGAGACCTCTCTTGACATCAATAGCGGCTATTAGCTTCATATTATATGATATAGTATAAATTTATTCATTTTTAAATATGAAAATCATATTACATATTATACAGAATGTCAATTCCTATTGGTTCTCATGTTTCCGGCAACTCAGTTGTCAAAAGCGTCGAAGAATTTGGCCTCACTGCAATTCAAGTGTTTTCGCATGGGCCGCGAAACTCTAGAGCCAATAAATTAGACAGAACTATGCTTAAAAATATGAACAAGATATTTAAATGTATTCATTCTTCATATCCAACAGTCGGCATTTGGAATGCGAATAAAGGCAAAAAAGAATATTACGCCAAAGTTCTTGAGGACCAATTTGAAGCCTGTTATGATATTGGTGCAATAGATTTAGTAGTCCATTTGAAGAAATTATCATTGAACGACGTGTCCGAAGTCATCGAAATACTGGCTCCAGCAATTAATAAAGCGTGCAAAAAATATAAAACAAAAATTTTGTTTGAAAATGCTGCCACTAAAAAGGGCGCCGGAACATATGAGACACCAACCAAATTAGGCCAATTTTGCTCGGTAATTAAGAATAGTAGCCTGGACGATACTGCCTGGGGGATTTGCATTGATACCGCCCATCTTTGGTCAAGCGGATCCGACATTCAAACACGTCGAAAAGCTAAGGCATGGCTAGATGGTTTTGCATTCAAGAGCCGAATTAAACTGTTTCATATTAATGGGTCCCAGAGACTTCTGAACAGCGGAGTCGACAAACACGCGGTTTGTTTTGCAGAAGATGATAATATTTGGGGCGAATTTAAGCCGGCCGATAGCGGCCTAGTTGAGTTTGTTAAGTTTGCTAGAAAGTTTAAAGTTCCAATTATCCTTGAACCTAAATTAATTGATCCAACAGATGTCCATACAGCCTTAAAACATATTCGTAAAATGAAATAGAAATATGATCTTATTTTTTTGGTTTACAAAACCAACATTTTATGCGGGCTCCTACAGTACACTTTTCGAGCACTAAAACATAACATTATGCACTCTAACCTCATCTTACACATGGAATTTTCCACTCTAAACACACATGTATACCGCCAAAATCGGGTAAATTCGCGGATGAGAATAATTGTAAAAAATGGCTTTGTGAACCCACTTTTTATTGTAGTTTTAACAAAAGTTGACCATCAAACAATCGATTTTTATTAATTGTTATAAAATGTTTGCCTGTGCATTTACTTTAAAAAAATTCAACAACCCTCGAATTCAGTACAAATGATTCCATTTACAAATTAACAAAAAAATGAATATATATTTAGTATATATACCATGAATTGTTATTACGAAAACAATTATGAACCATCTTTATATGTTCCAGATGCAGAAGAGTCAAAGAAAAAAAGAGTTCAGCAGTCAAAACCTATTGTGATTATTGGAAAGCAATCAGAGCTTATCTATGCCGAAAAAGGTCTCAAATTTGTTGGAATTCATAAAAACCTAACCCCAATCAAAGGCCAATGGTTCAATGATAAAAACGAACCAATCACCAAAGATCGTGAATCATTTTATGAATATACTGAATATCCAATGTGTTATTGGCATAGGAATGATGGTCACAAATTATATGGAAATATGGAATATGGACTTCTAAATGGATATGGTATCTTATATGCGAACAACGTTATTGAGTATATTGGAAATTTTAAAGATGGAATATTTCATGGATATGGTAAATTCTATAAGAATGAAAAATTATTATTTGAAGGATATTTCAAATTCTTTGGTTTAAATGGCGAAGGGCAAGAGTATTTTCCGAATGGAAAAATAAAGTATGAAGGTGGATTCTTTTGCGGAGAGTACCATGGAAAGGGTACTGAGTACGACCAAAATGGTAAAATGATACGCCAAGGAACCTTCAAAGAAGGCAAATTTATCGAATGAATTTAATATAAATTTACACTTATTTTTTTGTTAGTTTTATAGTCGTTTTAATATACATAATGAATGATTTTGGAGAGCAATATAGAAGAATAAAGGGCGATTTTGATGTCGCAAGGAAGTTCTTTACCCGATTTGACAAAAATGCAATAGATATTAGCCGAATAGACACTCTTGAGTCCAAATTACACCAAATAAACAAGAATGTCAAGAATAATGAGGCCCCTTACGATCTTTATCCGCAGCCATATTCGAAAGCCAGATCTGATATTGCACAAATCAGTCTGAAATTAGATCAAATGATGTACTCAGTAGTAGAAGAGCCCGATTTTGACGAAACACCAAACATTCTAGTACAATCTCTTAATAATTGTTTTAGACAAAATTCGACTTTAAGTCAAGAAATTAAAGATAAATTAGCCGAAATTGGAAATCTACAAAATGAAATCAAAAAACAAACTCAAAATAAAGCAAATTTAGAAAAACAAATTGTTCGATTAGAAACTGATAAAAAACAATTATATGCTAATGAAATTAAAACTAAAACTGATTTTGATGCAATTAAGACTGACCTTTCTACCAAACTTAATGAACAAATTCGGCAAAATGAACAACTTAAAAACACATTTGATGATCAAAAAACCAAGATTAATTCAGAAATAATGGGAATGCAGATTCAAATAAGCGATCTTAAACAAAAAAATACTGAGCTAAATAACAAATATTTGGACTCAAAATCACATAGAGATAAGATTATAGCACAGCTGAACGCCAAAATTTCCATCATTAATGTCAAAAATTCGGCGCTTCAAACTCGAATTTCCGATCTGGAAAATGAAATAAAACAACAAAGTGGTCTTATAAACACCCGTTCAACCGAACTCGAGGAAATGAAAAAAACTATGGCACAAATAGAATTAGAACGACTTAATCTCACTTTGGACAAAGCTCAAATAGAAAGAAAAAGTGAAGAACACAAAAACAATTTACTTAAGTACATCGGAAATTTCAACAAATTACATGATAAAATGCTTAATTACGTAAAAAATACCTTTGGTGATGCTTATGATAATATAGTTAAATCATTGGCAAAACTAAACCAACAACACAAAAAGTATGAGTTTTGGATATCAACTCACCATAATATTATTGATAATTTGAGGAATAAAGTCGCAAATTTGGAGTCTGAGAAAAACAATTTAGTTACCCAAAACAATAAATTATTAGATGAAAACAAACAATTACAGATAAATTTAACTGATCAGAAGGCCAAATTCGAAAAATTTGAGAATGAAATGAAAGAAAAACATGCAGTAAATTTAAATAAAATTGATGAGAAAACTGCACAAATTTCTGCGTTACATACCAAATATAATGAAGAAATACATAATTTACAGATCGACTTGGACAAAAATAATAAAAAAATATTGGCGTTATCAAACCTTAAAATCGAAAACTTTGATCCAAACAATACATTTCTAGATAAAAATTCGGCACTATACAATACATTAATACAATACAAAAATACTCTAAATGAACTGAAAGAAACAAGCAAATCCTTGAGTGAAATAAATTCTCAAATCAGCAAGTTAATACCAGAAAGTGCTAAAAAAAATGCCGAGATAGATAATTTAAAGACCAAAAACATAGAACTAAATAAAAAAATTACTGAAATAGAAGCAAAATATCAACAAAAATTAACGGATCTTGAAGCAAAAAAAGCCGCAGAAATTAAAAATTTAAACGCCGAATTAGAAAAAAAAGTAAATAAATTTAATGAAATTGTTGAAGCATATAAACGACAAATTTCATCATTAAAACTAGTAAGAAGTGTTGAAACTGATATGTATGAATCGAATAAGGCCGAACAAAAAGTTATGACAGATCTTAGAAATAAACTTGATATTAATGATGATTTAGAATCACTAAAAACTGAACAATCTAAGCTTTTAGCTGAAATCGTACAATTAAAACACAAGTTAGCAATTTTAAATAACAAAGATATAGAATATAAAAAAATTGACGAAAAAAACATAAACTTAGAATCTCAATTTGCAAAGTATAATCAAATAATTAAAGATCAGGCCACAGTAATAAATTCTCTTAATAAAAGACTTTCAAACAAATCCACAGATAGTGAAAAAGATTTTATTACCCAATTAGGCCCTAGTATTATTGACAGAGTAATCGTGGACTGGAATTCTAGTGGGCAGGAAACAAAAATTCAAAGAGATACAGTTAAACTAAAACATATTGTTGATGTCTTTTTACATAGGCTTAAAGAAATCAATTTAGGCGGGCCCTTGAATGAATATGCAGAAAAATATAATGAGGAATTGAAGATGAAATTGAGTGTTTTGGAACAACAATTGAAGAATATAGAGGATGTCTCTGATGCATATAATGCTGAATTAAAAGAAATTTACGAAATAAGTGATCATGAAGATACTGAACAAATCACTAAAATTGTTGCTAGTTTTAACAAATTAAACGATATTGGTGAAAGTTATGACCAAATAGTTCAATTATTTACTGAAATATTGGAAATAAATAAGCAGTACAATAAGGCTGTTAATATTGATTTGCGGGATATAAAATTGTCCTTTGATTTGGCTGAAGAGGAGAATGAGATATTTCAACAAATAAAAAAAGATATTGTTGGGCAAATCAAAACACAACTTTTATCACAAGGAGTCAGTGTTGGAATTATGGGTGGATCCGTTCTGTTAGCCCAAACATCCCGAATAGTTATGGTTGTCGCGATTTTTACCATCATAATTGCCATACTATTTATTGCGTTTTGTTTGGTGAAAATTCACAAAAAACGACAAGAAGACCGCAAATATATTCAAACTTATACTCGAAAACCATTACAAAATCGCCAATTAATATATTAAATATGATTTGTTTTTTTATTATTATGTCAATACTACGGCCATCTGGCCTATATATTTTGAAATCTAAATCACCCAAAAAACTCTCTACACTGCGAAATAAATTCACTATTCGAAATACATTTCCAGTTACTGTTGAGACAAAATTGTATGCGGAAAATGACCAATATATATGTATACCGAGGTTTGGAGGCATCAAAAACGTCCCATATACTAATAAAATAAAGCCAGGAACTCCCATAGAATACAAATGGACCGGCTCATATAGGCCCAATCAGTTAATTATTGCTAAACATTTGCGAAAAAAATACCTAGATGGAGGCCGAGGAGGTGCTATACTTAAGCTGGAAGCCGGCCAGGGAAAGTCATATGTTGCAATGGGGTTGATTCGCAAATTGCGCCGCAAAACCCTAATCGTGGTTCATAATACAACTATGTTAACCCAATGGATTGGCTGGCTCAGTTCAAACTTTCCCAACAACACTATTGGCCAATATTGGGGAAAACGTAAACAAGATGGTGATATAGTGGTGGGAGTAATAAATTCACTAGTTGTGGAAAATTTTAAAATAGGTGATGATGATGGAATTCCATATAAGAGGTTTTTCGCCGCATTTGGTTTCGTGATATGGGATGAATGTCATAAATACATGAGTGCGAGAGCTATAAAGTTATTTAAGCGAGCCCAGACCCATTATATGTTGGGCCTCTCAGCGACTCCGGATCCACGATTAGATAAGAAACATCAGATTCCCCGCTGGTTTATTGGGCCCGTCGTGGATGCTGAAACCCTACCCGGATTCGTTCCAGATACTACCACATTTACTGGAAACGTCAATATGATCGAATATATTGGGCATCCTGACTACATTAAACCGGAGCGAATGAATATAGGAGGCAAAGAAATGAATAGTTTTACCAACTTTTTGGAACTAATAACACAGGATAAATATCGTCTACAACTTATTGTCGACCAAATTATTGAGGTTTTCAAGAACAAAACAAAAAATATGTTTGTATTTGCGGATAGAATCGATTATCTTAAAAAAATACAAAAACAACTGGCCAAAATAGGTATAGGTGTTCTCATGCTCACGCTTACTGGTGGGGCAAAGCAGAGGCAATTGGATGATGCAAAAAAGAATTGCCGTATCATTTTGTCTACATATTCGTACATGGGAACCGGTTTATCTATTCCGCGCATGGACTCACTTCTCCTTGCTACCCCGCGAAGGAATAAATTGGCCCAATTCATTGGTCGAATCTTCCGGCTGGATGGACAAACCGATATTGAACGCGAAATTATTGACATTGTGGATGCCGCAACACCATTCAAATATCAATCCAGTACAAGAAAAATTGCATATAAAGCAAGAGGTTTGGTCATAAAAAAACAAAAAATATCCTATAAAGAGGTCATCATCGATAACGAGCCATAAGTTCATTTAACTTCATAACTAGAAAATCAAATGTTTTTGGAGCACATTTGTCCAGTTTGGAAAGCCCGGTTCCAATAGCATATTGAGGTAATACTAGAGTGTCATATATGTAATTTTTCTCCAATAAATTGATAATTTTTTTAACATCATATCGAATTTTTTTCACATTTTCCTTGAATTCATGGTCGCTATAAAATGCATTTGGATCAAGAGATGGCCGCTTTTTTGTTCGAATTCCGGCTGAATTTGGTTCGCTTCGAATGATTGATTGGCCTTTTTTGCCTAGTCTTTTGTCATTATCGCCAAAAATGAACAATTTGCGTGGGTTCTTTTTTACGTCATTGACGGCCCAGTATCCTCTGAAAATCTCTACATTAATATGTCTAAACATGATTAGTTACATACATAATTCAATTTTCAAATTAAATTAAGCAAAATAAAAACAAAAAAATAATGTACCTAACGGGGCTCGAACCCGTGACTTTTGGCTCATAAGACCAACGCTCTACCAAACTGAGCTATAGGTACAATTAGGAAATATAAATTCAATTTTTATTTTTTTTCTTTTTTTCTTAAAATTGAATTTATATTTTGTTATTAACCATGAGTGAATTAAATCCTATTACAGTCGGTTTAGATAAGTATATTGCAAATTTTGATCCCGAAAATGATTCAGATAAATATATTATGGAAACCTTAAAATATTATTATAAGAACTCTAAAGATCCAAAGAACATTTGGAGAACGAACAAATTATTATCTTTTATGCCATATTTTAAACCATTTCATTTAGATTTTTGTGCAAAACCTGAGGGTATGGTATATTTTAAAAATTGCGATTTGGTTATAAATATGAACAAAGAGACACTATTATATGGAATTAAAACTCATAAATTATATTATAGTCAAGACATTTTTCGGTTAAACCCAAATATGGATTTGGACACAATTACAACCTATAAAGACAAAATGTATTGGGATTTAGTTTCCCACTTTTCATGTTTTACTAAAAATTTCGCCACAAAAAATTACAAAAATTTGACTGAATGGGTCAAGAGAAATAATGTAATAACCCCCAAACTTAAACAATTGGTTATCTTGTGGATCACTGAGTTACCAAAACATTGTAAATGCGGCGCAAAAGCTCGAAGAATGGGGAGTTTTAAAACTGATTATGACGAAAATCCGCTATTCCATTGTAAATGTGATTTGGAAGAAACTCGAGACGAATTGACTAAAAAAATTGAATTAGATGATTAATCAAATTCATCAACCTCCACAAACTTGTCAAAACATTTTTTTCCAGCCTCGCGAATCCGCCTGATAATATTGTCATTATACGTATATTTAAAAGCAGCTGCTAGACAGGTAGTTGGTTTAAAAACATCAATATAAGTAGTAATTTTATTATAATGATCAACTTTATCGATCTTGTTTTGTAACCTTTTTATATTAGAACTTTTAACAGTAACATGTAATTTCATATATTTTATTTTATCAATATATCCAATAAAGTTTAAAAATTCTTTACAATTTTTAAGGTCTTGTTTAATTTTTTGTTTAAATACTACTACAAATTTATATTTGATCATATTAACTGTAAATGTTATATTAATTTTGTTTAGTAAGTAATGTGGGTAATCTGATGATTTACTTTCTGCAACCATAATCATATATCCTTCATCATATTTGGTGAGTTCGGTGTCAATCATATTTTTATACTCAGAATTATCTGTTAGAAGGCGTAATTTCTTGAGTTCAGCCTCGGTTTTATCACAAGGATTTTGGGTTTTAATACTCACGAACCGATAAATAATGTAGTCTGATAGTGGTTCTAAATTGGTTGTTAGGCCAAAATATTCCACTTCTTTTTTGAATTTGAGATACATATCTTGATCAGATTTTGTCTCAGCAGGTAGTTTTTTATGCTTTAAATAGTCCATAACTAACTCAAAAATTTTGGGATTGACATCCAAAAATATATTATTATCCCTATCTAAAGTAGGTTCGGAAATCACCAATTCATATAATTTTGAATCCTTATGGTTATTCAAAAAGGCCGAATTTGCGCAAAAGTGTGTTCCACGAACGTTCAAATACAAAACTGTAGATGACATAGTTAATGAGTTTAAAATATTCAATTTTTTTAAAAAAATATTAATATTACTTACTAAATATTTAAATTTTCAGGTAATTTCTTTGATTCCACACATGATTTATCGTTAGAACATGCTAAATTTGCTAATTTATCTGCGATAAAATTGCCATAGAATTTAAAATGGGCGGGCGGATCCAGCTCTTTTAGCATTCTTAATTTGGATCCACCATCATATTTATGAGCTCGAATATGGACAATTTGGAGTGTTGGATTATCTTTATCCGGATTTAATTTATCAAACATATTGTATAATTTGAACTTTAATCCATAAGTAACGGAATCTTTTGACTCTGATGTATTTTTAGTTTTAATCATTTTACACCAAAAATTGGAGTCAGTATATAATTTGGTTGCTGATAAAGGCCGAAATTTCGGATCATTTTGATACAATTTATTGTATTTATCACGCAATTTTCGAGCCAGATACATACCCATCAAAAGTGCCATACCCTCTGCAATATTGTTTGTTCTATGATCCGGAGGTAGTTTCCCCCAAATATTATGTCCTTTAAATAATCCGCCAGAATATACTCCAAATCCGGCTTTTCTATTTATCTTATTGGGTTTATGATTTCCCTTACAGGCCCCATCAGTAAATATAACAATTTCATTCACTTCATAAATTACCAATTCAGGTTTTACATTTTCTGTTAGTTCAATAAATGCACATGTATCTGGTGATCTATTAGGATCCCAAATAATGAAACCTCTTGATTTTAAACGAAGAAAATCATTCGTTTTAATAAAATGATTCTGATTTACAAAGAGATCTTTGGTTTTAGCACGTATTTGAGCTTGAGGACTAGGATGAATACTTTTAATAACTTTATGATACTCTGTATTAATGTATTTTGAAAATTTATGTGCAAAATTACCCCATAATAACCATACTGAATGTTTTCTAGAATTAACTAAATATAATGATATTAATTTAACCAATTGAATTGAAAAATTTCTCCATAATTGAAGATGACGACCAGCTTTACCAGTAATAGTGGTAAGGGCGGTATTTAATAATAATACTCCTTGTTTTGCCCAATTAGTTAGATTTGGATGCTTTGGAGTTGCTTTTATAACCTCATCATATACAAGTGCTTTGTAAATATTCCTCAGAGATGGTGGTATTTTCTTGGGATGTAACGACGAAAATGCCAATCCATGGGCATTGCCATTATAATATGGATCTTGGCCCAAAATAATGACTTTTATTGAGTTCAGCTTAGTTAGTCTTGCAAACTCTAAAATTTTTGTGTGTTTGGGTTGAATATTTTCTTCTTCAAAGATTTTCTCTAAAACATTATCTAAGTTGCTTTTTTTAAATAATTTGAGCCAATCTGAACTCACATTTGCATAGACTTCTTCGAGCCAGGTTTCAAAATCCATTTTGTAATACTTATAAAATCAACTTTCAAAATTAAAATAGAAAAAAATGGTTTAATTTTTATTTAAAAAATGAAAAATTTATTAAATATAGTAATAAATATGGATAAAGCTTTGCAATATATTGAGGAGGGTGAGATGAATAGTATTAAACAATTTTTAATACAAAATAATGTACAATTTCCCGATTTTCAAAAAATGGTGGAAGTTGCATTAGATTATGGTCAATTAAGTATGATTAAATATTTCCATAATTCCGGTTTACTAATACCAAAAATGCTAAAAAGTATACCTGTTGACAAATTTGCCAAATATGGTAACTTCGAATTAATATACTATTTACAAACTGTATTGAAGACCAATGTAGTTTTTAAAACCCAAAATTGTATAAATGATTATAAATATTGGAAAATCTCAAAAAACAAATAGATGTTATTTATTTTAAAGATATATAGCATTTATTATTGCTCCTATAACTCAGTTGGTAGAGTGCAAGTCTTATGAGCTTGAAGTCACGGGTTCGAACCCCGTTAGGCGCATTTAATCCCAGAAAAAAAAATGATTATTTTTTTAACAATATATGACAAAATATACAAATATGATCTATAAAATGCATTTGTACGAATCTTTTATTAAAAAACATGGCAGATATCCAAAAATTAGTGTTAATTCGGAGCATCAAGAATATGCATTAGCAACTTGGTATAATGAGATGAAATTGTACTATATTGCAAAATCTAATGTTATGGCCAAGTTTATCAACCGTAACAAATGGAACAATTTTGAGTTTAAACTAAAGCAATTAAATTGCAAATGAAATGAGATGGAATGAGATGAAATAGAATGAAATAAAAAAATAACAAAATAAAAAAATGAATTTTTTTGACACAATAATCATGTTGTTTTTCAATTCGATTAGTCATGTATACCAAAATATTTTTGAGTTATATGAAAATAAAAAAATCAATTATAAGTATGTTTCTGAAGCTACAACTCATTCAGATTGGTTGTTTATGAGCAAAAATTGCCAACTTACAAGAGAATTTATGATTGATTTTAAGAATAATTTGGTACCAGTTTTAGGCCATTTAATTCTGAATAAAATGATCAAATTCGAAATAATTGTATGGGTTTTTCATGATCATTTAAATCCAGAGTTGTGGCCATATGTTATTAAAAGATTTTATGAACCAAATAATAGCTAATCCAATGAAAATTTAGGTTGCTTTATACCCTTACCAAGTTTATATAACAATTTGTATATCTCAGTTTTACGTTTTTTAATAATATGATCAAATGTATAGCATTTATATTTTTTGCACATAAATTCTATAGATTTAAGGTTTTTAGAACATATTGCAATGCCCAATAATGAGGCTGCTCGTATATATTTGTCATTATAAATGTCCAATGAATATTGGATTATAGGACTTTTATCATAACCGAGAACTAGATGGGTTGTTCTGGAACAAAAATACTCTAATACATCACTGTAATAGTATTTACATGCCAACTCAAGACCTTTATATAACAAATTGTTGGTTAATTTGATTTGTTTAATCTGATCAAGAACGCCTAGGTGTAATATTGTTTTTTGATCCAAAATTGGTATTAAATTGTTAATAACAAATCTGCGATCAAATAATTTACTCTCTATTGATTCAATTGGATCCAGGAATTCGCATATATAAAGTACAATATCCTTATTGTATCTGTTAGCCAATACAGTAAGTTCATAACAAATCATTGTTATTAGTATAATAATTTTCAATTTTTTTTATTTTTTTATTTTTTTTATTTTTTTTTATTTTTTTATTTTTTCCATATATTTTATGAAAAAAATTGAAAATTATTATATTTTTATATCCCTGATATATAAATATGTCATATAATTTCACTCTTGAACTTCTTCGCAAATATGAAATTCCATGTGATTATTCTACCAATACAACCAATTTGAAATTATCTGTAGTAGATCAAATTAATCTCTTATATTTTCCTCATAAAGTTGATATGAAAACCCAACTATATATTGCTGACAAATTAGGTTTACCTGAGCTGATTGGTTATATCTTTGAAAGAATTCGCAAAGAGAAGGCGTATTAAATCTATTTTAGTATGGGTTTAGTATGACAACATATTTTTTCCAATAATCTGCGCCACCATTTTAATTCCTCATTAAACACAATTGCTCTCTTATTAATTAAATATAGCTGATCAAACATATCGTTTACAATTTCATCAGAATATCCAGATAATTCGGAATAATAATCTGTACGCACTAATTCGCGGAATACATTAAAAGCTAATTGTTTTTTTCTCTGTCCAGAAATCATTCGCAGTTTACCAGTTTGTTGCATAATACTCTCGATAAGACGCAAAATGTTGTTAGCAGGAGGCCTATCAGACCATACTTTATTGTAAATCATAACTTGCATGTCATTGATATCAACAACCATTACAATTTCCCCTTCATTCTTTTTTTGCTTCTTATGTTGTTCAGTATTGTCTCTAACTGGAAGTGTGGGGGGTTCTTTTAAACGATCCATATTATTATATATTTAAACATTATTTAAATTTGAAAATTATTTACTATTACTTATTGATTATGAACGTAATAGACTCTGAATCCCCAAGAATTGAGCAACCAAAATGCTTAAAGCTCCAATTATATGAATATCAAAAAGCTATTGTTTATGCAATGACTAAATTAGAAAATGATAGGCAATTATACCCTGAATATCCCAAAACATCAGCTGGAATCATGTCTGATCCTGTTGGTAGTGGTAAGACAATTGTTTGTGTATCATTAATTTTAAATAACCCAAATCCTAAAATTTGTCCACAAATTTGCAAAATAAACAATCAAATTCTTATTCGTAAATTTAATACAATTCTTCGCCCAACATTAATTGTTGTTGGAATTAATGTTCTAAAACAATGGGTCAAAACAGTACGTGAAAATACTGATTTAACCCTATTAGTTGTTAAAAATGTATTTGAATTGCGAAATTTACTTGACGGAATCATATATGACCATGATTATATTAATCAATTTGATGTTATTATTCTTAAAAATGGCGGAACCACCGCAAAAATTGATATAGATTTTACTAAATTTTCATGCGAAACTATGACAAAACGAACTAAAATATTTTCATATGTCAGTGATTGTACAAGAATGGTGGCCGGATATTGGACAAGAGTTATTTATGATGATTATGATATTATTAAGATTCCACGTTATTCTAGATTTCTAAATGCTAATTTTACTTGGTTTGTTAGTGCAACGCAAAATAGTCACAAAACATATGAACTGATTTTTAAATCAGACATATATGATTATCCAAAAAAAGAGCTTTTATATTACGGAGAAACCTGGTATAATATGTCTAAAAACAAAGACCTATTAAATTTATACAATATTCATTGTTCTAAAGAGTTTATTAAAAATAAGAAGTTATTTGGCAAACCAAAGTATTTCATTTATAATCATGTAAATCCGGACGCAAAGATGATGAATTTAATTAATTGTGTTGGTAACTCGATGTCAAGAGATATCATTAATTTGATTAATCAGGACTCAATCGGGAGTGCTGCAAAAAGAGCAGGAATTGTTACAAATAGTATATATGATCTATTTGCCCAGGTCTTACAAAAGACTAAGGATAAATATATAAAATCCATTAGAATACTTAACCAAATAAGTCATATTTTACAAAATGGTTATTCTGATCTTAAAAAGGATGAAGATTACAAATTCTCGGCCGAAGATGTCAAAGATGGCGAGTTTCCTGAATTTAAAAATCCCAAAGTAACTCAAGTTTTATGTGGTTTGCGTACACGAAATGAGAAAATTAAGGAAAGTTCAGAAATTGCGATTAAAAGAGTTAAAGATAATTTTAAATTAGGAGAATGCCATATATGCAAAAATGATTTCCCCAAAGATGAGGAAATAATTGAGTCTGATATGAATAATATGTGTATTTTGCCATGTTGTCAAAACATTATATGCGGTATTTGTGCAAAAATGGGGCTAAATTTTAGCAATCATGGGGGCAAAGTTGATGGAAAATGTTTTTATTGTCGATCAGTAATTGATTTCGAAAAGATGATTGTTGTACCATTAAATAAACATTCTGCATCAAATATCATTGATTATAAGTTTAATTATATCGATGAAGAAGAAGAAAAAGAACAGCCACAATCACAATCACAAGTCATCACAGAGTACAAAGAAACGCCCAAAATGGAAACAATTATTAAGATTATAAAAGGTATTAAATGCGAAAATAAAACACAAATTGATATGAATATTGACAATATTGTTACTGATGAACGTGAATTTAGTGAATCTAAAGAGAAAAACATATTAGTTTTTGCTCAAATTCCAGAAGTGCTCAATAACATTGAAACCCTTTTTAAGAAACATAATGTCAATTATATCAAATTACATGGCACTACAAAACAAGTTTTTGATATTCAAGACAAATATTCTAAAACACTCGGTAATATCCTTCTAGTGGACAGTACTCAACATTGTAATGGTCTAAATTTACAATCCACGACTGATATTGTTCTTACACATTATAACAAAAATGACTCTGTAAATACCCAAATTATTGGCCGGGGTCAACGCCTTGGGCGAACTAATAACCTAAATATTCATTATTTGGTTTATGAATTAGAGTACAAAGATGTGATTGATGCGCAAAATAGTTAAGGTTTTTTAAACGCAAACAGAGCATATTTATGCCCATACATACTAATTAATGAAAATATACCGTCAATTTTGTATTTATTTGGGGTCAAAATGACTGAAATTCTCCGATCTTGCTGGCGCTCATATTGATCGTTTTTGATTATGAAAACAGTTGGTATGTACAAATTATTCCGTAATGGATACATTTTTTTTATGGTTTGGTAATCCATACAAGCCGAAATTGTACTTTTACGAAACAAGTCAGCTTCGCAATTTTTTGCTCCAGAAATCCACCTAAACCCCGGTTCATGTTTATTTGCATGTACAATATAAACAATATCGTTTGTACTTATTTTGTTAATCATATTCAGCTCTGCGTCGAAAATAAATACAGTTTTGCTGGACTTTTTTGACTCAAAATGTAAATATATATTGTGTGGAACAAAATCTCGATATACTGAATACTCTTTTCTACAAATCTTCCTTGTATCTACTGAGGCTTCTTGCAATTCTTTTTTAGACATTTGCATAACTAAAGTATATTAAGATGAACGAAAAGTTAAATGAATTTCTTCAAACAATAAAATCAGAGCCAAAATTAGAGAAATATGTAAACAAATTGTTTGGAATGATATGTGGTGGAATTTATGGATATGCGTATTATAAAAGCCACAAAACATGTAATAAGTTACTTTTTATTACTAGAAACCCTATGATTCCAACTATAAAAGCAATAACTAAGAAGGGTGGTATGGATCAATATACAACATTTTTACGAATATGGGCATCAATGAACAAGGCTGATAGTTATTCTACTAATATTATTGAACATTCTGATTTTCCTAGCGAAGAGGTTATTAATGAACAAGAAATTAATTATCCACATAATGGATCCCTAATAAGGTCAGTATTGGGAATTCTCATTAACGGGAAGCCCGAAACTTGTCTTACAATAAGTAATTTAACTCATAACAATACCACTGTAAATGATTATATTTGCTGCATTGGTGCCTTGATAATGAAAAGTTTCTCACAAACCGATGCATTAAATATGACAAAAATCAAATATTTATTGAAATACCATAACCTTTTAGACATATATGATGATTCAAAATCCAAATTAACTTCCCGAAATATTACAAAAACTCTTCGATTAACTTTGCCTAGAGTGGAAAAAATATCAACCTTTGTTGATTTGTATAAGGAATTAAAAAATATTAAAAAACCCAGAAGAGATAATATGACTAATTGTACATTTTTGGGTATGATGGGTGGATTACAGTTAGGTTTTACTGCATTCGGAGCAATTAATTCAGACAAAAGAGTTCAAGAATTACTTTATGGTATTGTTCAAGCATTATTTCTATAATTTAAAAAATGAATATAAATTGTTATATTATCATGATTATCGGAGTTATCGGTCAGTCCGGATCCGGCAAAGACACTATATCAGATTATATTGTAAAAACTCGCCCCAACTTTGAAAAACATTTTTATGCTCAACCAATCAAACAAATTGCTCAGATATTTGGATTCAATGCATTTGGTCATCAGAAAGAGAAAAACGCCAAGCACCCGTATTGGGGAATAAGTGCGCGCACATTTATGCAGAAATTCGGCACAGAGATTTGTAGAACATATCTTCCTAAAGTTATGCCAAATATGGTTATTAAAACTTCTCTATGGGTGGATATTATGGAATTAAAGTTTAAAAACAATAAAAGTAATATTGTAGTTAGTGATGTTAGATTCCCTGATGATGCGGCATTAATTCGCAAATACAAGGGTGTTTTGATCAAAGTTGTGCGACCGAATTTACCTTCATATAAATTGGATCCTAACAATAAAAAACATGCATCGGAAACTCTAATTGATGATCTAAAATATGATATTTTAATAAAAAATGATGGTAGTCTCACCAAATTATACAAAACTATTGATCAGGTTCTATCTTGACATAGATTGGAAAGAAATGCTTATAACGTTCAATTGGGATCAAGTATTTGTTCATAAAACACTTAGCGGACTCAATTGTATTGTATTCTAGCACATATTTCCATTTATTAAAATGATCCATAGTCTCTAGAATCATAATTTTAAAAATTTCATGTACGACAAATGGGTTTTCTATGCATCGTAAATCGATCTCGTAAGGAGATTTAAAACTTTTATTTTTTGATTTCATAAGAAAATCATTTTTAAACCAACATAATGGAAATTTATGAATAATTTTCTCTGGAATATAAATTGGTTCCATAAAAGAGTTCTTAATTACCAAACATTTTGAGTCGTCATTGTCATATTCTAAAGGCAACTTGGTTTCAACGGGTTTTTGAGATATTAACTCTGATTTAATTGACTTATTAGTTGCTTTTAATTTCTCTAACAAGATAGTTTTTAATTTGATTTTATTTGCAATTTGAGTTGAATCTAACAATTTTTCAAATTCTGCCTTAATTTGTAAATTATTTTTATGAATATTATTAATAAACAAATTAATTCTTTTATTTTTGTTCAAGGATCTAATTTTCTCAACATTATTAGTGATTTGATTGATCAATTCATATAAACACTTTGTACTCTCCATTATTTTTACATTTATAAAATCAATTTTTATATTATAAATGACGCAAGTTTATCATGGAGAAGAGCATTATTTAAGTTTAAATTCTGCAGAAAGAACATCTGGAACCGTTAGTGCATGTACATTTACATTACCAAAAACAATAAAAAGCGTTAAAGAAATTGAGGTTGCATCAGTCCGAATCCCACTTACTCACTATGTGATAACTGACTCAAATAATCAATTAGACATTCACAATACGTCGGATGCATTATCATCAATAACCATAACTGCAGGTAATTATTCTGCATATACATTGGCTACCGAGCTTACCACACAGTTAGAAAATGTAACTGGGATGACTGAGTTTACTGTCAATTTTAACATAGATATATTAAAATACACTATTTCTAATTCTTCTGCGTTTAAAATCGCAGTAACTGGTACAATCCACACACTTCTTGGATTCACCTCTGTTTCTGAATCAAATACGACACATACTAGTGATTCTGTGGTTAATTTATTTGGAACTTCATATGCGATGATCCAAAGTGATGAGTTGTCAAAATTGAGAAAAACCAAGTATTTTGATGGCGTATTATATAATAATACAATATATCGTGTCAATTTAAAACGATTACCCGGCGAAATTGTAGTAGATCATAACCGAAATAGGAAAAAAATTATTTATAAACATCCAACTAATTTAACATCTATTGATCTGACTCTTGTTGATCAAAACCGAACACAGATAGATTTAAATGGTTTAAATTGGGATATTGAAATAATTGCTAGACAAAAATTTTATTAGAAAAAATTGATTTTTTTATACATAATACGGCTACAGTCGTTTATAATGAAAGCAATTAGGAACCAAAAATGTTGTTATACAAGTATTTTGGATAATAATATGGCCCAATTATTATCCGAGTTTGTTGAATTTCCAAACAAAGAGAGAATTGAAAAAATTTCTAAAATAAGAGGACTTGAATGGAATAATAAACTGCAAAAATATAAGTTTGGTAAATTCTACCCAGAATATATTGATATAATCGGAATGGCTGAGTTAGGCTTAAATTTGTTGGACCACAAAGGATTTATTCAAACTCCATCAAAAGTATTAAAATACATAAGTCATCTTGCTTTATATGGGTATGAATATACTCTTAAATATTCATTTAAACACATTAAAATTCATAAAAAGTACATTCCAACAATCATTTTAAGATCAATTACTATGGCTTGGTATACAAAAAATTATAATATTGTTGAATTTTTAATTCGGCATAAATATTATATGGTATCAAAAAAATTTAAGTTTATTAGTCAAATAAATGATCAAACTAATTTTATGAAATTAGATTTAAAGTTAGTTCCAAAAATTTTACTTAATTTGCGAAATAGTCCAAATACAATTGGTTGTTTACATTCGAAAATAAAAAAAATTTGTTTGAATTATTATATCGTTAATCTGGGAGGTAAATATTGGTTGGTTCAGCATAAATAATAATGTATGGCATTCTTATATTCATCTGTTTATTACTCATTTTAATCTCATTTGTCACTTTAGGTGTTGGTTTATTTGCAGAACACTATGGAATTAGTGCTCATTCATATCTTTTATTTGCAATTTCATCGATTGGTTTAGCAGTTACATATGCTTTTTGGGCACGAGTAGAATTGAGTAAAATAATAAACCAAATGTGATTAATTTTAATATTTTGCGTTATTTTTTTTGCCCAAATATTATTCTGTATTGACCTTAATATCATCTAATATAAATGCAGAAGAGTCCGATATTGACGATACATCGCCAGAATGAACAACAATATCCTCCAGTGGAACTCGAGCAGGTAACTCCGGATAACCTTCTCGTTGAGGGACGGTGGGAACTTCTGAGTCACTAGATAAGCTAAGATGATCATCAGATCTAAATTTATCGACAACGATTTTAGTCATTTTTGCATTGAGATGCCATAACATTAATGGATATAATACTACCAATACGCCAATAACTATAGCTGATACATACAAAATACCCTGTATATGATCATCTGAAATATCCTTATCAGCTAATACAATCATTGTTGTTAGGAAACCAGCCCAACCAATTACAGAGAGGGAATCAATAAAATTACACGATTTGAACTTTCTATTACCTCCACCCCACGCATTACTCCAAATTGTTAAAATAGACCATACTTTTAGCGGTAAAATAACTAAGAAGAATAAAAAGCTATATATCACAAAATAAATTGGTCCCAGATTGAAATCAACTATTATTGCGAAGATAGAACGTAAAAGTGATAAAGCAATTATTGAACCCAATAAATAAATAATTGGCACCACATCACCTCGAGTAAGAAGTATAATCGAGAAGAAGAACAAGAAATATCCATAGAATAGCAAAAATGTCATATCGTATGTTAGCCACCATGAATGTTTATGAAACCAACGAATGTTGATAAAATACTCTCGAATAAAGCTCTTACTCCACCGATTTTGCTGAGAAATCCACCTATTGAGCTCGGCAGGGGTCTCTGTATAACAAATTGCATTGTGATTAAATCGCACTCCGAACCCCAATGACATAGTTAAATTGGTCAGATGGCGGTCATCTCCATATGTACAAGGTCGTCCAAATAGCGTTTGTGTCATCCAATCTTCGCGGATTTTAGTAATAATATTTGTTTTATAAGTTCCCATAGGGCCTGAAATACAACTCACAACATTGAAATAAGACTGAGCCGCTCGTTCTAAATTTCCGGCGAACCAGTATCGGTAACTCGCCAGAAAAGGTAAAATACCAGTGATATTAAAAATCTGCATATTACCAGTTACTGCAGCGATTTTCTTATTATTATCTAAAACCTTTGCCATAATTGTAATAGCATCATTTTTGAGCATAGTATCACTATCTATTAAGGTTGTATAATTATATCCAAGGTGTTCGATAAGATACATTCCAGTATACATTGCGTGTCGTTTGCCTTTATGCGGCTGTAAAATACACACTTCTGGATGCTTTTGTACCCGCCTAACCAGGTTTCTTTTATCCAAAAGATTCATTTCATATAATGTCTCTTCCACCATAATTACCTTACCTGTTGGGAATATTTTCTTAAATATCGCTCCCATATAACGATCTTCTTCTTCATTACCGTCCACGACCACGATTCGTTTTTTAATTCCAGCATCCACACATTTCTTTACACTTTCCAAACATTGGTAGAAATAATCAGGCTTCTCTCTCCAACCAACTACTTGAACTCCAATACTAGTCTCTTTTCGATCTTGCTTGAATACTTTGTTTGATTTCGACCGATTTAATAATGCAAAAATTAGTTGTAAAATATAGTGTGAAATACTAAGAATACCATAAATTCCTACTGAAATCTCTGTCAAAGGATTAATATCAAGTCCAAAAGAGAAACTCAAAACTATTGGGGCGATCACTACAGCTCCTGCTAAAAGTACCCATAATGCTAAAATCCCTGAGGTTGAACAACGGCGTTCCATGTTATAAAAGTAAAAAACATCTTAAGTATAATTAATAAAATGAACACCGGATATCATATCACAAGTAACAAAATATTGCGAAATAAGATACAAATTGATGTATTTGATAAGCTTGCCAAACTTAGAAAAATCGAGCTTGAACGGCTACAATTGACGATTAATGATTATAAATACAGAATGGATCTTCTTGAAAAAATAAACAAAGAAGAAGAGAAACAGCTTAGTGTTTATGACAAAGAACGTGAGGCCGACATAAATATGTTATACCTTGAGTTAGCTCGACCAAACAATATTGGGACCAAAAATGCCAAGGAATTTGACAAAATAAGTGACCAAATAGTTGCTTTGACCAACAATATTCGTCAACTTAATCACATAATACCCCGTACAGGTATTATAGAAAATTATACAATGAAGAAAACGACCAGTAAGTGCAAAGATTAAGTATTTATAGGGTGTATGGTATATTATATTATTTTTTAAAAATTGAAGTTTTATTTTGTTAGTAAAACATAGTAGGTATGTATGTCATTAAACGTAATGGTCAAAAAGCTTCAGTGGATTTCGGTAAAATCCAAATTAGACTTACAAAATTAAAAAACGAGTATGGGGTATTGAACCATGTTAATGTACCTCTACTAACCAAACAAATCATTACTAACATGAAAGATTATATGTTAACGAGTGAAATTGATGACCTATCAGCTAACTTATCTGCCGATTTCGCGTTAACAACGCATCTAGAATATAATAAATTAGCTTCTCGAATTGTAATTTCAAACAACCATAAAAACACTCTAAAAGGATTTTTAGACAAAACAAGATCATTGTATTATTACAAAAAGGGTGAAAAATATTATCCTAAAGTGACTCGCGATTATGCAAAATTTGTAGAAAAACACCATAAAGAAATTGAAAACATCATTGATTATAGTCGAGATTATAAATTCGATTATTTCGGATATAGGACACTAGAAAAAAGTTATTTACTCAAACTTGATGGAAAAATCATTGAAAGGCCTCAAGATCTATTTATGAGAGTTGCAATTGCTATTAATTTAAAAGTCGGAAATATGGAAGAGATAAAAGAAACTTATCTGGCCATGACTGATTTATTATATACTCATGCAACTCCTACTTTATTTAATGCAGGAACTCCAATTGGCCAACTAGCTTCTTGTTTTCTGCTTCATGTAAACGATTCATTGGTTGGATTATGTGATACTCAAAAAGAAGGAGCAATCATCTCTAAAAATTGCGGAGGAGTCGGCCTAAGTTTCTCTCGAATTAGAAGTCGAGGAAGTCTGATTGAATCCACAAATGGAGAATCTGATGGAATAGTTCCATTCTTAAAATGGTATAATGCGTTATTTAATGCATTTAATCAAGGAGGACGTCGAAAAGGCAGTTGCGCGATTTATTTACAATTGGATCACCCAGATTTCCTTGAATTTATTGAACTACGTAAAAATATGGGAGCTGAATCACAAAGAGCAAGAGATTTGTTTTACGGATGTTGGGTTCCTGATTTGTTTATGAAACGTGTTCAGGAAAATGGAACTTGGACATTTTTCGACCCAAATGTGTTTAAGGGACTTAATGATGTATATGGAGAAGAATATGAGTCATTATATACAACTTATGAAAAACTAATTGAAATTGATACTAAAAGTGCGAAATATGCAACCAAAAAGAGGGCGTTAGATGTATTTAACAGTATTATTCAATCACAATTGGAAACTGGAATGCCATATATGATGTATAAGGATCGATGTAATATGAGATCAAATCAGAAAAATCTGGGAACTATTCAATGTAGTAATTTGTGTTCTGAGATTGTTGAATATACTTCAGATAAAGAGATTGCAGTATGTAATTTAGCCTCTATTTGTTTGCCAAAATTTGTTGAAGATGTTGATGGTGTTGACAATAAATTTCCGACAAAACCGAAGTTCAACTTTCAAAAATTGGCAAATATTGCACGAATTGCGGTTCGAAATCTAAATAGAACAATTGATGTGATGAAATATCCAGTAGAGAAAACGCGATATTCTAACTTTAAAAACAGACCTCTTGGTCTAGGTGTACAAGGATTGGCTGATACATTCTTTAAAATGAAGTATCCTTTTGATTCTCATGAAGCAAAAGTGCTCAATAAGCAAATCTTTGAAACAATTCATTATGCAGCTCTAACAGAGTCTGCCATGTTAGCTAAAAAAGAATATTTTAGAATTAAAAAGGAATATAAGGCCAATCATCCCAATGCGAATAAAAAACAAATCAATGAGAATGTACCTAAAACTTCCGGAGCATACCCATCTTACTTAGACAATGGTGGATGCCCACTTAGTAAAGGAATTTTTCAATGGGAGATGGCAAATCTGACCAAACAAGACCTCAGTGGTTTATGGGAATGGGATAATCTGCGTGAAATGATTAGTGTCTTCGGTGTCAGAAATTCGCTCATTACAGCGATTATGCCCACTGCAAGCACATCTCAAATTATGGGTAATTCAATGTCTATTGAACCGTATTTGAGTAATATTTATAACAGAAGTACTTTAGCAGGCGAATTTGTTGTGATGAATAAATATTTAGTTAATGATCTACATAAATTAGGTTTATGGAACAAAAAACTAAAGGATATCATTTTGATTAATAATGGATCTATTCAATACATTGAAGGCTTACCAAAGGAAATCAAAAATCTATATAAAACTGTTTGGGAAACCAAACAAAAGGTTATTATTGAGATGGCTGCTGATCGAGGAGCATTTATTGATCAGTCTCAAAGCATGAACTTGTTTTTCGAGAGTCCGGATCTTCAAGTAATGCAATCTGCTCATATGTATGGGTGGAAAATGGGTCTCAAAACTGGAATGTATTATCTTCGCCAACGCGCTAAGATTCGCCCTCAGATGTTCGATATTGACCCAAAACTTCAAAAAGAGATTGAGCAAAAAATTGCTGAACAGCAAAAAAATTTAACTCCAATTAAGGAAAAATATGAAGTTAATGAATGTCTAGCATGTTCAGGATAGCAAAATATCACCTTTATCGGTAATTAGAATTACTGGTTCTTCACTATCTGAAGAATCGATATTTTTTTCATAATCGTAAATATCCACATTTTTTGAGCATTTTGGGCATCCAAAGTCTACAAAATCAGACCAAGAAACACTTAGTTTAGTCTTGCATTTTTTGCATTTAATTACGCAATTACTATCCAAATCAGTAACAATTGTATCCGTGAAATCAAATTTATGTACAGGATTAGCTTGTTCATATTCCATAATTAATTCCTCAGTTTGTTCAACATTTCTACACAATGGGCATCTATACAATGATTCCAGATGTTCTTTGGGAGTTCTCTGAAATAGTCCATGGTACTCGCATTCTAATTTAACTGGAATATTTTGTGAAATATATTTGACCTTTTTGTAACTAATTAAGTCAAATTTACCTCTAGATTTTCGAATAAAACTATTAACATCGTTTTGTTTGGGTGATACAGACGAACGTCTAATTAAACCTTTTCTAGGGTTTTTGTAATTTTGTGGTCTAAGGCTGATTCGCATTGTTTTAACCAAATAAGATTATTCATATAAAAAAATCAATTTTTATATTACAATACAAATTACCTCAACGAAATCGCATTTTTTGAATTTATCATATGATTAGCAACACTATAATTTGGCCTCATATATGAACTCAAATCACTTTGTCGCATATAATATTGGTTCGGAATTGCATAAACATCGCCCAATAATCTGCCATATTTACCTCGGCCAATAATTTTTGTAACACATTTTTTATTTCTAAGAAACCCAATAAGTTCGTTTCTTGCTTGAATTGCAGCCATTTTATTATTTGCTCGCACGGTTTTTGGCAACTTTCTACTTTGAGAAATTTCCGGTGCATTGAACCCCCAAAATCGAAATCTTTCGCGAATTATATTACCATTTTGGTCATAAAATAATATATCAGCAGTATCACCGTCATAAAAATTATCGAAAATACATTCTATGACCATCTTTTTATAAGAGGTTTTCTTAATACTATTAATAGTGTTTTTATCCACCAAATAGATACTTTTTGTTTCACAACACCCCATTTTATTATTTATACTATATTTTCTATCTTTATATAATATGGAGGACTCAACCGAACCTGTTAATTGGTATAAAATTACTCCAATAGTAATCCTTTGTATAATTTCAATTTTTATCTTCTTGATTGTATTAATTATTGGACTAAATACGCGGAATCCTACGGGGTCCACCACCATCAAATCAAATGAAATAGTAGCGCCCTCTTATGGGTATATATCAAAAATATGCAATTTGGGTGATCAATATAAAATAGTAATAAAATTACATCCTTTTGATGTTCATACTCAATATTACCCTATGCTGGGCACAGTAGTTGATCATCAGCACCATAATTCTAATATTTTTAATGCTATTTTCGTAAACAAAGATGATAAAACAATGTATAATGAGAAAACGAAACATATCATTTCAAATCGATTTGGACACATAATCACAGAGCAAATTGCCGGATATTTGTTTCGAAAAATTCGGTATAATAATATGAAAAATCAGCCAGTCAACGCAGGTGATTATCTTGGTAAAATTGACTTTGGATCACAAGTTGACCTTACTTTTCCATCCAAAAATTGTATATTGGCTTGTCACCAGGGTCAAAAAGTGAAAGGTGGGCATACTATATTGGGCTCTTATATGACTTAAAAAAATATGTTACATATAATATTATACAACGATGAGCGATCGGGATCAGGTTGCATCAATTTCAATTGATTCAAGAGATAAATCAAGTGGTACTACTACTAATTTTTCAATAGATCTGGATAGCAATGGCGTTGCTACACTTAATAAAGTAAAACGAATTGAATTCACTCATATTGAGATTCCATATACGTTTTATAGTGTAACTAGTTCAAATAATGAGGTAAATTTTTTAAATACGGCTGATGAGGCAAAAACGGCTACAATTCCAGCAGGTAACTATACCGGCGCAACTCTTGCAACAGCTCTACAAACAGCAATGAACGCGGAAATGTCAGGGTTCACTATTGCATATGATGCTAATACACAAAAATTGGCTGCTACTAATGCGGCTCAATTTACCATGTCAGGAACTGGTGATGGAGCAGCCATTGTCGGATTTACAGCCGCAATTGCTAAGGGAACTTCTGCGACCGCAACTAACCCAGTACAAGTACAGGGGCCACAATATTTGATGTTAAAATCGGTTGCTCTCAGTAGAATGAGAGGTCGAACAAGAAAATATTTTAATGGAACCGGATTTGATGATACAGTATATAGAATCCCTGTTAACGTGGCTGCTGGATCGGTAATACATTCTTATAATAGAGGTGATAAATACATTTTAACTCCAAAAGCATTACAATTACCATCATCTCTAGATTTCGAACTAGAAGATGATAGAGGCAACACTTTGGATTTAAATAACCAGCATTGGAGTCTCGAAATGCTAATTACATGTGGTACGGACTGATCTCACACGCCCAATGAAGTAGAGTTTGGCGTATTTTGGGACTGACTGACCTATCGTCATACCTTGTTTTTTTTGTCACAATCATATTGATTAGCCTTCTACTGAAACGTCCTTTTGGGCCCGCGACACCCAACCATCTCGAAATTTGTCTCTGATCATCTGGACAGCGTTTTCCTATGAAAAAATCACAATACCATTGAACCCAACCTCGCGGATGATACTTAGTAATCCAGCCTTTTTCTTCCCAATATTCAAGAGATGTGCCAACTTTTGTGCCATATTTATTGAGTTTTTTGTCATAATTTTCTCGCTTAGTAACTAAATATTTATCTGATATTTTTGCGAACCATTTGTATTTTTGATAATCATTTCTCATTATTTTACCGGTGACACCCGATTTTAATGGAGTCCAATAAGTACCACCAAAGACTCCGCTTTCAAACATTTTTTTCGGAGAAACATTGGGTCGAAATTCGGGAAAATCTTTGAATAAATAAAATCCATCAATCAATTTGGGGGCTTTCATGACCATATAATTAAAAAAATAATCATTTTAAATAAAATAATAGTATTAGTATGGACATCCCAGTACTGCAAATTGGGTTTATTATCGCAATAATCATTGCGGTATTATGGTTTTTAGGTAGAATAGATTTGTCCGCATTATTACAACCATTTAGTCTACTTTCACCAATAACCGATATACTCAAAGTTCCTTCAATTAGCAATCCATTACCATTTTAGATACAAAGTTCTTGTTTGTGTTGGTGTTTGGAAATAAATTTCGTGGATAAGTTTGGCTGATGGTGTATAATTTGGAACCAATCAACTAGATGATCAAATTTTTCAATAAATTTTTCAGATAGAATTTGCGAGCTAGATATGTGATACCAGTATACTTTTTTTTGATATTTGGCAATAAAATCTTCGCTTAATACTTGTGATGCTGATATATAAAGCCAATTAACCATAATCTCGTATCTACTAATAAAATCCTCGGATAGCTTTTGATATAATGAAACATTGTCCCATTCAAGCTTATCTATGAATTCTATTATAAACTCTTCACTTTGTTGATTTTTGCGAGATAATAAGTCCCAATCAATTAAATCAACAAATTCCAGGCCAAATTCGACAGACATTTTTTGATATTCTGATATTAATTTCCAATCCAGTTTTTTCACAAATTTTTTAACAAAATCTATTGATAAATTCTGATATTTGACAAGGTCGGTGAGTGAAAAATTTTCCACAAATTCAGAAATAATATCATTCGAAAGCTCTTGGTTGATGACAATTACGTCCCAATGAACCTTATATTTATGTTTTCGAATGGACTCACTAGACAAAAACTGCTCTTTTGAGGCAATTTTCCAATCAACTTTATCTACAAATTCGTCAATTAATTTGCTAGATAATCTTTTATATTCTGATAGTTTGGTCCAATCAAGTTTGTCGCTAAATTCTCGAATGAAGTCCTCAGATAATCGCTGACTCTTTGATACAATTGACCAATCCAATTTGTATTTATATTGTCTCAAAAAGTCTTCCGATAGTTCTTGATTTGCTAAAATACTAAGCCAATCTAGCTTGGTTATATAACTTTGAATGAATTTTTCATTTAATTTCATATAAATTGAAACATTTTTCCAATTAAGTAGTTTTAAATAATTTAATATGAATTTTTCACTCAGTGGCATTTTTGATACATGATTCCAATCAAGCCTATTTCTGTATCTTGTAATTATACCATTACTTAAATTATTATACTTTGCAAGTACTTTCCAATTAAGTTTGTCTTCGTATTTAATGATAAATTTGTCTGGTAATTTAACAATATATTTACTCACCATACTCCAAAGGTGGTGTTCGGGAAAATAAATAATACGTAGGGGTTTAATTGAAACCCAAGACAAATCCCATTCTTCAAAAATTTTAAACCACTCTTGTTTTATTTCTAATTCTGATCGAAATGGTAACATTTTAGTTAATTGCTATATTTTATTCATTTTTTTTCATTTTAAAAAAAACTGAATATTTTTTTCTAAATTAAGTCATGTCATTAATTAAGCAAATAGTTATTGCTAATCTTAAAAATGCACAACAAATTCGTGCTGAATTTACGGTAATTAATGCAAAAAGTCGAAATAATTCAACAATTGTGTTCGAGGATTATGATGAAAACACTCAGTATAATAATGCTGTTATGGCCATAGAACACATTTACCTCAAATATGCAGATTTTATTTCTCAATCAATCAAACCTCCAGAAATCACAATTTTAAATTGAAAGTTTAATATTTTTTTGGTATAATATGGGAGCTCTCTGTGACAAAGATAGAATGGATAAAAAACAAAAAAATAATCATATAATTGATACTCCTATACCCACAGAATCTAGTAAGGTATATAGAAAAATATTTTATGAAGATGGTACATTATGTAAAGAAGGAGAATATTATCCAAGTATATTCATGTATGGCGATAAGCACAAAGAATATTACAAATCTGGTAAATTAAAATTAAAATATGATGATACTGCCAAAGGAGAAAAATACTATGAATCTGGTAATATAGAATTCATTGGTCATTTTAATGTGGTTAATTATATTTTACCTCCAAGGTTATCAAAAGGAACGAAATATTATGATGATGAGAAAAAGGGCATCCAATATATTGGTAGATTTGATAAAGATGGTAATTTTGATAAAGGAGTTGAAAAATTATTCATAAACAATACCCCAATTATAATCTATAATGGAGTCGATATTACAGATTATATCAATTCAGATCCTACAAAAATTACAGATAAAGATTTATTAGCATTAAATGTATTATGACCAGTTATACAAGAGATCAAATTTATGAAAAAAAGTTTAATCGTTGGGATGAAGTTAAATGGGGCAAGACCTATTACGAATCTGGTAATTTGGAATACGAAGGAGAATTTAAATTATGGTATTATAACATAGTCCCGAAAGAAGGAATATATAGATTTGGTCATGGTATATCATACTATGATAATAAAGAAAAAATAATTCAATTTATGGGTTTATTTGAACGTGGTAAATTTACTTATCAAGGAATCGAACAATTAATTTCGAATAACATCAAAGTTATTTTATACCACTATCGCCGTTCATTACGTTCTAAAATAATTACGATTGATATAACTAAATATGTTGGTCCAAATGATCTAATTAATGTTAAAATTCCACCACCAATTAAACGATTTACAACCTAATTTATATTATTTAAACACAATATTGTCATATCTTTTTAAATATTCCGGTATTTTGGACAATTTCGGTTTATAGTTTGTAAATTTTTTTGGAATTTGGTATGCGCGTTTGAATGCTGAATATGTAGAAGGTTTAACTGTTTGGGTTGTCGGAGGGCCCATATTTACTTTCATATGATTAAAAATAGTACACACTCGAGGAGATAGATCAATATTTACAATTTCTATCGGCATTGGTTCATCAAACTTTTTCGTTATCTCCTCAATTTGTTCAGTTATGGTTTGAGATGCCGAATTAGTACCATCTATAATAATTGTATCACCCATTCCAATAAGAGCTTCCAGTTCTCTCAATTGTTTTTTTGGTAGTCGTTTATGAGTATAATTGGTCTCTAAAACATTAATATTTTCCTTCCAATCACGAACTATTAATGTTGCCAGAGTAGTTTTGCCCGAACAAGGAGGTCCCACAATCATAATAATTATAGGCCGATCATCATATTTTTGCTCAAATAATTGTACTAAATTAGGTGGTTCTTGATGGTAAAACGCCAGTAATTTCTTCTTGGCCGCCATTGAAGGTTCGCTAGTCCAGAAGAAGTCTGGAGTGGGTTTTTTCTCAAAAATGACATTAGGAACAAAGAATTTTATGCCAACATTTGCCGCAAATGCCCGATCTACATCACTTTTTTTGCTAATAGTTTTGTCCATTCGGCCGGCTCGATTTCCGCAATAAACGGATTTAGTAATGTCTATTTGGACATCATTTTGGGTAAATAATTCGTTAATAGTAGTGAAAAGTTTATCATGAGGTAATTTAAAATGATTATTTGTGGTCGAAAAATAGGCTAAAATTGGAATTCCAAATTTTACAATATTATCAATAAAAAACAATTCAAAACGTTTTTGGTGTTGTCGAATATAGTAATCTCCGCCTGATATATGACCAATAATTATGATTGAACATTTATGATCACTGTAATTTTTTAATATAGGGCCAATATTTTTGTACTTTGATTTGATATCAAATTGATCGATAGGTCTCTTGTTTGACGATGAAGTAGTAACTAAAGTGTTCTCAAATCTTAATAAAAATACAGTTGGGTTATAAATATAATTATTAGATTTATAATAGGTAACTGTATTATTGGTGACCCATTTCATGGTTTTTGTCTTTAATATATTATAATTATGGCTTATCTTCAACAGGAGGACACATCTATTTTAACTGATTTGCAAAAAAGAAAGGAATTTTATCATGCTAGAACAAGAGATATTGGTACAAATATTATTCCAAACTTTGCATTAGATGAATATAAAAATAAGGGATACACTCTGCAATTACATAATTATCAATTGTTTGTGAGTAATTTTATCAATCCAGATACTCCATACAAGAGATTGTTGTTAAAATGGGACACTGGAACAGGAAAATCGATTGGAGCACTCAGTATTGCAATGAATTTTATTAAAATAAATTATCATAAATCGCAAATTAAAGAACCAACTGGGTCAGTATTTATTATTGGTTTTAATGATACTGTATTTAAAAATGAATTGCTTAGATTTCCACAATTTGGTTTTATTAGTCATTCTGAAAAAAACAGAATTATTGAATTAAATAATCTAATTTCACGCGGGTTAACATCATATCGAGATACTCTTTCTGACCTTATTTCGAAAATTAAGCGAAGGTTTAGTAATCGTAAAAAATATGGATATTTCCAGTTTATTGGATACAAGGCACTTGTAAACAGATTATTTACTACTGATATCAATAAATTAAATCATAAGACCGAAGATCAAGTATTTGAAATGATAAAATCAGGGGAACTGAATATTAATCAATCATTTCTGAATGAATTTAAAAATTCTCTCATTATTTGTGACGAAATACATAATGTATACAATTCGATGGAGAAAAATAACTGGGGTATCTCATTACAGGTCATTTTAAACAGCACCAAGGATTGTCGGTCAATTTTTATGTCTGCCACCCCTATAAACAACAAACCCAATGAAATTGTTGATCTGATCAATTTGTTGGATCCAATAAATAAATATAAAAAGTCAGATTTCTTTGATAAAAATGATAATATTGTTAAAAAATCTCTATCAAAATTGGCTAAAATTGTAACTGGTCGGGTAAGTTATCTGCGAAATGTGGACCCAAAATACTATCCAGCCAGATATTTTGTAGGCGAAACGGTTCCGGGAATCACAGAATTAAAGTTTATTAGATGTATTATGTCTCCATTTCATTACTCGACATATAAAAAAGTATATACTGGAGTCATTTCACAGGACAGTAAGGCAATAAATGATATGTTATTTCCAAACCCAAAAGATCCCAAAGGCGGCGGCATGTATCAATCAAGTATAATTAAAATGAATTTAATGTCTGCTTCCCAATCCTGGAAAGATAAATTTGGGTTGAGATTAGAAAATAATATGATTTTGGGAGATATAACTAAACTCAAAAATATTCGAAAATATTCGACCAAATATGCAAAAATGATTGAAGATTTACATTATGGCCTCAAAAATGACTGGGGTAAAACGCTCATTTACCACAATATTGTACATATGACTGGAGTGTTATTTATAGAAGAAATTCTACGAAATAATGGATTTATTGGCGAAAAAGATGCAAGTATCAGCACAACCTTGTGCTCATTATGCGGAAAGCCTAAACACACCCACAAAAAGTTCGGCGGGGGTATGCCGGGAACCCGCGTCGGAGACTTCACTTATATTGAATGGGGTGAATTAGATATTAAAGATCCAAAAGTGTTCGATGGGATACCAACCCCAACAGTTATGACAGTCAAAAATAGTCATAAGGACTTTATTAGTCAACTTATGCGTAACAAATTTATTCAAATCGGGAAATATGAGCAGTATAGTCTTTGGTCTAATTCCGATATGGATGCAAAATTGGTCGCAAAAAGATTAAAATCATATTATGGTAATAAAAAAACCATCATTTATGGTGGGTCTGCACATGCATTTAAACCAGCCAGATATATTATTGTGCATAGTGAAATAGATAGAGGTATAATTAATTACAGTATTGACCGTTTTAATTCAATAAATAACATGAATGGGGAGACATTTAAAATTCTTATTGGTTCTCGGGTTATAAGGGAATCTTTTAATTTTAAAAGCGTTAGGCGACTGTTTATTATGAGTAGACCCGACAACATACCAACTTTTATTCAAATTATTGGTCGGGCAAGGCGGAATAAAAGTCATATTGACTTACCAATTGAGAAACAAACAATTCATGTTCATATCTATGTTCATTCAATGCGGGACTCAAAACTTCTATCACATGAAGAGGATAAATATAAACAAAAATTAAAGACATACAAGGTTATTCAAACTATAGAAAAGGTATTACATCAAAATGCAATAGATTCACTTATTAATCGACCCAAGATTGTTATGGGGAATGTGGAAGATTCACTCGCTCCTATCAAATTTGATCCAGCTATAACAGATAAAAAATATAATATGGGGTCCTTAAATCTGTTTACTTTTGACGCATATCACTCATTAAAAGAAGTTAGTGAAATTGCAATAATTATAAAAAGGCTTTTTGTGCAGATATCCCCAGTATGGTCATATGGAGACTTATGGAAGGTATGTAGAAATCCACCATTTTACACCGAAATAGATACAACACTGTTCGAGGAAGATAGATTTATTGTTGCATTATCAAATCTGGTAAAATATCCATCACATTCAAGAGAGGTCAAACATGTTGAACCTATTCATAAGACAATAAGTAGGCAGATTCCAATTGATATGCTGTTTGATCCATCGGAATTTTTGATTATAATCCCAAATGGGCAAAAATGTATTATATCACAGACTGGTATGTACTATATATTGTGTCCTTTAGATGCATATAATGAACCCATATTGGATATAGAATCCGTGTTTCGCCTTAATCGAAGTGGTGATAAACGTAAAATTAATTTACAATCATATTTGAAAAATTCTCGAGATGAAGTGGATTATGAGAGCCAAAAAACAATATTTCGTAAAAAATACCAAACTGCTATTCTATCCGAGTTAGAGAGTGCGGTATGTGATTTTACTATAGAATTCCATGAGAAATTTATTGAAGATATCATATCATATATTTTCAATTATTGGACCAAAGTTGTTCCGGAATCTACTTTTCATAACTTTTATATCAAAATGTTATATTATTATGACATTTTAGGTATCATAATTTGGGCGCATACTACTAAAAAGTCAATTAAAAAGTTATATGAAAAATATCTTGATAAACCAAACATAAAGGAATTAGGTGATGAGGGGATTATAAATTTGTTGAAATCAAACATAAGTAAACGCGGGGAAGATTGGTGTCCAATTAATACAAAAAATAAGTTTGAACAGCAATTACAATCCGCTCTTAAAAGTATGAAAAATAAGAACAAAAATGTGTCAAAAGTACCGGCCAACTTGTTACCTATAGGTTATTTTCTCTCAGATTGGCCTAAATTTTACTCGCCAGAGACGAATAAATGGAACGAATCACATGAATATTCAATGGATAATCATGGTTATATAGAGAATAATATCATTATTGGGTATGATGATCGCAGTAAAATGGGCATGCATATACGGTTTAAAATACGATCACCAATTCAAAATATTACAAAATTCAAGGATTCTCGAATGATCGAGAAAGGTTCGATTTGTAAATCAAAGAGTAAACAATATCTTATTGATGTGGCAAGGAAATTGAAAATTACACTAAATGATGAGAAAAAACCCAATGTTATTTCAATATGTTCATTGATTAGAGCCAAACTTATTCATAATGAGATTCAGGAACGGACAAAGGGATCTGACATCAAATGGTTTTATTTCTTCTTTGAATCCCGTCCGGAGTTAAAATAAAAATATTACTCAATCCATTTTGAGACCAAATAAATATATTAAAGATTACTTTTTGGTCTTCATATCCAACACTTCTATTATTTGACCTGCATTATATTTATTTATTGTAATGATTTGCCCATTATTTATTATTTTTTCTTCTCCATTTTTCACACCATTTTGATAATATGAGACTGTTGTCAGACTACCTTGATTGTCATAATCGTAAATTAATCCATGCATTTTCTCGGACATATTTGTTGTCAAAACATGTGAAGGGCGACCTTCAGTATAATATTTATGCCTACCAAAAAATATATTGTGCCTATAATTTTCCTCTACCACAATAGAATTGCCTTCATAGACATATGATTTACCTTCTAAACGTCCTCTTTTTAAATGTATGAAAAAGGTACATTTTCCCACATTTAATTTAACATTTTCTATCTTAAATGTTGAATAATTGATTTTCTTTTTATTAAGTAGAAAACGTATCATCATGAAGTTGTATTATAATAATCCATATAAATCTTTATTATATGACGGAAAATGTAATGAAAAAGGAATACCTCATGGTTCGGGTATATTATATCACTATTATTTCGAACTGGACACAAAAACACCAAGAACTAAGACAAAAATAATTGGGTATTTTTATGAGGGTAAATTTATCAAGGGAACTTTGCGTCATTATGATCAAAATGGGAGATTAATATTTAAATCTCGATATGATAGAGGCAAATCTATTCTATTAGAACGTAATGATTAAATTATATTCATAGACTTATAAAATGAGAGAATTTACACAGACCACAAGTTTACCATTGGAATTAAAAAGTTTACTTAGTAAAATAGACCCAAATGAGAACAAAATATTACGGCATTACCAGTTAGTAGTATGGAAGTTTTTAAAAGAGTATAAAACAAGAGGATTATTGATTTATCATGAGATGGGATATGGAAAAAGTATTATTATGGCAGCACTTATTCACCTATACTTTGATTCAAAAAAGCGTATTATTGTTATGACAAATAAGAGTTTACAGGGTAATTTTGAGAAAAATTTGCATAAATATTTCGATAAACAGTCCATTAGTGTAGAGGATGTGTTAGGGCGTATTCAGTTTGTATCTATGAATGCAGGGAATATGTTTGAGCAATTATTCCGGCCTAAAAAGGCTGATAAAACTAAATTACTGTCTGGTATAGATGATTCCCTTAGCATAAATAATACTATTTTTATTATTGATGAGGCCCATAATTTATTCAATAGTATCACAAATGGTAGTCAAAACGCATTAAAATTTTACAATAATGTAATGGAAACAAAGGATACCAAGTTATTTTTCTTAACCGGTACTCCGATAGTAAATCATCCATTCGAGCTAATTCCTTGTTTCAATATGTTGCGAGGTAAAATGTCGAAAAATGGACGAGATTACTTTTTATTTCCCGAAGAATACAATGAATTTTTGCAATTTTTCGTTGATGAAGAATTAAATGTGGCCAAAAATGTCTCGAAATTTCGAAATAGAATGTTTGGAATGGTGAGTTATTTTGGTACTAAATATGAAAAAGGTAAACGAGATGGCTTTCCAACAAAGAAACCATTAAAAGTAGAAATTGTTCATATGAGTAAATCTCAATACGATTCATATTGGTCTGCTAGGGAATTAGAAATTATGGAAAATGCAGTGTCTGTATCACAAAAGGGTCAAAAATTTGTTAAGAAATCATATGGATATAGCTCATACAGAGTAAAAAGTCGGCAAATCAGTAATTATTTGATACCAAATTATGCAGTTGAAATAAAGGATAAAAAGGTCACAAAATACATAAACAAAATAACTGAAAAGGATTTATTAAACCTGGATAAATATTCACCTAAAATTAAAAAACTACTACAAAATATGAAATTATGGCCCAATAAGCTGGGTGTAATATATTCATCATTTGTAACCTCTGAAGGAATAGGTATTATTGAGCGCATTTTGACTTTGAAAAAAATAAAATACGCAACTATTACTGGCCAAATCCCATTTGAAGAACGGGAAAAAATTATGAATGAATTCAACTCACCAGAGAATAGAAAATGTGAGAAAATACAGATCTTATTGATTAGTAGTACAGGTGCGGAAGGATTAGATCTCAAGGGTGTTCGTCATATCCACATTCTTGAACCTTATTGGAATTATTCTCGAATCCGCCAAATTGAAGCAAGAGCTGTGCGTTATTTAAGTCATGCCCATTTACCAAAATCAGAACAGTTTGTTCAGCCATACATTTATTTGTCAAATTATCCGAAATATATACTTAAGACTATTGGTGGAGATATTATGAAAATTCATGATGTAAGTGATGCTAAAGAGAGAAAATTAGAAAAATTGACAACTGATATGGAGTTATTTAGTGCATCTATTGCTAATAATAGAATTGCCGAGCAATTTCTAAACATTATTGTAACCGGTAGTATTGACTGCCTTGTTCACAAAGAATCATTGAAATTAAATATACCATGTCAACAATGTTTGCCCGATGGAAAACCGCTTTATGCGATAAACTTTGATGAAGATAGATTGCTACCAAATGTATGTAAACCACTTAAAACTCAAAAAATAAAGACAAAAGTTGTTGAAGTAGATAAAAAAAAGTATTATTATGTAGAATCTGGTGGCGGAAATTATGAAATTTATGAGTATAGGGATGATGTTGGGCAATATATTAGAATTGGTCCTGACCACGAGGATTTCGCCTCTATAATGCATAAAATTGATTAATCATATAGATCTTGCCATGATAATTTATTGGAAACAGAATTCTTATAATTTGGAATCGCCAACACATTATCGGAGATATGAAGGGGCAATGTATCGGCTGGATAAAATTCTAATGGGGTTGTGTCATAAACAAATTGGGCGTGTTTAAAAGTTGCATGTTCACTATTGTATGGAACTGTTTTCATAATTTTTTCTTCATCAATTAATGGTTCATTATATCCTTCTAATTTACCATTCCGATAAAGAGTGACAACAATCACGAAAATGATCAGAACGATCAATATTGCTATCCCATATCGGAAATAATCTGTCTCAAAAATGGATGATTTCATATTATGCAATTTATAAAAAATTGAATATTTTTTTATTAGTAAGTTCAAATACTTAAAAATGTCAGATATTCAATCATCTTCGTTCACTATTGGTAAATGCAAGGCTATTCAGTCCTCTGCAAAAGTATTAATTGATCATAACAATAAGATTGATATTGATAAGGTTAAAATTATTAATCAGTTATCTATGGATATTTTGGGGTCTAAAGACATGAATAAAGATGATATTACTACCCAAAAGATTGTTGATTTGGAGAACAAAGTAGACTATTTACACGCGACTTTAAACACCACTAATCATCAACTGAATATGTTAATGAGACAGCTTCATTATATGATGCATGCGCCTTCTCGTCCAATTCATATGGTTTCTTCTCCGGAACCTGAGCCTACTCAAACTGAATAAATTTGTTTATTTTTTTGTTAAAAATGAATAATCTAGTAAATATATAAGCAAATGATCATTAAAAAGAAACAAGTAATCCGTTTTGGTATTCCTGATCCATCAGAGATTCTTGTATGGGATACTGAAGAAAAAGACGTAGTTAGGGCTTATTTGTTGTCGAAATTAAATGAATGTTATGCAAAAAAATGTAATTTTCAATGTTATATTATTGAAATCACAAAGATTTTGGATGAAAATATTGTAATTGAATTTGCTGATTATGGTGTCAATGGGGGTGCAAAAGTAGATCTAGTAGTAGAGATCAAGTGTATTGTGTACAACAAAGGTGATATAATTCCTGATTGTATTGTAAAAGAAGCTCACCTAAACGGCCCTGTTATTGCTAGAAATGATACCGCGGGGTGTTGCTTTCGTAACTCGGAATCTAGTAATATATTAAGTACAAAGGGTACTAAACTACCAGTTTTTGTCGATACAGTAAATTATGATATCGAGAATGCTTGTGTAATAATAGGCGGGTTTCCGTTCATTCCTACCAATTTATCACATATGGATCTTATATTTAAAATCGAGGGTGTTATGAGCAACGAAGATAAGAAAATTATCAATGCTAAATTAAAAATTGCGAAAGATTTACATAAGCATATTAATGATTTAAACAAGGTAGATGTTGGTAGATTTGTTAAATTATTATATAGATATAAAAAAAGGCGAGTTATCTCCAAGAAATTTAAAAAGATAGAATTAGATACAGATATTAAAGATGGGATGGTAATAGGTCGGCCACATGATATGAGTAAAGATGAATTTAAAATGTATAAAATGGATAGTCATCCCAGCATTATTGTGGAGAATCCTCGGACCGCATTGGAGGCATTAATTGATGATTATATTCAATATAATACTTATATTTCTGAATTAGTTCGCGTTTATGGAGGTAAATTATATGGAGAATCAAAGCTTTTATGGGCTTATTTTGAGAAAAATAAACAATAACTTAATATATTAAATATATTTTTTGTACTAAGTTAGTATGCCCAAATGAATATTTTTATTCCTGAGAACCCAAGTATTAAACGGAAATATGTATTTTTAGTAGCTTATATTCCAAAACTTCATTACAAACGACGCATGGAATTTTTTAAATATATTGTGGATAATATAGATAAAAAACATTTACTTGAAAAGGGGACTGGTACCTGGGTTTTACGCAAAAACATTCCAGATAAAGTCATAGAAGAATTATATAGTAGACTTAAAGCACAAATACAACAAAATTGTGAAGTTATTAACAATTTGAAATTTACGGACGATGAATTATGATGAGGAGGACTATTGTTGGTTAGGTGGTTCAGTACTTTATTCTTCTAAAAATACCGAATCTCCATATGAACAATTAGACGAAAAAAGTGTCAATATAGAATCTTCATATAGTGGTTTAGACGAAAAAAGTGTCAATATCGAATCTCCAGACGAGAAAAATGGTATTTTATATTTGAAAATTGGAGGGGGTGTAGAAATGCCAGTAGAGAATCTTATTGATGACTTTTTTATTGTGGGTGGTAATGCAGTCAATGTAGAACAAGAGTTATTAAAATTCTTGGGTAATATTATTTAGACTACTAAATACAGTTATAATATAAGATGAACAGCTCTCCACACTTGTCAAAAACTAATACATTATCAGAAGATGAAACCATTGATTATGCAGTAAAAGCATGGAATCATGTAAAAGTACTTAATAAACAGCCTGATTTTCGCCAAAAAGACTATGAGTTCCAACTAGGAGTGTTTATGGATTATCATAAGTCATTCTATGAATCCTTTCCTATTGTTTCTAAATATATGCTGGAGGGTAAATTTACAAAAAGGGCTTTTAAGAGATTCCTTGTGCGAATGCGAATGGATGGAGACAAGAAATATAAAGAGGCCCTCAATCAATATAATATGACTCCACAAGAAGCTGAGAAAGCATATAAACGTAAAATGAAACAGAAGGCTAAAAATAAAAGAAAACGAGCAAATAAGGCAGCTCAGAAAGATAAACCTAAGGTGATTGAACAGCCCAAAGAATTGACACCAAAGCAGATCAAACAGAAGGAAAAGAAAATGATCAAAAAGTATGAGAAAAGACGGTCTGTAATGGAAGAAAAGAAGGAGGAATATAAAAAAATGAAGGCTGAACAAAACGATGACTGGTGCAAAAACCGGGCATTTTATGTGCAATATTTGTATGAAGATTATACAAAAGACACTCATAATTTGGAAAATTCGCGAAAATTGTGGGAAACCACATACAAAAAATTGCTCGATGAGACCAAACCTCTTGTTGAACAGAGAGATAAAATTGAAGAAAAAATTGACAATGATTATCAAAAATACCAAAAAGAACTTACCAATGAACTCATTGAACGCATTTTATCAGGTCATGAAACTCAACAATTACCTCCTGACCTTGAAAAAGAGTTGATTGCCGAAATGGAGAGAATGGCAAAACAAGTAGAATCTGAAGAAAAAAAGGAAACCTCAACATAGGTTTCCAAATATTATTTTTTTAGTATATTTCATATCCTTATTGGGTAGAAAATAGTTAATATATTTAAAGTAGTGTATATCGGGTTAGATAACCATTTTTATCAAAAATTAGACTCAAAGTTTTATTGTGTGAATTTTGTTCTGAATATGTTATCTTACCATCAGATGCATTACCAATCTTAATATATTCTGTGGTAATTACTTCCACCTCACCATTTGGCACATCTTTAGTGAATCCACCTTTAATAATTATCGGGTTTTTCTCATCACTGTAGTCGACAAATACTCCGCCGGAATCTGTGTTTAATTGGTTTTTTCTATTAAATTTACCGATTTTAAGAAACTTATTTTCCTTGTCACATATACATCCTTCTTGACCCAAAAAATAACCATTCTTGAATTTTGATGACCCTGTAGCCATCATTTTAACTCTACTCATGATGATATATAATATATTTTATGTGTTTTTTTAATTTAAATCATACTTTTTGATAAATTCCATAGTGATATAAGCCGCTATACAACTTATCTTCAGTTCGCATTTTTTGATACATTTTGACATTTTCAGACTCAAATAAGTCCAATTTTTCTGAAAAACTTTCATATTTCACCTGTTTCATTCCGCATTTTATAGCAATATCCTTGATATTTTCGGCATAAACAAGATATTCGTCGTAATGTTTATTGTTTGAAAATGGTAATAAAACGCCAATTTTCTTTCCAGGTACGATCTGTGGAGTGTCATATTTCTTAATAATTGAGTATTTAATCTGGTTGTCTGATGTCTTAACCTCATAATGTTTGTCTCTAGCAAGCAATTTTTGCACTTCCAAACCATCAAATGCGGTGTAAATAAACATGCCGCCTTTACACAACAAACTGGCCACAAATTTCAGAAAATTCCGAATATTCTTGGTTGTATCACAGAAATAATGAATTGCGAAGTTACAAACAATAAGTGGGAATCCGTTTTCAGGCATTTGCTTAAACATATCTTTGGATGGTGATTTACTTAAATCAGCCAGAGTAGTCCATATTCCCATTCTTCTGGGAGGCGGGTTTCGCAATCTAACCAAGTCGTATTTTCGTTTTATCAGCTCAGATAGCGCATCTCGGTCGTTGTCAACAAACATAACATTCCTAATCTGGGCTTTATTGTACCTAAACAGATCGGTTCCTCGACCTGCAGCCAAGTCCAAAAGCCATTCTATTTTTTTAAATGGCATCAATAAATGGGACTTCACAAACGAATTAAATGCTCGTTGTGGTTTGTGAATTTGCGAATCAGTTTGTTTAAAGTATGACTGCTCAAACTCAATTAATCGGTCCAATGTAAGTGGATTTTGGTAGGAATCCCAAATGAATTCACAAATTCGATGATCGTTTCCATAATTACCACCTCTTTTGTAATCAATAGTCTTATCTTTACGAATATTGTGTAATTCCCATGTACTTCCGTTATAACCGAACTCACCAATATTATCATCCAGATCTGGGTCCTTATCATAATAAATATGGCAATATGGATCGTCACTTGGAGTAAACGGAATGGGGAAATACCGCCATTTAACACCATCCGGAAACATTTCATCGTATCCATTTGGACGCCGAATACCCAAAATATTTGCTACGTTTTTATCAATTCCGCACAATAAAATGTATAATGTATGATCCTTTTTTACATTATATGGCATATAACCCAGTAGACTTTTTGGAGCTTTTTTGATAAGAAAATCTATTGTTTTTCGACTCGGGGGTTTCCATTTATATACTTTCATGGTCGAATATGTCTCCGATGATGGAGTGAAAATGATTCCGTCAATTGGATATGGAGCCTTTCTATTCCACAATTTTCGTATCTGTGGTCCTAATTTGGCAGTATCAATACGAACAAATGGTTTAACTTCTGCAATATTGACGTGGTTAGCCAAAATAGTCGCGGCCTTATCCAAATATGGCAGTCTTTTACAGAATATCTTTTTGTACACTAATTCGGATTGGAATTTGATAACATCAAAGATATATATGTTAAATTTTTCCCCATCCATAATTAACTCGGCATCCACAATTAACTCCTCTTTATACTCTATTTTTTTAGTAACAAGAATATTTGTTATTATTTGCATCACACCTCCCTTGGTTCGAATTATACACCTCTCTCCATCTGCCTTATCGGTGATGTAATAATTTGATATGGTGTCCCAAATAGTTTGATATTCTGATTTTCCCAATTCAATAACTGCGTTTGCAATATGACGAACACCCTTGTTTCCATTCAAAAATCTTTTAGCCATTCGGGGTTTTAAGATTTGTGCCATTTCATAAATTACTTGCCTATATTCCTGATTTTCATCCTTTATGTCAACAAAATCAGAGAATTGGGTAATCAAATTGTTAATATCAGATGTTTTAATCTTAGCAATTTTGGATGGTTTACCAATATATTCTGCTTCAAATTCTATTTTGTCTACATTTAACCAGGGTCCATTATCGACAAATAAGTCATCATACGAATTGTATGCAAATAGCGTATCTTTTTTAGCCCGAATTATACTAGTGGGTGTCTTTGTTTTAAAACTTTGAATAAGTGTAATATCTAGTCGCCAATCTCCAAATTCCAATGGAAATGTTGATATTCGCAGGCGAATTCGAATCAATTTGATATCATTATTATCAAACTGAAATTGTTTAATTGGTATCTCATGAGCTACTGAAACCTTGAAAGGATCACATTTATATGTACTTAATATTTGCTTGTCATAAAATTTTTTTGCACTAACAATCTGCTTCGCATTTTTAAACAATCGTTGTTGAGTAATATTTTTGTTGGTTACAAAATTTATTGTCTGCTCAATCTGAATACCATTTTTTGAACCAAATTTCTTAATCAATTGGCTAGCAATTCGCCCTGTATCATGAATATCAATACGTTTTTTTAGTATATGATTGAGATAGAATCTAATTTCCAATTCAAGCTGTTCGGGGTTTTTTGACGCTCTAGCAGCGTTAAGAGTAGACTCCATTCTATATAAGTATAATTATATTCATTTTTAATCTTAAACAGCCATAAGTACAAACAAACTAGATATAAAATAGCTATTTTGTTGTTAATAATATCAAACTAGAGTAGAATTTTAGAAAAAAAATATATATTTATGTCGATTTAATAAAATAGATTAGACCTTTCTCCAATCATTTCGGTCTGGCATATCGGCATAATAAATCATGTCGGACATATCATATCCACGATTAAATGCCTCTACAGAGGATCTATTTTTGCTAGATCGAAGACCCTCATTACCTCTATCATAGTTTCTAGTATGCAATATTTGTTGATAATGGGGAATTTTGTTGCCATAACGAAAGTGTCGGTGGGGTCGAATATATGTTACCTGGGGTTTCCATAAGTCCATATTTCTTATTTTATCCACTGTCATATTACGCAAAGATGGGTCTTTAAATGGGTTCCAAACCTTTTTATTATCTCCGATTGGTTTAATTTTTTCTCGAATTAAGTTACTTAAAGCCATTATAAAATCATAATTTATTACTCGAATAACATCAGTTACATCAGAATATTCTGGAATTAAGTATTTACTAAGCCAAAGTTTCATTGCAATGGGTATGGTTTTGACAAAATATTCTTTGGGTCTCTTACCATAATTTAACTTATGTAATCTATATATTTTGTTAATTAACATATTCTGATTGGATTTTTCCATAAAAAGGGTTTCTGCATCAAGAATAACATGTGTTGTTTCCTCTTTGATTCTCCCTAAAGCATTATATTTTCTGGCAAGAAATTTTGCAATAAAGTCCATGGTGTATATACTATAAATTATATTATTTACGTATATTGAATGATTTTGTTAATCTGGTCTAATTGTTCCTTCTCTTTGCGTTCTTTTTGCACCTTCGTGAAATTATTTTTTATTCTCTGTAATAAAAGAAATAGTCCAATTAAAATTATTGTTAATATAATAATATAAAAGGTCAAAATGTCCATGTTATATAATAGGGAAGAAATTTATGCCACAATTAATTCAAAAGACCGGTCTTCTGGAACTGCTACGAATTTTTCTATAACATTAGCTAATTCTAAATTTACTAGAATTAGACACTTGAGATTAAACTCTATTATGATCCCGTTCACTTATTATGTTTTCACTTCTACGAACAATACATTGGTGGTTTCAGACACTAGCGGAACTGATTTTGATGTAACAATCACTGCTGGGAGTTATACTGCGAATACACTTGGTACCCATTTAGCAACCCGATTGGACGCCGATGTATCCACAATGTCAGGATTCGCTGTAACTTACAATCGGCAAACATATAAATTAACCATTACAAATGCGGCAAATTTCACAGTTAAAGTAACAGGAACTGCACATACCTATTTGGGATTTAGTGAAATAAGCTCGACTAGTACTTCGGTTACAAGTGATTCTGCAATAAATTTGTATGGTCCAAGTTATTTGTTTATAAAAAGTAATGCTATTGGTATTGAACGAACCACAAAATATACAAAAAGTACGTCATATGATACTGATATTATTTATCGAGTATCTGTTGATACCAGCCCTGGAAATGAAATTTATGATGAAAACATTCATAATAAAAAAATAGTTTTTAAATCGCCAAAAACGTTCCAGACCTTAGATTTTTCTCTGGAAGATCCGAATGGCAATACTATTGATCTAAATGGTCATAATTGGAGTTTTGAATTAATCGGAGAGGTCGCGACTCACTAATTTATTTAGCAAACTTCTCATGTTAGAATTTGTGATATATGATCCTTCTGGGGCTAAATGATAACATAAAATTATTGAAATTACTGCGCATATTTTCTTAGTTAGACCAATAAGTTTGATGTATTTTGCACATTTAAGAAGATTAATTAGTCTCATAAATTCAATTTCTTCAATATTAGCCAAAATAAGAAACCCATAATTTTTTCCATTAAATGGTTTAGTACGAAATTTTTCTGAACCATAAATGAATCGGACAAATAGATCTAACTCTTTTTTTCGAATTTCTATATTATCATTTCTTGATATAATTACATCAATTGTGTTTAATAAATTTGGCTTTGATGGAGCAGTTTTTTGTTCAAAATCAGGGTTTCGACTGTATAATTTCATATAATCAAGTATAAATTTGATGTTCCTTTTAGTAAAACTAGGGTTTGTAAAATTAATATATTTGATATTTTTGTCATTCTTGGTCACATTTAAACCCAATTTGCATACATTGATTACATTTACCAAAACCTCTTTTTCAGTCTGAATTGGTGGGGTATTAATTGTTTTATAGAAATATAAAGATATGTTTTTATCATCCGACATGACTAATATTTACCTAATAAATTTCATTTTTAATTAGTTTTAAATTTGAAAATAAAAATATATGTTATATAAGATGGACAATCTACTCGAAAAATCATATTTTCTAACTGTCGAAAACCCAAATCTATGGAAGTTATACAAGAACCATATGGCTGCATTTTGGACATCAGAGGAGTTAGATTTTAGTGTTGATAAGCAAAACTGGAGTAAATTAACAAAAAATGAACAACATTTTATTAAATATATTCTTGCATTTTTCGCTGGTGCAGATGCTATTGTTGTTGAAAATCTAAATGAACGTTTTATTTTGGATGTAAATCGGTTAGGTATCACTTCAGCAACTTGTTTTTATGGGTTTCAAACAGCTATGGAAAATATTCATGCTGAAACTTATGCAATTATGATAGAAACGCTAATTTCGAAAGATTCTGAAAAAAAGAGACTCAAAAACGCAATTAATACTATTCCAGTAATTGGTGAGAAGGCCAAATGGGCAAAAAAATGGATTGCATCTGATGCCCCATTTGCTGAACGTTTGGTAGCATTTGCTGCAGTAGAGGGTATTTTCTTTTCAGGTGCATTTTGTTCCATCTTTTGGTTAAAAACTCAAAACAAGCCTCTGCATGGTTTGTTTCAAGCTAATGAATTTATTGCAAGAGATGAAGGACTTCATACCGATTTCGCGTGTGCATTATACAATGGTCATATTAAAGAAAAATGTAGTGATAAGCGAATTCATGAAATATTTGACGAAGCTGTTGAAATTGAGACTAAATTTATTGTGGAGTCTTTACCATGTTCATTAATTATGATGAACCAAAAAGCAATGATAAAATACATTAAATACGTAACAAATCGATTATTGAAACAATTAAAACATAAAATTTTATATACTGATATTGGCGATGATTGCCCATTTCCATTCATGAGCAGAAATACAATTGAACGAAATACTAATTTTCATGACAAAAAGGTGTCAGAATATAGTATGGCGAACAAATCAAAAGGTTCAGATAAATTTGTGCCATTAGATGATTTCTAATTAGATTTCAACCAATTATTGAGAATATTGAAGTCATTCTTACTAAATTTTAGCTTAATTTTTTCATCAGGTACTAAATCTAAAAACAAAAATAGTGGTTTAAAATTATCTTTCCATTCACTGAATCGGAATGTAAATTTTTTAATTTTAAATTTATAAATCAAAACAAAATTGCGCGAAGTTGGAATTAATTTAGATATGATGGGGTGTTCAAATACAAAATAGTTATGTAATCGAGTATGTTTGGTGATGCCATTTGAAAAATCAAATTGCTGGCGTTTTTGGAGTTTTTCTCCGATTTCATAAAGACTAATTTCCCTCATTATAGGGGCGACGTCTATATTATAAAATTGAAAATTATATATTATTATCTTTTATAATGTCAAAAATTAACGACATTAGGTATGAACACTTAAGAATAAGTCATTGTTTAGAAAACACAGGCCCTATTTTGTTTGATAATATAAATGATAAATATGGTCCTAATTCGATAGTTCATAAATATAAAAAATTATCGAAAAACTGCCGATTATTGTGTGTTTGTAATTATTGCTATTTACCTATCAAAATATCGAAATCACACATTATATTGTTTAAAAATCACCCATGGACACTACCAAAGTATGTTAGAGAAGATATTGATAAAGAATTAAATTTTCCTTTAGTTCGACTCTATTCGTTTGTTTATGTCAATATAAATATGCAAATAAGTGAGTGGAGTGTTGTACATAGGTATTTTAATGAACGTAATATGATAAGAGATATGTCAAATAAAATCATTGAACATCTTTGTAATCCGTCTAAATTGCCAAAAGATAGATTAATTAGTATTTTAAACAATAAATTACCGATCTTCATCAAAACAATTTCAAATAATTCAAATATTGAATTAAATTACCCGCCAATTTCACTAGAGTTTTTAAACGATTTTTGTGGGTATAAATTTGAATTACGCAACAAAAAAGTATATTGTTTGGTTAAGAACTAGTTTTTCAAGTTAATTGTATAAATAGATTTGATGTATTAATTGTGGGTTAAATTTTGTTTTATTTTGTATTAATAACTGTATAAATTGTTTTTGCTTTATTTTGCTTTATTTTGCTTTATTTTGCTTTATTTTGTATTAAATTATTTTTGATGCATTTTGCTTTATTTTGTATTAAATTATTTTTGATGCATTTTGCTTTAGTTTTCATTTTTTTAAACCAATTTTATTTATTTATTTATTTATTTATTTATTTATTTATTTATTTATTTATTCATTTATTTATTTATTTATACCAAATTGATAAAATGCATAGTTAATTCTTTATTATCCAATTCATTTTTGATTTTCAATATTATACAAATATCCAATATTAACAAAAATAGTGATATAAAAGATATAATATGCGCAATAATTACGACATAAAATGATATTTTTGGTATCATATAGCTATTTTTAATCTCAATTATGTCCATTAAAATAAAAGCACTGATTAAAATTTGCACTAAAATGTGACTGAAATCATAGTCGCTGGTTAGTAAAACTTCCGCATTTTTGATTGATAATGCCATTAAAAATGTGATAATTACTGATGGAAATACGATACTATCATACTTATGGAAGAATAATGATATAACAAATACAAGAATAATTAGATAAATAAATGCCACAAATCTGCGAATATTTGTGTGAGTTTGATTGATTACTCTCATTTATAAACTAATAAATTTCAAATTTTTTTAATCAAAAAAAAATGGTATTATTCTAGGAAATACATTTATCCAACACTGTATGATACTGAAAATCGTAGCCAACCACAATCAGTAGAATTACGTGAAAACCCGGTTGAAGTATTCATTGAGGGATATATTGTTATATTTCCGGTGGAAGATATTTGTAGTCTTGCTATAGCATCTGTTTCAGTTCCGCCGTTATATCCACCAGCATAAGGTAGATGAATTGTGCTGCTTGGGCGCAATGCTGAAGGTAATACAGGTGTATTTGCTGCATTTGCGGTTCCACCAGATCCGCTAGCTGTCTCAATGAGTTCTAAAAATGTAAGTGTAACCTGGTCACCAACCCTCACATATTCAATATCTCCTGATTTAGATGATGACCATGGACCAGTCCAGCTTGTTGTCCATGTATCAGATTCATAATATCTGAGTATCGAAGTAGTACTACCAGCGATATTTGGCAAGACTATACCGGAACCGGTGTTGATTTTCTTTGCAACAGCAAGTCCGCCGTCCATTACAACACTGGCTGCCGTAGATAAAGTAGCGTCTGTTGTGTCTCCAACATATAATTGAGCACCTATTTCACAATCATTTGCGACATATAAATCCGAGTTTGCGCCTGTTCCAAAAGCAACTCGAGCCGATGGATAAATATCGTCCATATTTGAATAAGATTGGGATCCAACACATAATGAGTCTGTAAAACCGTTTGCCCAACCAGTTGTTCCTTGAATTACATGAAACCTGCGACTATTTCCACTTGCTTGCACATTAAAAAGCATATATTCACCATCTGCATCTGGATTGTCTTGAGTTCGAATAGTTAGGCCTTGAATTGGTGCATTTCCACTTGATGTAGTTCCTTGGTCTGTATAGATTTGGTAGTTTCCGATTGAGATATTTCCGTACGAGTTTGGTGTGCTGGTTGTGTTTTTTCCGCCATCTACACCAACTTTAAGGGCTGTATTTGCTTGACTGCTACTATAATTTGACGAAGATGGTCCGGTGATTGTGACTGTCGGAGTGAATTCAACAACATCATTTGTGCAATCCCATTGAGTCATAATGGTGTTTTGATTGCGAATTACTATATCTTGGACAGTACCTGTTCCTTCAGCAGAAGCTCGAATTTCATAATATCCATCTGATGAATTATAACCCAATCGAAAATATTCTGTATTACCCCCGCCATCGTCTGCTGCATACATATCAAATTGAACATTATCTGTTCCATCTTCATCATTTGTACGAAACTCCAATAAATTATCTCTAGCAGACACTACACATTGATGTGTCCAAACAGAAGTATCTGTTGTTATATTATATCGATTACCAGCACCAGTTCCTTTAAAGCCCAAACTATCCAAATCAAGCTGATCTTCTACATCAACCCCACCATCACTATTAATTGTCATTCTATCTGTAGCATCTGTTTGAAACTTAATAATTGCAGCATTTACTGTTTGTAGTACTAATGCACCAGTACCTTTAGAAAGTAATGTGAGTTGACCATTTTCACCTGAATTACGAATTAATCTAGCTGAATAACTAGCAGAATATGTATCATCAGACATAAAATCAATAAATGCGTTTCTATCACCACTGCCATATCGATTGATCTCAATGAATGAGTCAGAAACAATAGTATTGCCAAATGTAGACGGATCTGCTACAATTCCACCTGTTACAACAAGAGCTCCATTGGTACCATCCGCGGCTGTAGAATCTGTTATGGCGACCACTCCCGAACTACTAATAGACATACGCTCTACATTTGTTGTTTCAAATTTGATAGCTGCTGCTTCTGCAGTTTCTAAAATAAGATCTCCAGTACCTCGGTGCATGAGTTTTGAGGTCGAATTTGCACCATCATCGCCGCGAATAATACGTAATGCATAGTCTGTATAGGTGTCATCTGCATGAAAGTCAATGTACGAATTACGATTTCCTGAACCAGCTTGACCAATTTCAATATTTGTTCCATTAATGACTGTATTGCCAAAATAAGACGCTCCTGCAGTAATTCCACCAGCCACGACTAAAGCGCCGTTAGTACCATCAGCAGCTGTTGTGCCATATACAGTTAGATCTCCATCTTCATTCAAGAACATACCCATTGTCAGATCCGGGGCCGTTCCAGGACTTGCCCCAGATACAAAGAAAGCCAATCCCATAGCACCATGGGAGTCTGTTGTGTAAGTTTCTTGGCATTCTCCAAATATTCCGGCCAAATATTTCGGATTTGAAGTCGTAAATGCATCATCAGTCGATCCAAACATTAGGCCAGGTGTAAATCGGTTAGAACTACTTGTCATGGTATTGGAGGTCAATAGTATTCCCTCACAGTCCTGATCTAATTCAGTTGATAAATATCCGGAGGAACTTCGCTCAATATGGAATACGCCATTCAGCAAGTGCATATCGCCGCCCACATTCAGATTTTTTGCAATTCCGGCTCCTCCATTCACAATGAGGCTTCCGTCTGTAGCTGACGTGGATTCAGTAGCGTCAAGCACGTTAACAAACCCAGTACGACTAATATGGAACCGATCTGTGACTCCAGTTCCCATATAAATTCCTTGTACATCATTATCATTATTACCTCGAAATGAAATGAACTCAAAATTAGTTGAATCTACTTTATGTCGTAAAACTATCTCACTACTCTGCCAATTAGATCCATCTTCATATCTATTATAATAAATCTGGAATCTATCTGCGTTTGAATTTGAAACCAGATAATCGGAAATGAACTCTTGATCACCCGATGTAGCACCCAAATCACTTCCAACTATACTAAATTGTTCTGTATTGGCAGCCGAGGACGAATTAATACCAACAAATGAGTTACCGACGTCCACAAACAACTGATTGGATCCTACCACCAGATCATCTCCAACGTATACTTTTTTTGCGAATCCGGCGCCTCCTGGAGTTATAAGAGCACCAGTAGTACTTGAGCTGGCATCAGTTGTTGCTAAAACTTCTACTTGAAGAGAGGAATTAATGGATAATGCATCAGATCCATTTACATGGAAAAACATTTTATCATTGGTGTGATTATACTGAATTTGTCCAATAGTTTCGTCTTCTGGGTCTGCGAAATAAATATAAGAAGATGCTGTATTAGGCACAAGAAGTGATATATTTGCGTTTCCGCTGTTTTCAATAAGAAGCGTTGATGTGTTTGAAATGGTTCCACCACTGTCTCCATCTCGAATATGAACGCGTTTATCCGGTGATGAAGTACCAATTCCAACACGATTGTTGTCTGTATCAACAAATAAGTCGGTCGAGTTCACTACTAGATTGTCGCCAATGTACACTTTTTTTGCAATTCCGGCGCCTCCTGGAGTGATAAGTGCACCTGTTGACGTCGAAGAAGAATCTGTAGTGGGTTCAATAGTGACATCTGTATCGGTGACTGTGACGACTGTTACCTCGCCTCCAGATCCCGCAGTGACAGTGTTCGCGCGAAGTTCGACCGTTCCATTAGAAGCCCGATTTGCCAGAGCAACAACATCAGAGTCAAAAATAATGGCGGATCGTGCGGTATCGCCAGAATCAGTATATTGTATTCCACCGTCATTACTATCAAAAACAAGCTCACCTGAACTTAAAATAACCCAATATTTTGTTCCATTGTTCCAAAATTCCATGTCAGTGTTTGAATAATTTATGATTTGAGCAACTTCCGCACTGTCCATTCCGACTAGCAGACCACTTGAGGCGCCCATTGTGGTGGTTGAATTACCAAATTGTGCGTAGCACCCTGCCGAAGATGTGGTGTACAAGCCGAGCCTCACATCGGTCGTCGAATGAAAACTTTGTGTGTTAATACCAAGAATATTCGATGTATCGTTCCAGTATAGGCCGCTATTATCCTCACTTATAACGCCACTAGTCCCTGCAAATAGAATAGAACCTGCCGTGAAATCGTCCAGTAGGAGGGTTGAGCCACTTTCGACATGAATATCATCGCCAAAATACACTTTTTTTGCGAATCCGGCACCGCCCGCAGTGACAAAAGACCCCGTGGTAGACGAAGACGCATCTGTGGCGGTAGAAATGGCGACCTGACCGTTAATGTCGGTACCGAATGCTGTTGTCCATGTGACTGACCCAGTACCACTTGCAGCATATTTGAATTGAATTCCTCCACTACTATCAAAGAGAATTTTGGTCGCCACTGCTCCGCCATCATCAATATATTGGTACGTGTCGTCCGATGTTTGAAATTTCGCATTTCGGGCTAGATAGAACTCTGCGTCCGTTCCAGTTCCGGTTTCATTTGATCCTATGACGAATTCAGGGTCGACCCCATAACCAGCATTAGAGGGTGCAAAAATGAGACTACCATTGTTTTGAGGGTTTCGAATCAAGATGTTGCCGTTTACATCTAATTTCTCGGCGGGCGTGACTTCATGGCCGATTCCACATAATCCAGAAGGAGTCGCCCTAATAACCTCAGTAACCACATCAGATACATTTTGAAAATTAATAATGAAATCTTTTTCTGCCGCGGTTCCATTAGTGATTAGGCGAATTCCATAGGCCGCATCAGTCGGATAATCATTGTTATAGAGGTCCATAACTTGTGTGTCCGGCTCATCATGAACAACAAGAGATAGAGTTGCTTCTCGGGCTGTGCTGGCATCCGGCGGTGAATTTACTTGTAAAACTGTGAATTCTGTGCCACCAAACCGCTTGACAACCAAAATGCCGTTATCTTCTGCACCACCTTTAAATATGGAAATCTGATCGTCTCCATTGCCTGTGAAATCCTGTGCATCGCCTGTGAGGACCAAGCCACCATCTATGGTGACCTCTCCTTGAACATCCATTCCGTTTGCTGGGGCAGTCGCTGAGCCAGCTTTTCCGGATCCAACAACCATTCCGCCGCTGACATCCAGCTTATTTTGCGGATCATTTGTGCCGATTCCCACCGTGTCTGCGAAGTAATTTATATAGGTTGAATCAGCCACATAGATGCCATATTCATTAGTAATCACGCCTGTTTCAGTCGGACTGGCTGCGTAAAATGCGTAATAATTTGTAATTGTATTACCTACTGCGGACTCAACATCGGCGTAAATTCCGTACGCATTTGTGACTGTATCGCCGGATCCTTGACCGTACGTTCTTGCAAATAGGGAATACATATTGGTTACATTCCCTGTGGATTGTTCGGCCAAAGTGCGCAGTGAGATCAGATTATCGAGGGATGCGGCTGTTCCACTTACCATGCCTTTATCTGCGCGAATTTCAAGCGCTGTGTGAGTTCGAGCCAAGTCGACGCCGGAATTATTATCGCTGTTCATTTCAAATTGCGCGTGAATGAGATCGGAGTCTTCATTCGAATATGTATCTTTTACTTGAAGCAAATAATCTGGTGATGTAGTACCAATTCCAACGTATCTGTCTGGCGTGAGCGTCATTATTGTGCCGGTTGAGACACTAGTGCCAGACCCAGCATTATATCCAAATTTGAGTCGATCGGAATCATCATTATCGATTCCAAGGGCGTATGAAGTCACTCCATTGATCTCAAAATTCATAAATGCATCACCCGTTCCATCTTGTTCGAGCCGCAAATGTGCAGTTGTAGTACTTGTACTATCCCTTTTTATGTCCAAAGTACAGCTTGGAGCAGTGTTGCCTATGCCAATATTTGCGTTAGTATGAACCCTGAAAACTTCGGCGGTTGCGGTTGAAAAAGTGATTGGGGCCGCTTCTTCGGCATATAAACCAAACTCAGCTGTGCCTCGATGCTTCAGAAAAGATGTTTGGTTACCACCTGAGCCAGATTCTCCGCGAATTAGGCGTAGACCCCAAGAAGTATAAGTATCGTCGCTAATAAAAGCCAGATCGACTTGACGATCGCCGGAAGAGTTAGAACCCAGTTTAATGCTCGCATTTGTGGTTGCCGATTCCGAACCAATATGAAGGTCAGTATACACAAATGCGTCTCCACCGACTGCAATTGCCATCATATTTGTTGTACCAAGTGTGTTGGATGCCGAAATTACCCATTCATCACTCTCAGAATTATCTATTCCAATAGTCCAAACAGTGACGTCCTTAATTCCGAATTGTAAGGCCGCATCACCCGAATCATCTTGTTCTATTAGGATTCCGGCAGTTGATGTGTTGGTTGTATTTTCATACACATGAAGTGCATGGGTTGGTGCATTTTCACCAATTCCGACCAGTCCATCATCCTTGATTCGCATATATTCAGCCAGCAGACCGCCGGCATTCGCATAAAATACTAAATCGCCAGTTTCGCCAGACAAGTCAGACATTCGGCCAGCAATGCGCCCCATGACAAATTCGGCCTCACTGACATCATTGTTAGATAAATCAAGATAGGCGACATCTACAGAGACATTTCCATCATATGCGCCGACCACATTAATTCCGGCCTGAGTAGTATCGGTAGAGACCGTACTGACGGTAAATTGATGGTCTGTGTCATCTCGAACGTGTAATTTTGATGCAAGAGATGTCGAAATACCGATGCCGACTGAGCCTTCGATAAGGGTTCCATCGGTCGGTGCAGTAGCTGAACCAGCATATGTAGATCCGATCACGGCTGCCCCATTGACATCCAACATGTTCTGAGGAATCGTACCAATTCCGACTAAACCAGCCGAAGTTATTTGAAATAGTCCGGCTGCGCCAATATCGGCCGATGCAGATGCTGCACCATTGATTTTAAATGAATTAGTTGAATAATCGAGGCCAATCGCGTATGATTGCGATGTACCCTTAATAAAAGACATGAAAGCATCTCCGGTGCCGCTCTGTTTGATTGCAATTTGAGCCGTCGAAGTATTAGTATCGTTGGCTACCACCACTAATTCGCGGTCGGGAGTACCGCTAACGCCCACATTTAATTGCGCAATATCTGCATCACCAAGAACTTCAATATCTGTTTTAAACGAAGCAGTATCGGCGTAAACTCCGAATTCACTTATATTTGTTGATGTGGTTCCTTTGCGTGTAATATTTAATATGGCACCTGTATCGGACGAATCCTCGCCGATCTGAGTGTAAATGTCACCTCCCGATGCTACAATACTATAAAAATCGGTTCCATCCGAGAAATGGGAGGGTAGCGCAAGAGTTCCCGATACAGTCAGAGTAGTGTCAACCACCATATTTCCCAGTTGTAAAGTACCATATGTGAAGGACCCATCACTTGTGTCGACTGTATTGTTGGGTTCGACGGTCAAATTGGTAAATAATTTGTAAATTCCTCCATCACTGGCATCGCGAAAAAGCCCGGAATATCGTTCAGTACCATCATTATATGTACCAAAAAATCCGATATCCAGCAGATCGGCAGCATTATCATTAGCTAACTCAATCATGGAATTTGTGACAGTTAAAGACTCTGTCGCTGTAAATGTGGCATCGCCGCTGACACTTAAATTACCTGTTATTGTGACCTCACCAGTACTAGGATTGACTTGTAAAAGTGGATCTACTGAACTATTTAACTGTACAGATAGTGCATTTCCGCTACCATAAATATCCAATAAATTTGTAGTAATATCTCTCGCATATCCCAAATTACCTAAATGACGGTCAAAAAACGCCATTGTATATTATACTATGTTTAAAATTTGAATTTATTAATCATAATAAGATCAATATGAATGACTCCATTCCGAACAAACCAAAAAAGAAAGAATTAGAACTAAATCATTTAAGTTTTTGTTTTGATGGACCTAGAAATTCATTACCAACTTCGCATAGTATAATTCATATTAAACCAAGAATTGTTTATATTACTCTGGCAAGAAATAGTCGTATGGTTGGTGAGGTACAATGTACCAAGTATATTACGCATAAATAAGAGTTTTTTTAATTAAGGAATTGGTTTTAGGATAATATCAAAATGACTGATAAATTGGAAAAAACCTGTACAGACTCTAGATTATCTAATCAAGAAGAAAAAGAGCTATCCTACCAATTTACACATTCAGCGACAATTATTATTTTATTATAATGGTGATCCAAGGCTTAGTTTACCAGAAGTGTGTATTCCTATAAATAGGGATTTCAGAATACAAATTAACCTTAGAGGAATACATGAACGAAAAATTATTAATCATAAATGATTTTTAAAATTTGAATTTATTAATCATATAATAATATGGAAGAATTTTATGCAGATAAAAAAGTATCAGCAGATAGTAGAGCAAAATTAGAAGAACTTACAAAAATAATAGATTTGGTTTATAACAACTCAGACCCTAACTTACCTGCAGGATCTTTCAAACATCCCAAATATGATAATCTGCTTATTATTGAGACAATAGATTTGTTTAATAGAGTTTTAATAACCAATGTTGGGTCGATATCAATAGATGATGTATTAAAATAAATCTTAATTATTTTGATATAAATAGTATTTTTTTAAAATTTAGAAATAGAAAATTATTTCTAACCAATAAATGTTTTTTAAAATTTGAATTTATTAATCATAATATATTTGTATAAAATATGGATAACAAATCTTCCAAAAAAGAAGGTATTGATTTAAATCAAAATGTTGACGAGTTAAAAAAATATCTACAACAACTTGTTTTAATGGTCGAAGAAATGCGCAGAGAGGGTTATGAAGATCCGCCAAACAATACGCTTTCTTGGTATATTAATGAATTGAAATCAGAATATGTTGAGAAAAAAGCCAAAAAATAAGTTTAAAATTTGATTTTTTTATACTAGTAATGTTAGAATTACCTAAAAAAGATTTATATGCAACTGAAGAAAAATCAACTCAATTGGATCCAAAACTGTTTTCTATAGAAGATTGGGAGAACCTTGTTTGTTTTAGTAATAATGATTCACGATATATGCCATCAAGTTTTGCTATTGAAATGCCTGAGATTAGGATTCGTATTAATCTTAGATCAACATGTAAGCGAAAATATGTTACTCATAAATAGAATTTTGTATAATTTTTGAATTTAAAATTTGATTTTTTTAATATATAAAATGAATAAATTACAAAAAGATCGCACATTATTTAATAATTTATGCAAATTATATGATAATATAGAACAAAAAATTCATGCTTATCACTCATATATTTTGAGAAATCCACTTAAATATGATGAAATTATACCATCAGAATCTGTAAATAATGAAATTATACCATCAGAATCTTTAAATAATGATTCAGATATATGTATTCCACTAATGTTTTGGTTCAATAGAGATCCAAGAGACGCCATTCCTTTGGGATATTTAGAGGGGTGTGATAAGCCAGTAATTGCATTAATTCCAATCGACGAGTACAATAATGGTTTAGTTACTCTAGATTATGATGAACCAGAGTTAATTAAATAATGTTTGTATTAATGGGAATTTAAACTTAAAATTTGATTTATTTTTAAGTAGTAAATCACCGATGGGAAATTGCCTCAAACCACGAGAGCCAGACTATTATGAAGAGTTTATTGCTATTACTACTGAACAATTATATAAAATTGTAGATTTAAATAAATCAGGTAAAACAGTACCAATGTATGTTAATTTCTATTATAATAATGGCAACAATGTTGGAGATAATTCTGGTAATGTATATGATTCAACAAAGACCAAAAATGTTCATTTATCACATAGAACTATACATGAGCATCTAAAAACAGGACATGCTAGGAAAAGGGGCTATCAAATGTATTTTACCGAATTACAAGCCAAAAATGTATATACTCTATATAATAAAACATTATTTGAGTTAAGCGGACCAAGTAATACCATCAAAGTTGGTATGTATAATTAAATTAATCAGTAATTTTTTGTACATTAAAGATCATTTTGATATAATAATTTCAAAAAAAAGTTAGTATTAGTTGTTTAAAATTGAAAATATTATTGATATTAATTATGTCAGAGTCTAAAAGCATTGAAATGAAAGATTTTAATAACCTGGCATTAAAATACCCTAGTCTTCCTATTAGAGACAATGAATCATATCCAATCTTAAATAAAACGCAAAGAGCAGTTTATATTTCTTGTTTAATCGAATCAATTTTGAGAAGTTTACCATCTTTTTTAGAAGAATTGAGGCAGTATGGATTAGGTTTTCGATTTAATAATGTTAATTATGAACACATTTTTATGGATGGGTTTTTAAAATATCAAAATCATAAAAATGCGACTTTCTTGATTGGGCGATTATCTTGGGCCAATTTATCTCTAAATTTTTATGAAGATTTGTTAATAGCTATTAAACTCAACAACTTTTATCCGAAAACGATGAAAGAAAATTGTATTTATGCATTATATTTAGGATTTTTATGGCGAACAGATTCAATCATTACACTAAAAGAACGCATATTTATGAGAAAACTTGGCGTATCAGATAAACTACGAAATAGAGAAGACAAAATGATGTTAAAACTTATTAAATATTGATATAAATAATACCATTAGAATATAAATTTGAAAATTATTTTTTATAATATTAAAATGGGAAATTGTGCGCATTGGATCAAAAGAAAAACAAGAGATCCTGATTATTATGTTTATTGCGTTGAAATGCCTATACATCAGGTTATTGATTTGGTTGATCTAAAAAAATCAGGTCATATAGTACCCAAGTTTACAAATTTTCAATATTATGATATCACAATTACTGGTATAGTTAGTTATGGTAAACGAACAAAAGTTAATAAATCTTTTCATCCTACTAAATACACAATATATGAACATCTAAGATTATTAAAACGTAGATCCCCAGGAGAGCGTATATGTTTTGAATTTAAACAACTTGAACACATTCACACTAAAGATGGAAAAACACTGTTTGATCAACAAATAAAGTCATTAAATCCAACACGGTTTCCTGTTTATAACTAAATTTTTCATAAAAAATTTGTTAAACATATATTTTTTAGTTGATAAAAGTATACAATGGATCAAAAAGATAACTCAAATTTTGTAACCAATTCGGTTGAAAGTGAATATTTTCTCAACAAACTTATCCCAGAATCATGGTCTAAACCAATAAAAATAACTACAAATGATGAAAAACTTATAACTTATATTGTGGATAATTGCGATTTTAAAGAGATTTCTGTTGAATATATTGGTGAAATATCTCCCGGCTTTTATTCAATACATATGCCTCAGCTGACAATTATTCCCAGAATTAATGCCCAAAATTGGGTGGAAAGTTTTGAAAATCTATCAACAATGACCGATTATGTTTACATAAATTGCGACATAAATGAAAATGCCCTTATGGATTATGCAAAAAATAGAGTTGATGGACAAATATATTGTGCCGAAGAAGATAATATTTTAGATGAAAATATAATTATTATTTAAAATATCTTGTTTAAAAATTGAATTTTTTTTAGATATAATAATGGATACTTATGTGCCAATTCCTAGTGCCCCTTATGAAGAATCTTTACATCCGTATGAAAAGGTTTTAATTAGGGAAAGTTCTAAAACATATGAGGCCGGTAGTTCGTTAAATCAAAAAACAATGCAAGATATCGGTGTTACCAAAAATGTTAAAACAAAACCTATTGATAATGCAGAAACTATTTTTGAACCTAAAAAACAGGATGGTTTTCGAAATGTTCAGATGAAGGGACATTAATTTTGTTGAATAGAGATCTAAAATTTGTTGGAAAATTCAAAAACAAAAAGCCCTTTTCAGGAATAAAGACTCAATAATTGCGATTTCAAAGTTCCCAATTGCGACGCTTTTGATGAAAAATATCATAGTTTTGACCAAATAAGTTATCATTTTTCGACAAAATTTACATATAATAATTATAAAAACTAATTTTTTATTTTGTTCAGTGGTATATAAAATTGAAAATTTGATTCAAATAATATTAACACCATGATTGTTCCTAATCAACCTAAATGCGTTATACCTAATCCAAAACAAATATCTTGTGATTATAATGGTAAATCCATAAAAGAACTGCTAAAAGGTAATAGCACAGATTCAATTAGTTTATACAAGAATATTACTGTTGATAATATCGAAAAATATAAAAACGAAATACAATGGTTTTATTTAACTATTTATAATAAAAATATATTAAATCCTGATGTAGCTAAAAGATTTGTAAAAAACATATATTGGAACACACTAATTGCAAGGAATGATTTTGATACAAGTTTATTGAATAAATGTGGACAATATATTAATTGGCATGATTGGGAAATTTATGATAATAATTGGATAACGGAAGCACATTTATGGGAAAATATTAGATATATACAAAAATCATTTGGGAGTGAAATATGGTATCCGATCAGTGAATATATGAATTTAAGTTCCAAATTTCTACAAAAGTTTACACAAAATATGGATTGGGAAGCTTTATTGAGCGGGCATAATGATAAAATAGAATGGACTGAACAAAAAATTATAGATAATATCGGAAGTATTAGGAAGTGTGAAATTGAATGTTATAGAGATAATCCTTATTTTGATTATCATAAATTTAGTGAACATTTTCTAAATAAATGCTATAAACTACTTCCTTGGACTAAGATTTTATCCCAAAATGATGGTAGAAAATTCAGTAAAAAATTTGTTAAAACCCACAGAAAATTCTTCAATGATAACAATTTATTACTCTTATTGAGACAATATAATTGGTTGTAGTTATAAAGAATCACTAATACGTTTGTTTATTTTTTCCATAGTTTTACCTTTTTTAACAGTAAATAACTTAATACGTTCTTGTATTACCTTTGTATTATAAAAACAAATAATTTTAGTAATTATTGAAATTAATTGACCAGAATGACCTATCGGATACCAAGGAACTGCTATTATGGTTATATCTTTATCAGTTTTATAGTGGTATATTTCCATATTATTGTTTATCAAAACGTTGTCAATTTTATATTTTTCCTCTTTCTTCTCTTTTCCCTTGTCTTTTATAAAATTAACATCACCAACAACATAAATACCAAAACAATTAATTTTAGTAGAATTTTTATCAATTGATTTATAAAAGTTTTCGATATCTTTAAAATAGGAAGACTTCGTATTTTTACCATATTTTCGTATGCGTAAATAAATATCATAATCTAATACAAAAGTTGCAAACTCGATTTTAAATGCGGTTAATTGGATATTATTTAAATATGTAAAACGAGTAAAGAATTTATTTAAATTTAGTTTAATTGATTTTTCATTAATATTAATTTTATCAACTTTGTAATCTACATCTCCATATTCATCTTTTTTAATTTTTATGAATTTGGGCAATTCAACTCCATTGTATGTAAAATGTACTATTAATTTTAAAACAATTGATAACTCTATACAGTTAAAATCACTTTTGGGTAAATGGAAAGCTATATTGTTGCCAATATATCTGATAGACATATCTGGTTCTAAATTAATAGTTTTACTGCCAATATTAACTATAATCCCAATATTTGGTGTAGATTTATCAGATAAATAAGGATAAAACCTTCTTAAATCAATATCAGAAATTGGGTTACTATCCCAATTTTTAACCTCAATAAGGATTTCTATATCCCAAATAGATACAAAAACATCGTAATTATCAAGTTTGTTATCTTTTGTACTAAGGTGTTGGTCACTTTTATTGGTGCAAATAAATTTTTTACAATCCTCAAATATTTTCTTTAGTTGCGATATTACTTGATCAACACCCCTTTTACCCTTCATTGCTGGAGATTCTGGTACATGTAAAAAAGCTGGAGTCGTTTTTGTTCGGATTATTTTAATATGTGGTTGTTTAGGCATTAATTCAGATTCCGAGGTTGATCTGGATAAAACAGTAATATTTTGTGTTTTAACAAATTTTATCCTATCCAATTTTTCTTCGGGTGAACTACACCTCATATCCTCTGATCTAACTGGAGATTCTGAGGGAGGAGGTTCACTAATTGCCAAATTATCAAATTCGTCAGTAAAAGATTGTTCTACTCTTGTTTTCTCATCAAACTCGGCAAGTAATTCTTGTATTTTTTCCATATTTTTGGTTATAAAATCAATGGATTTCCATTCTTTGGTTGTTAATTTTCGACGTTTTTCATAACAAAATTGTATTATTTCAGATAAACTTAGATCCTTTTCTGGCGGATTTTCACATTCTTTTCGAACAATGGTGATCAAATTGTTTATTATTTTTGAATCATCAGGTTCTATTGTTTTAATAAACTCAAAATTTTCTCTGGTTAATTTGAAAGTTTTTTCCATATTTTATGGTAAAATTCAACAAAGTGTGACTATATAATTATTGAATTTTCAATTTTTTTATACAAAAGTTATAATATTTGATACATAATCATATCAAAAAATTAAAAAAATATTCTGAATATATTATTATCATGTAGATATTTTATCATCGCAATATCGCCTGTTATATAACATTTTCGCAATTTATACCGAGTTATGTCCCTACATTTTGTGCCATAATTGTAAAGAAATTTGATGTTTATTTTCCATTTCCATACTAGTTTACTACAGTTTTTTATTATAATACTGCAGAAATCGCGGCAGAATAACATTATTTTATGACAAATTTTTTTAAAAACTTTTTAATTAGAAATATATTAACTATAAAAAAAATCAATTTTAGTTGTTTTAAAACTAGTTATTTTTGTTATATTTATGTAATTTTTGCATATTTTTTGACCCAATAATATGTAATAATTCATCATAAACCCAAACATTATTAAGTATCAATCGGATTGTTAGGCTATCCAAATGTCTAAAATTATATACTAAAAACTCGATTAGAATTGGGTAATATTTACCATATAATAAATATTTTGCACATTTGTATAAATCTCTTTTGTATTTTTTTGTAAGCACTTTTACTACCTCAATTTCAGTAATATTAGCATCTAATAATACTTTTGGTGGTACATAATTAACACAATAGATGTTGAATATGGTATAGTCATTGTCCAAAAGATATTTTATGATAAAGTTGTAGTTGAAACATAACAATTTATTTCTCATACATGCTTTTATGAAACTTAATTTATTAGTCTTTACTTTAAAGCTTTTATAAATTATGTCAAAACAAGTAAATTTCACTTCTTTATTAACATTTGATAGAAGAAAGCTTAATACAAAACTAGATAATCTCTTTGTGCAATGGTTGACCAGATAATGAATTGAGCTCTCAGTGATATAAAATTTTTTAATAAACATATTCAAGCAGTTTTTCCGATAATTAGTAACAATATTAATTATAATATTATCTACATGGTTATTAAGGAATTTTTCTATTCTATCAATTTTACGATTATTTTGTAAAATCTTTAATAATGCTTTAATAATAATGCTATTATGAAGCAAAATATCAATAGTGGAGTTGCAAAATATGTCAGTATCAATCAAGGTACGTTCCATAAACTCTCTCCAATACACTCTCATTGATAACTTATTAAACGTACAGGGGTTGCTACCTATGTAAATATAGTCACTTGCACTACAATCGTCCAAAAATATGTGCACTACTTGTTTTAATAACTCCAAATACTCGATATTTTTGTCAATAAATTTTGCATAATTATCCGATTTATAATCAGAAATACTAACAATAAGTTCGCTGCGAAGCCGTTTACACAAATCAACCTCCATGATTAACAAACAAAAAAATAATCAATTTTTATAACTAAATAAAAGTGAATTTGGTTTATGGGATTATGTGGTTAAATCCGGATTTATATGGGGTGAAATTAGTAATTGTAATACATTTGTGATCTTCTTTATTGGTATTTCGATATGTAATGGTTATTTAGAAGAAGAATATTGAGATTTGGTTTATGGAATTTGACTACCTATAAACATTTTTTTATACTGATATGAATGTTATGAACACAAAATATAGTGTAATATGCATTCTATCAAACACCTATATTGTGTTTTGGAAGTAAAATTTTTGATTCGCATTAATCCGGAAATTCAAGTGTTTACTTGAAGAAACATTTTGTGAAAATTACTTAAAATAGATGTTTGGTATAACAACTTTTAGTGAAAGTACATAATAATTACATAAAAAATACTCGATTTTGACGAATAGTTTATGACCCGAAAATGTTTAATAATTTAATAAAAAAATCATTATTTAATGCCTTACTAGATATGTTACCTTAAAATATATTGTATTATTTAATAAAACCCCTTTATTTTTTTGATACAAAATGTTGATCTCAAAATCAGAAAATTAAAATTTTATTTTTTTTTGTTTTTTTCAATAGTAAAAAGTAGTTCAATAAATCCCCTAATATAGTGTGTAATTCGTGTTTTATGGTTAAATGATTTATCAGATATATCATATATCGTTATATGTTGTAAAGGTTCGGAATACTTAAAAGGAACATTTTGCGATGATTTTATTACAGTTCCATCTCTAACTAAGATTTCGTTATTATAATCTTGATAATTAATGTTAAAATCTTTAACTATATGTTCTTTACCCCATTCAACTAATTTTAAACCTAAACCAGGTGGTATTTTATCAACAAATTTTAGATCATATGCAATTAATTCAACATTCACAATATCTCCTTCATTAAATTGAATGGGACCATATTTTACTTCACCATCATTTTTATCAATTTTTATTACTAGTGGAGTTCGTTTTTTTCCTGCAAAATTAGACATTTTCTATTTATTTTAGTAAATGGTTTGTTTCAATCAAAGTTTGGACTTATAATCACTTATAATTATATTTTTAATATAAATTCGCTTCTAATTTTGTTTTTATGTTATTTTTAGAAGAGTTAGCGAAGAAGATTTTTTCTATATAGAACTATACCGGGATATCCTTTACATAAAATACTCAAAAATCTGGTTTAATATACCAACTTTTAGTAAAAATTACTAATTATTACATAAAAAATACTCGATTTTGGCGAAAAGTTTATAACCCGAAAATATCGAATAATTTAATAAAAAAATCATTATTTAATGCCTTATTAGTGATGAGGCTCTATTATAAATGCGCTAGCGGACTCAAATATCGCCCACAGGACTCCTGCGAAATCCGGCTAGAGAGTAACTGTAATATCGGTATCTATTGTGACTGATTGACCATCAAATTTTATTCGAATACCTTTTACGAACTTACCGGCAGCAAATTCCCCATCAAACTCTAATTTAAGAGATTTCGAATCCAGATATTTTTTGCCTTTTCCATCAAAAAGTCCATTCTTAAACTCTCCATCATACTCTAAATTACGACTCATATAGTATTTTCTACCATTTCCATTAAATTTATTTTCACCAAAATGCCCTTTATACATTACAATTTTTTCAGGTAATTTAAAGTAATATTTACCTTTTCCAACCATAACACCATTCTTGTATTGTCCTTCATATTGTATAAATTTAGTTCCAGCGTAGTATTTTTTACCAATTCCATCGAATTTACCACACAAAAATTGGCCTTCATATATTGTGTTTTTAATATGATCGTATACTACCCCATGACCATCAAACACTCCTTTTTTAAATTCTCCCTCGTACAACGGATTCCCATTTCTATGAAACAGTTTTCCAGAACCAACTAAAAACCCATATGGCATAGATCCTTCACAAGTTCGAACTCCTAAAATGTAATAACTAGCCTTCGGATACTCTCCATAACAATAAATAACATTTTTGTTTATCACTGGAGACCCATCAGATATTTTAAACCAATTACCTCTATATGGTGATCCATAGCGAATTTCCCCGATAAATTTTACTCCTTCTTTGACATAAGATTGTACCTGGTTTTGCGACATTATATTATTTATCAAGTGTATTTTTCAATTTTTATTATAAATTTGGTTTAAAAAAAATGAATTTTATAAATTAAATTGTGATATCTTTAAAACTAATAATTTATTATAATTATTCTGGTATTTCTAAAAAGTCATCTATTTGATCATTAATATATTCACTAATATGTTTTATAAACTCTTCTTTAGTTTTAATATAATCTATTTTAATTTGGTTTTCGAGAAAATATCTAATACTTTTAGGACATTTATCCATAAAGTTATTATGACTACAACTGTACCAAACAAGATATTTTTTAATACAACTTTTAAGTTTTTCTTTAGGTTTTCTTACATTGTTGTTAACAAAACAACAAAGTTCATATATAGAACTATAAAATGGTTCAAAATATTTTATAATATATGGTTTAATTATAATATCTCTAATAAGATCAATATCATCTTCGGTTAAATTTAATTTTATAATTATTGGTTTATATGAGTTTAAAGTAAGGATGATAAATTCCACATTTTTAAGTTTTCCAGTCTTTTCATTGATATATTTTGGCTTGGCTTTTTTTGTTGGATCTAATTCTCCATTTGTTTTTTTATGATTATATAACATGAAATAATCTAAAATAAACAATAAATTCAATTGTTTTTTATTAATATTTGTATAATTTTGAGTAAAATAAACCATTTGGATAGTAGTCGAATTTGTAATAATAGCTTTAGTATTTTGAGAAATTAACTTAATAAATTTAAAATCTTTCTCATATTCAACAGCTAATTGATCCACAATATAAGGAATATACGTTAACGGTTGATATGCATTACAAGTATATCTGCTAGTTGGATCAACTTCAATTTTTTTAATCTGTTTTTGTAAATTTCTTGCTTTATTATGAAAATTACTTAATGATTTATTAGTAGTATATGATGATTTTCCACATAATAAGGGCGCACATAAGCAGTTGGGTCTAATATTTTTATCACTATAATATTGAATATAGTCATTAGTAATCCTATAAATTTCGGATATTTGTATTCTGTTTTTATAATCCATACTTATATTTGAAGAAGTCGACATGTAATGTAATATTATACACTCATAAGGACATAACTTAGGAAGTTCATTCATAGTGTCCTCAACAAATTTACGGATTTTATTAATTATTTCAATCATAATGGCTTGAATACACTCTAATTGAATTTTTGAAATATTATTTTTAAATGTAGTAAGAGGTATAGTTCTAGGAATCTTGTAGTTATTATCCTTAAATTTCAAATATTCGTCAACTTCTTCAAATATTTGAATTGATGTTTGTTTAGGATCACATAGATTTTTTAACTGTTGGTAATAAGAAAAGTTTTTTACACCATTTTTCGTGTCTTTTTTTATTCTCTCAATTATATATTTATTAATATAGTAATTAGAGAACCCTATTCTTGTTATATGATCCCCCCATTCAGTTACTCCACTATCTATTTTAGTGTCATCTTTGGATGAGTTTTTCATTCGCTTTACCAATTTATTAATCAAATTATTTTGTGTAATGAAATTTTTATCATTATTATCTATATTTTCAATTAAGTTATTTGAAATATGATTAGTATGTATATATTTTGAAATGCTAATAAAATCTTTATCAGAAGTCTTTATATCCTCGGTAACACCCTTATTAAAGATATTATCACTTTTTTTATCATAAATATACATAGAGCATTTAGCTCGAGTAGTAGCAACATATATAAGGGAGTTTTTAACCAAGGTTGATCCGTTAAATTTAGCTAAACTATGGTTATTAACACCTAAAACAAATACTACAGGTGCTCCATTACCTTTAGATGAGTGTATTGATAAAATTCTAGTTTTATTTTCAGATTTTTCTAAGTTTATAGGTTCTCCATTAGTAGACCTGTGTAAATAAACTGGATCATCATATTTTTCGTCTTGATCATGCCAAAACTTTTTTAATTTTGTTTCTAAATTTTCAGCAAAAGTATTACACTTCATAATTGGAAATATGAACATAAAATCCTTTGGTTCCCATTTATTTTCTTCCACTTCTTTAGCAACTATTGGAATAATATGTTTTATTTTTTGTAATGAATCCATATATTTATCATCCTCTATATCTATTAACTCAACATGGTATGTTCCCAAATTATGATTAATTCCACATTTACCCTCATCTGGACAAATACTATTAATTGCTGGTAGTCCATATAATGGAAACACATTTTTGAAATAATTGTTATTCCAATCCATTAATTCAGAGTTATGAAAACGTCTAACGCATGGAGTTTGTTTATTTATAACTAATTTAATATGATTATAATATTTATGTAAAAAGTGGTCTGGTTTACACATTTTTGGTAATTCAGTCATTAAATTAACATCATCCCAAATACTTTGGAGTAAATCACCTATGATATAACAATCCGCTTTTGTAGCTTTTACAATTGTTAAAATAGATTTACAATAGTGATCATTAAGATCTTGTGCTTCATCAATAATGATTAATCCTTCATTGTTTACACCTTTTCCGACATATTTAACCTTTCTCCCATCTTTATTTCTTGTTACATTTTCGCCAGATTCAATAATTGAATGTCGAATATTTTTAAACATATCATAATATTTCTTATTAATACCTAATTCATGTTTTTTACTACCAAAAGCGTATAAGAATGAGTCAATAGTAGCTATAATTATTGTTTTTACTTCACCATCATGCTCAAAAGTATAAATAAATTTGTTAGATTTTTCCTCATTAATTTGATTAAAATTTGTTAAAATTAGTTTTTCAGAGTTAATTTGATCATTTAATTCTTTATTAATTACTGATTTAGCTGAATGAACTTTTGTCAGATATACAAATAATGTCTTGTTAGCATAATTTTTATTTGTTAAACTCAACAATTGTATACTTTCGAATGTTTTTCCACACCCAGCCCCTCTTTGATTATACCATATTGTTGGTAAGTTTAATTTTTCATCTTCGGGTAATTTATCTATTAAGTTAGTAGATATTTCGGATTTATTATAGTTTTTAATAACATTAACAAATTGTTTTCTTGTACAAATATTTTCATTGCTAATTGTGATCGAATGAGTATCTTTATCTATTGTTTTAGGATCAATTTTATATAATTTATCACCGATGTTTAAGAATATAAAGAATTTAGGAATATTAATATCAAAATTTTTAAACATCCAAGATTTTTCTAAACATTTTATTTTTGTTTCATATTTATATGAATTCAAACTTATATGTAGTGGATCAATATAAACAACCCAAAATAATTTTTTGCCTAGTATATCAATATAATCTCTGGATCTAAGTCCAATATCTAAATTACTAATTGTACTGTATTGAAATTCAATAACTATATCATTTATATATACATCTGCTCTTCTTTCATTAGAGTTTGTACTAAAATTATAATTTTTTATAATAATTTCTTGGTATTTCTTATCAAACTCATTTTGCCAGTTAATATGCCAATCTGATAATTCACTAAAATGTATATTTATTTTTTTATGTTTGAAAAATAATTTAATTGCTTTTTCATTGTTATACTTAAAACATGGGATAATTTCATGATTATTTTCACATAAAAATCTATATTTATCTGATACAGAACGCTTTAATCGTTCAATATCATATATTATTTGTTTATTTTCAAAAGTACTAAATTTATATCGGTAATCATAATCTTTTCCATTTTTAAATAAATGTACTACATTATTGGGTTTATTTTTTTGACATTTAATCCAAGTTAATCTAGTATCCTGTTCAAATGTTGTATCGATTAATTTATCGAAATCATTTTTATCAATCTTTTTTTCTTCATTTAACCAAGAAATTGTTTTAATAGTATCTTTATTAATTTTTTGCTCTTTTTGTTTGGTTCCTGTTTTAAGTTCATTATTTATTTCTTTAAACTTATTTTGATCATAAATACCCAATATAAGTGTTTCATCATATATACTATGAATAAATTTCATACATTTTCCATTAAAATCGATATTTAAATAGTGGTTATTGCTGCATAATAAAGGTATTTTTTTATCATTAATATCATTATATAATTGTTTATTTTCAAAAATATCAGAACTATTTGCCATATACTTTTTATTATTTAAGTAATAGAATGCTCTATTTTGACAAATAATTTCATCAAAACACTGTTCACCCTCTTGAAGAACACTAACAATATACATATTATTGCTTGTATTAGTTATAATAACTTATTAAATTTTCATTTTTTTAAAATAATTCAAATAAATTAGTACATATATTAACTTAAAAAACATATAATAAATATATCAAAAAATAAAATTATACTTACAAAAACATTACCAATATTAAAACAAATATTATTTAACAACACTTTATTAACCTATTCATAAAACTAGATATATTAATAAATAGTTTAGTTTTTATGAATTTTAGTAATATTAAATTGCGGGGGTAATTTTTTTCCCATAATATTATCATAATGAATCTCCAGTATAGTTACTATAAAAAACATTTTATAAAAATTACTGAATAAGGTATTTTAGTACATTATTTTATTAAATTTCATTAATAATTTGTTGAAAAAGTGCAATTTTGGCGATTAACCTATGCCGGAGGAAAGGCTATCTAATTCAGGTCAAACCATACCAAATGAGCTTCTACCAACTCACTAAAGCATCCATAGGATGTCTACCGCACAAAATATATGTTCACAGACACTTTGTGTTCGACAGGCCTGAGTATGATTTTTTTAATGGTTAAAAAAAATAATTTTTAATTAACTTATTAATCATGAGTTAAGATTAGTGTAAATCTGCTAGTTTGGCTTGTAGAAAAGGGATTCAAATACATTGATGATATTCAACAGGCCTTTCCTAATGCTAGTCTTGTAATTAAATGACTACATAAACAAGAAGTGAACCTTAAAATAAAAAACTATGTATATTGTGACAGCCTTCTTGATAAGATGATTGAGCAAAAATTGCAATACAAAACACTTAAAAAGTATTTATTGATTTATTAGAAGAGGGTTAGTTGATTTTTTTTCTATTTCTGTTTATCATTTTTAGTACAAAAATATGATGATACATATACAATTCATTGAGTTTTTTTAATATGTTTGGTTGTTGAAGTAATCGACTTTTTTTGATTACTTTGCATAGTATATAATGATTTTATATCTTCTCTATATTTTTTATCCCTCATTTGAACATATTTTGCGATATTACCTAAATTCCATTTATTGAGTTTATTATAATGAAAGAATAAAAAACAATTTGCTGATTGGTCGAATTTTGTTAGCATTTGAAAATGAGTTCGTACATTCAATTTAGTACTAAGATTAACTTCTACAATTTCTTCTATTAATGGTTTTAAAGTCTCTATATTGATAATTACCTTATAATTAATATAATCAGGGGTTATTGTCCATAATTTATCCTGAAATTCCTTATCTTGTAGATGTATTAATTTAAATAAATTACACCCTCGTACACCTACATAAACCATTATATTATATTTATAATCTAAAAATTAAATTCATTTTTTATAATTTCAAATTAAATTCCACATAAATCTCAACATAATAACATTATTAATGATAAAAAATATTAAATGACTAATTCTATGTTTATTTTTTAAATATTAATTTAAGTTTTTCTGATGTATTATTATATAATGCCGTATATTAAGGTTTTTGTGCAAGATATACCAGAATTTATTTTTATTTACAGAAAAATATTACCAGAATATTTGAATAATATTAGGGGCATTTATGGAAATTTTAAAGTAGATCAGTATAGTTATAAATCTGGGAAAAAAATCTCCATTATAAGTAAATTTGAAACTTTTGAAAAATTCCCATTATCTGATCGCCCAATTGAAAGTTATTCTACGTTATGTGTATCCAAGAAAGATCGAAAATCGATATTTATATTAATACCTATTTCATATAATATTGATCAACAAAAGATAGAAATAGGTAAACATCATTATACTTCATTGTTTAATGACGTTATTTTTAATTTTAAATAAATGAAATATAATTTAATTATTATGCCATATATTAAAATTTATCTAAAAGATTTGGCGGAATTCGTATTTATTTATAGGAAAATACTGCCAAAAAATCTGGATGATATTGAATATTTAAGGTGTAATTTTGTTGTACGACGGTATAAAACTTCTAAAAAAATTATACATATTGCAGATTTATATGAAAAAAATAATCAAATTTTGGCATATCGCAGACCATTTTCGGATTATTTAAAACTTTCAATGTCAAAAGGACCCCATAATAAAGTATTTATTTTGCTTCAAATTAGATATGAAAACTCACAAATTCGGGTTGGTACATTAGTTTCGCACAAAAATAATACCATTTTTAATTTTAAAAATTACCCAAAATAAACAATTATTGTTTGAAATATTTACTGTATTCGGTTAGAAAATCTGCCCATAAAGTGCGAATTTTACTACTTTTCATAATATTTTTATGTGTTTTGTATGTGGAATTTTGCTGATAAATCCATTTTTTCATAGCTGCAATTTTCTTGTATGCGGAATGCATATTGGGTAATTCGCCATGTTTATCAATATAATTTTTAAGATTTTCCAATTTTTCTTGCCATTTTTCCTCATAAGTCATAAAATATTCAGCATATTCTTGAATAAATGTTTCCCAAATTTGACACAAATATCTGTTTATTAAAGCGTTTTTCTTCATTTTATAACACTTTCGTTGATTATGAATCCAACATGCAAATGATCTTTCTGACTTATCCTTTGAGTATTTAGATGGCATTTTCCTATTAATATCTAAATAAATTCGCACTTTTTCCAATTTTTCCAACCATGTTTGATCAATTCGAGTGAGAAATACACCCTCACTTGTAATAAATCTGTGCCGTTTAGTTGATTGGAAAGCGGATTTCCGACTTCTTTTTCCTAAATAACTCGACATTATTGAGTATAAAATATTCATTTTTTTTTATAAATTTATCAAGAAAAAAATGATTTTTTTTATAATAATATATAAATATGTCTAAACATCTTATTCAAGCGTGTAAATCCGGTGATTTAAAGGAAGTCCAAATATTGTATAAAAATAATGAATTTAATAAGGAAAATATGGACTTTGTTGTTTATACTGCAGCGTTATTCGGTCATTTACATATACTCAAATGGCTTCATAAACAAGGAATTAATATTATAAATCAGAAAGCAATGACTATTTCAACTTATACCGGGAAGACTGATATAGCATTGTATTTGAGATCACTTGGTGCTTCAAATGACAAATCTATGGACAAATTTCTTGATCAAATGATTGAGCAAAAAAATGAATATCAAATGTATAAAAAAGAATTTATGGATTTATTAGAAGAAGGTGAATCAGCTCCACACTTACCACAATTAAAACGCAATATGAGTCCGGCAGATATGAAAAAAATATTAACCAAAATGTTAAATATTTTAGTAGAAAAAAAGAGAAAAATTGCAAATCGACTCAAATAAATCAATATTTTTGTGTATGTTAAACCTATTTTTATCTATTTTTTAAAGATTTTTTCAAAGAATACAAACTCCTCTAGATGGTTTCATAAAAAAAAATAGATATTTTTATATTTTTTCTCCAATATTTTCATCAAATGAACTAGATTTTTCGATCAATTTATTATATTTGACACATCTTGTTCTTATTTTTCGAACAACAACTTTAAGCCTATCTAATTGATCATTTAGTTCATAAACATGGCTTGATGGCTCTTTTACATAAGGATATTTATGTTCTTCAGAATGCAACTTATTCAGTAGTTTAGTTTCTTTTTTGATGGCATCATAATATTTCTTGGTTTGGTTTTTATATTTCTTTTCTAGCAATTTGTGAATTCTTTTTATAATTTCAGATGGTACATATTTTTGAGGAAATCCTTGTTTATATAACCAATTAATTACATAATTTGTGTTAATTTTTACTGTTTTAGAGTTATATAACCAATATTTAATCGCGTAATGACCATTTTCGATCAACCATTTTTCCGGATCTGTTTGTACAATTGGTGGCGGTAATTCCGTTCCAAAATAATCTGTAACTTGTTTGTGAATAAGCATTTTTAAATGTTATTCGATAAAAAAATTCAATTTTAATATCACATTTTGCTCAATAATTCTGCAGCATATGAATAATATCCACTTTTTATCAGTGTTCTAATAATTTTGCATTTTGAAGTTTTATAATCAAATCCTTTGTCTATCATGAATTTTAGGACTTTAATACCATAACATTTAATTGCAATACAAATTGTGTTGATAGTGTAAGGCATAACATCAAAATTTTTGTTATACAGAAATTTAATTATATCCAAATGATCATGGTGTATCACATGGCTTAGTATCTCATTTATTTTAGATTGGTGAAGTTTAATTCCTCGACTCAATAAATATTTTACAATATTCACATAATTATATTTAATGGCTTGATAGATAGTATCATCAGTTACCTTAGCACCTTTACTTATTAGAAATTTTGCCATATCAATATTACCCCATGTACATGATCTTCTAAATGTATTATCAGCATTAATATCAAATCCATTACTTATAAGAAATTTTACCATATCTAGGGAATCAGTTCCTTTTTTCAGTAATTCATAACCAATTGAGATATCAGCGGTATTTATGTCAGCACCTTTACTTACTAGAAATTTAACTAAATGTAAATGATTATGTTCACTAGCCCATTTTAACGCACAATTAGTGATATTAACACCCTTTTCCATAAGATATTTCACAATTTCTAAATGGCCATACTTACTAGCTGTATCTATTGCGATACCATTCGTGATATCAGCACCATGTTCAACAAGAAATTTCACAAATTCTAAATCACCATGTTCACATGCATTATCAATTACTATGTTATCACAAGCATTAATATCAGCACCTTTATGGATTAGAAATTTTACTACATGTGTGTGATTATTGAAACTAGCTTCATAAATTGGTTGATTGCTATCAACAAATATATCTGCACCTCTATCGACTAGAAATTTCACAATTTTTAAAAAGCCACTATGACTAGCTAATACAATTGCAGCATTATTATTTATAGTTATATCATCCATTTTTTCCACAAGAAATTTAAACATTTCTCGATTTTTATTATCAGATGCACAAATTAATGGAAAATAAATATCCAAATTAAGATCTACTCCTTGCTCATTAACTAAATATTTAACCATATCAAAATGATTGTAATAACACGCAATAGTTAGTTCATAATCATAATTGTTATACCAGGTTTTACTTTTAGTCTCTTCATTAGTAACTTCACCTAATTCTTGTTTATATTGTGATGTTTTAATGACTTTATGTCCATTCCGTATAAACCATTTTAGTAGTTTTAAATCGCCTAAATAACAATATTTATTAACTAAAGATTTGTTAATTTCAACAAATTTTCCATATTTATCTAAGAATTTTGTAGTAAATTTCCAGGTATATAAAGTACAATTTTGTAGTAAAATTCCGCAAAAATCTTGGCAGAATAACATTATTAAGGATAAAAAAAATTCAATTTTTATTTATTAAATTGATAATTCAATGTCTATAATCTCACTTTTCGGATCATCTTCTTCATTAAACTTAACATCACAATTTTCTACTAATAAACCAGGTAAACCAAAAGAAATACCCATAATCATACATAGACCAATTAATCCAAAAACATGTAAAACTGATTGTTTATCCCAATCAGATGGTCTATGTGTGTTTCCGATATATGTTCTTATAAACTCATTATTATGATCATGTTTTTTCCAAATATAGCAGTCATAACTATCTTTTTGAATATATTTGAACCAATCTTTTACTTGTTTTTCTGTTGTCCAATCAAGGTATTCAATGTCTCTGGGAGGATAAAATAGTCTGGTTGTGTAATTTTTATAATTATTTTCATCGATGGGAATACGTGATGTTGTGATTGCATGACCGGAATAAACACCAAATCGATGCCGAATTACTTTGGTAATATTTGTTCCATAGCAGGTCCTGTATTCAGTATGTTTATAATCTTGTGTATCACCTTGCCTAATACCCATATAAGTAATAGCAGCAATTAGACCTAAAATAATGATAACATAAACACTAAAAAACACTTTGGTTTGTTTCTTATTCATGATTGATAATAATATTTTTTTCAATTTTATAACTTAAAAATTGAATTTCTAAACAGATATATCATGTCAGAGTGTCCTTATACCCAAATTGAGGTTTATAAACCTAGTGCGCCAGAAATGGCGGAATCTAAAAGAACTTATGAATCGATTGAAGAGGCCAGTATCAAACTTATACCCATTGTGCAAGAAATTTATGATGGTAAGTATAAAAATGGCAAATATCATGGCAAAGGAACACTAAAATACCCAGAATTGGGACTAAAATTCCACGGATATTTTGAAAACGGTAATAAATATGAAGGTGTATGGTACCGAAATGGGGTGCAACATAAGTCAAAATATGAATATGGAGGCAGCATTTGTATACTAACACGCGAGGGAAAAATCACATATAAAGGTGAATTATTATACGATTTACCTCATGGGAAAGGCACATATTACAAAGGTAAAACCCATTTTGTTGGGCATTTTGAGAACAAAAAATTTGTTAAAGGCGAAATTATTACTAACAAAAAAGTCACTCATACTGGAACTTTTGTTGATAATAAGCTTCATGGTGATGATTGTACGGAAATACTACCAAATGGCTATACATGCCAGGGAAAATTCGAAAACGGTGTATTTAAATCCGGAACTTATAATAACGGAAAAGAGTACTATGAGGGAAATTTTATCAAAAAAGATGGTGAAAATTCATATTTATGTCATGGCAATGGTTCCTTTCATACTATAAATTCATATTTTCCAAATAATGTTACATATGAAGGTGACTATGTAAAAGGTGAATTTCATGGAAAAGGTACATATAATAAAAGTGGTATTATCTGTACTGGAAAGTTTGTGAACAATAGTTTATACAAAGGTAAAATTGTTTGGAAAAAAATAACATTTATTGGAAAATTTAAAAAAATAATAAATAAAAGTTATAATTATTCAAATGCATATAATGTATTTTTGAATGATAGTAATGGGGTTATCATTGAAAATAAACGAGTATATATTGGCAATGTAGAGAAAGACGAAAAACACGGATATGGTGCTGAATACATTAACAAAAAACTAGTTAAATGCGGCCACTGGGAGAACGGAATTTTCGATGAAAATACTTCTAGACGAGGAACATATTATGATGGAGAATTCGCAGATGATATGTACACTCGACATGGCAAAGGAATTTTGTATAAAAACGGATCAGTATTAATGAAAGGTAAATGGGAAAATGGAGAGTTTGTTGAAGGCGAGCGGTTTGAACATGTATTTGATTCATTACACAAAAAAGAAGAGAAAAATAATACCAAAATGTATGATGAGAACAATACTATTTGTGGTTTTGGTAGGTTTTTTAATGATAAATTTAGTGGATTTCGATTCCTACATTTACTCGAACATACTCATGTTTTCTTCTTCTTGAATGGTGAATTTATCAAAGAAATGGAAGAAGATGAATTAATATTTAAAAGATTGGTTAAAGAAGATTTCGAAAGTTTAAAATTTTAATTTTTTTATCAAAAAAAAATACATCAACGTTTTCCATGCATATCTAATACAAAAAGCTCATATCCTTTATTCACAAAAACCCAGTTAGGGTCTGAAATCCTAATATGAGTTGTTATTTTAACGTTATCTTCCTTGGGTTTCTTAAAATATCCGATAATTGCGTTAAAAACCATAATTTCTACAATACGTTAGAGTCAAAAGTCTCAAGTATAATTAGTGTAATTTTATTCATTTTTTTTAAAATAAGTGCCCATATTGTATAATAAAATTCTCCCAAATAGCTCGAAATTTATGTTTCTTCATTATGCGGGAACTATATTTATAGTTTCTAAGTTGTGTATATATCCAATGCCCCAATCGACTAATATTTTTGTTTTTAGATCTTTGGCGAGGTTTTTTCCCATTTCGTACAATGTATTTTATAACCATATTGAGGGTTCTATGCCAACGTAATTCATTGTTTGGAAAATATTTATCATATTTATTTAAGAAATCTTCCCATATTTTCCTGATTTTATCATTAATCATTACACTATTGTATATTTTGTAATTCCTTTTCTGTGATTTAATCCAATTTCCCAATCGTTTAGTTGCAGAATCTCTTGAGTCTTCTGACGGTTTTTTATCATGTTTGTCGATGTATTTTTTAACCAAATCCAATTTATTTAGCCATTTTTTTTCTTTTAATGTTGTAATTTCAATATATTCTTCCCATATTTTTGGTAAATTATGTATTTGTTGGCTTGGATTATAGGTCTCATATTTTATTTGGTTTTCTTCATAATGTAATATATTATCCAATTCACACCATTCTGGTTGGAAATATAGTTTGCCACAAATGTCAAATAACATAGTATAATTAATAAAAAAATCATTTTTAAACATAAAATTTGTTTAAAGTTCTCAATATTTTGTAGTTTAAACTATATTTTTATATCAATTAAATGTAAATTTTCCAAATTTTATTTTGCGGATTTTAAGGTAATTGCACAGGCGAATATTTTACAAAAACATGTTGAATTCGCTCATTTTTATACCAACTTTTATTGAATTTTAATGAAAACCTATACAAAAACATGTGATTTTATACATAACATCTTATATTCAAAAACATCGATAATTTTATAAAAAACATAAAATATTACCAATAATTGACTCAAGATTTCAGTATATGTTACGCGGTTTCAATAAATATGGTCAACATTTACTCATATTATAAATCCGCAATTAACTAATTTTCAAAAAATATATTAAAGTACTTTTTAATCATATCAAATATTTTTGTACTTAAATACCATCGAAAACATTCTCATAGAGTACATATTTTGTCATTTTGGCTATATATGCTAAGAAATAATACTTTTTTATTTGAAAAAAATAAATTGTTTTTTTAAATTCATTATAAGAATTTGGTTTTAAAATACTCCTTAATTATTTTTAAGTTATGTAACTCTGTTTTATCTTGATTTTTTACTAATTTTTTATATTTTTTTTGGGTTTTGTTTTTTTTCAAAATTTAAATGAATACTTACCCAAAACTGTGATTTATTACTTAAATATACTCAAAAAATTGAATTAATATTTATTTTATTCACAATGAGTCAACTTAAATCGGAAAAAACCAATCAAGAAGCACTATATAATGCGGCTATGCGAGGAGATTTTGTTGCTGTCAAAAAATTGCATTCCCAAGGAGTGAATATTACTGGTCAAAAACCAATTTTTATAGCAGCTTTTAGAGGAAAAACAGATGTTGCAATGTATCTACGAGCTCATGGAGCATCAGCAGGAAACCCATTCGACCAAATTCTTGATAGAATGATTAAACAAAAAAAGAAGTTTAACTTAATTAAATCCGAATTTATTGATATGTTTGAAGAAGGGGTCCCAATTCCGCAATTACCCGAATTAAAACCAAATATGGGACCCGCAGATTATCATAATGTACTCGCCGAAATGACAATTATGTTAAACGAGAAAAAACTAAAAAACTGAGTTATTTTTTTTAAATTTATACTAATTTACTCGGTTATTTTGGCAAAAAATAGTTAGAAACAATTAAAAAACATTAAAAAATATCTAATTTACTCGGTTATTTTGGCAAAAAAAATGGTTAGAAACAATTAAAAAACATTAAAAAATATCTAATTTACTCGGTTATTTTGGCAAAAAAAATGGTTAGAAAATTCCCAAAACAATTATAAATTCCATACTCAATTTATGGTATAACGATTAACCAGAACTCCTCCGTGATATAAACGTGCGTTTCCATTCACCTTACCATTCTGAAATCGACCTTTAATAACAATACCGTTCTCATATAACTCGCCGATTCCATTAAAGTTTGAGTTTTGAAACTCACCACTGTACTGAAAATTATCATCATAAAACACTCCTTGACCATTGTATTCGCCGAATTTGAACTCTCCTTCATATTTTTTGTTTCCATTGATGTAGTATTCGATTCCAAATCCATGTTTTTTATCATTTTTATATGATCCTCTGTAATTTACAGTTCCATCCAGATTATAGGAGGTCAAATCATCTCCATAGATAGCACCATTTTTGAACATTCCACTGATTTGTTTTTGCTTAGAGTTATACCAGACAGTGCCTTTACCGTTAAATTCCCCATTTTTGAACTCTCCTTCATAGAAACTAGTTTCCAAAATATAATATTTTCCAAATCCGGAATACAAATTGTCCATGAACTCTCCAGAATAAATCAATTTACCTTCCAAATTATACTCCTTACCTTGACCACTACGTCTACCACAAACCCAATCACCTTCATATATTAAGACACCATTTCTATATTGTTTACCATATCCATGTGGCATATCATTTTTAACGTATCCTTCATATCTATCACCATTTCCCAGTATAATATCGCATTTAATTGAGATACATTTACCATTACTGTATTTGCATTCAAATTGCTTATCATTTTCAAGAAATATTATCATATATCCATCAGCACATCCATTTTTCCAGTTGCCAACATTTTTTTGCTTACCATTTCGATAAAACACAGCTCCTTTACCATCATATTTGCTATCTTTCCAATAGCCTCTATAAAGTTTTTTTCCATGAAAATATTCAGTACCGAACCCATTTTTAACGTTATCTTGCCAGTTTCCACGATATGTAATCATGCCATCTTTGTATTCAGTACCTTTACCATCCCGCGCAAACCACACAACATCACCCGAATACTTCAATTTCCTACTATTTGGGTCATAAATTTTGGCCTTTCCATCTTCAAAATATTCAAATAATTCATGAATTTTTTCCTCATTTAAGTGCCAAAATCCTTTCGAAGGTTGACCATTATGATCAAGAATACCCACAAATTTCGCATTAAATTCAGGCAAATTAAACATCATTTTGAATATATCGATATAATTAGCCTATATTTATTCAATTTTTTATATATTTTTTATAAAAAAAATAAATTTTATTTTTTAATAATTGGTTTAAGCAGTTCAGATGATTTATATAAACTATCAATGGTTTTTCTAAATCCGGGAGGATATTCTGGGCTATAGTACATTTCGTTTATTTTTTGTATTATATTTTCAAGATTTTTGCTTAATTTAATCGTCATTGTAACATCGATTCCATTCCATAAAATGACTCTTGTGCCATCTATATATTTACATTCTACACCTTTAACAAATTCATTATCTTTAAAAACACCATCAAACTCGACCTCTTGTTCTTTATTATCAAAATATTTTGTTCCTTTTCCATCAACTTTACCGTTTTTAAATTCTCCTTCGTATATTAATCCACCAGATTTATAATAACATTTACCTTTTCCATCAACATTATCATTTTTAAATTCTCCTTCGTATATTAATCCACCAGATTTATAATAACATTTACCTTTTCCATCAACATTATCATTTTTAAATTCTCCTTCGTATATTAATTCTCCAGATTTATAATATTTTTTACCCTTTCCTTCAAATTTACCGTTTTTAAATTCTCCTTCGTACATTAATCCACCAGATTTATAGTAATATTTACCTTTTCCATCAAATTTATCGTTTTTAAATTCTCCTTCGTACATTAATTCTCCAGATTTATAATACCATTTACCTTTTCCTTCAGAATTATCGTTTTTAAATGCTCCTTCGTACATTAATTCTCCAGATTTATAGTAATATTTACCTTTTCCTTCAAATTTATCGTTTTTAAATTCTCCTTCGTACATTAATTCTTCAGATTTATAATGATATTTTTTACTTTTTCCTTCCCATTTATTATTTTTAGTTTCTCTTTCATTTATTAATTCATCATATTTATCGAACCTTTTACACATTTTTGATATTTATTAACAGAAAAAATTCAATTTTAATGAAATTTATTTCATAAACTTTTGTAAACATTGAAAAAATATACCACTATATTCAAAATGTCCGGCCGAAAACGTACTAGATATGTTCAAAAATTTTGAGTTGATTTTCCAATTTGATATTATTTTTTTGCAATTTCGAATCAAAATTCCACATAAATCTTGACAGAACAACATTATTAAGGTAAAAAATATTCAATTTTAATTAATTATATCAACTTATATCCCCTTAAAAATATGAATTTACGTTCAGTTTCATATTGCATAATATGAAATTTTTCATCTTTAATTATGTTTTTTAACCTATCATTCGACCATCTTTTATTGGGTTCAAGAATTAGTATTTGACCTCCATTATTTAAAATTCTATATGCTTCTCGAATATATTCAATATAGTTGGAACCCCATAATGAAAGGCTAAAAACTGCTATATTAATCGACTTATCAGGTAAATTGGTGTTCTTAATATCTTGAGAGATAACAGTTTTATCGCATGATACATGGTCAAAATTAAGGAATGTCAAATTTGGTATTTTTGCAAAATATTTAGATAACTTTGCTTTTCCGCAACCTAAATCAGCAATTTTTATGTCTGTATTGGATGATAAAGTCTTCAAATAATCAATAATTGGTTGTTGTGGAATTTCGTCAAATAAGTTATTATTTTTCTCTGAAATAGTATGATAATCATACCATAATTGTTGATTTTCTGCAAATAATTTATGCAAATTAGTCGAATTCATTGTTTTATATTTTTGATGCAATTTAGATAATTCGGAGTAAATTATCGTTTTATCTGATTTTTCTTCTGTTTTAACTAAACCACCTTCCTTATTTTGTTTAATAATTTTTTTCCTTCTTTTACCAAAATATTCAGCATATTCTTGTTTAAAATTCTCCCATAATTCTCGAATTTCATCATTTTTCATAATTTTTGTTTGATTTTTATATTGTGTGTTTTGTTGTGAAATCCATTTCCCAAGGGTCTTTATTTCTTTATTTTTTGAGTGGTTACTAGGTAATTTCTTATTTTTATCTATATATTCTCGAACCGATTTGAGATTTTTGGTCCAAATTTCTTCTTTAGATTTAAAATATTCAGCATATTCTTGTTTAAAATTCTTCCATAAGATCCGAAATTTATCAACTGACATAATATATTTGTTTAATTTATAATTTTTATTTTGGCCTGAAATCCATGATCCTAGGGATTTTATTTCTTTATTTTTTGAATATTTGCTAGGTTTTTCCTTATTTTTATCTATATATTTTTTAACTGATTCGAGATTTTTGGTCCAAATTTCTTCATTAGATTTAAAATATTCAGCATATTCTTGTTTAAAATTCTCCCATAATTTCCGAAATTTATCATTTTTCATAATTTTTGTTTGTTTTTTATAATTTGTGTTTTGATGTGATATCCATTTTCCAAGAGATTTTGTTTCTTTATTTTTTGAGTGGTTACTAGGTAATTTCTTATTTTTATCGATATATTTTCGGACTAATTTGAGATTTTCACTCCAAATTTCTTCATTAGATTTAAAATATTCAGCATATTCTTGTTTAAAATTCTCCCATAATTTCCGAATTTCATCATTTTTCATAATTTTTGTTTGTTTTTTATATTGTGTGTTTTGTTGTGAAATCCATTTCCCAAGGGTCTTTATTTCTTTATTTTTTGAGTATTCGCTAGGTTTTTCCTTATTTTTATCTATATATTTTCGGACTAATTTGAGATTTTCACTCCAAATTTCTTCATTAGATTTAAAATATTCAGCATATTCTTGTTTAAAATTCTCCCATAATTTC